AAAACCTTGTGTTATCAAGTATTTAAAGCAAAACCAAAAAATCGAGAAAACTTGAATAAGTTGTTATATCTTGATATAAATTGGTATATTTTGATGTATTAATGGAGACAAAATGGAGACTCTTCAAAATGCGTGGAGACAAAATAATAAAGAACTAGAGACAAAGAATCTTTGCAAATCGTAAAAAAATAGGGTATACAGAAATTAATCTGTATACCCTATAATTATTTTATCCCTTATAGCCATAACCGACCATAGCGGTAGGAGAGTATGTAATCTGTATTGTACATGCCCTATTCACAATAATTCGATTTTTAACAATTTCATCATCAGATTGATAAGTATTAATCAGTCTTGGCAATAAAAAGTTGCAATCCTTACCTAATTGTCTACCAACCACACTGCTCGTTACAAGCTGTGATGCCCCATCAATAGTAATCACTTCGCCTATAATACAATTATCTACAGTAAACTGCCTGTCAAGAATTAGTAACCCATTCTCCTGATCTACATAATAGCTAGAAACAGTTAAATCACCAGCTTCTTTACAAGTAATGACATAATCAGCATGAATATATCCGAATTCATCACCACTTACTTCAAATTCTGTTTCTCGACTGCTATCAGATAAATCGCAATTAATCACTAAATTATCCTGTAATGCATATGGAGTATTAGCCGTAAATGTCAAATTAAACCCAATAATAACATCATTAAGCATAACCTGTTTCACGATGAATGTGCCAATCCAATATAAATTCTCAAATCCTGCACAATTAATTCTAAAGACTTTATTGCGCTGAGATAACCATTTTTGAATTTTTCTTACCTGATTAACTGTTAAATAATCAACATCAGTTTCGCATGGATTAAAGCAAATTGACAATGGAAGAGTGAATGGTTCATCATAAGTCGCAGAATATAAATTAAATACATTTGAGCCAGACGGTTTCTCTTGGTTTAATTTAATCTCTGTGCCAACTTCAACCGAGCCAGATGAACCGTCAAAATTACAGCAAATACAATTAAAATCCGCAAGTTGCTTCCCTGCAAAAGTAAAATCATTAACCTTCATTTGATTATTCACCTCCAATTATCTGTTTCAATTTTTCAATCTCTTTGTGTTGTTCCTGTATTAATTTAAGCATAGCCGGGACAATATACTGTTCGTTCCATGCATCAACTAGAACCTTACCAGATTCTTCATCTACATGCCAATCGGCTGCAATTTTGTAATTATCATATACATTTTCGGCAATCAGACCAATCATGTTCTTACGATAACGAATATCATCTATGTTGGTAAAGTAATCTTTTTTATATTTAAATTGTACCACATCAACATCATAAAGATGTTCTGGATTTAATTCTTCATCTAAGTCTGTTGTAATGCTATCTTTGAATCTTCGAGACGATGTCTTAGATGTCTTTGCAAGTACACCATTTCCATCAGACGAGATATATGCATTTGCTGCCAATGTGGTTTCTGCGTTTGTACATGATGGAATATATAGATGCCCTGGCGAATTAATTTGTACACTTAAAGGCATATATACCGTGCCATCTGTAAAAAACTGAATATAGTTTGTCCAACTATTGCCATCACCATTCATTATATAGAATGAGCTACCATCGTTTCTGAATCTAATATATGAACCACCACGTTCAAGTATTAATTGAGCAGTTGCTGAACCTAATGAATTACCATTAATAAGTAAAGGCACTTGAGTATTGTACTGCTTACCATAATCATTTCTATATGATTCTTGTAATGAGTTCCATGTATTTTGAGCCACATTGCCTATATATGTTTTCAGTGATTTACCCTGTGCTGCTGATAATGCAGAAGTAGTACTATCAGAATCACAAGAATTTTCAATAACAGTAACCGTATCTGTAAATTTTGCATCACTCGGTACTGATTTATTAATTGTAAAACCATTAAAGTCCGTACCTTTAATGCTACCTGTTGCCGTAATTGAACCTGCCGCCCATGTATTACCATTCCAATCAACTGTGAAAGCGTTTGATCTGTCTGTATCACTCGTTCCGTTTCCGATAATAAAAGCAGAAGATTTAATGTTCTGAATATTATCTTCTGTAAATGTAATTGATTTATTGAGATGGTGTTGATTGTACTTACCAATAACAGTCTGGTTGTGATTATCAGAATAAAGACCAGTGCCATAAACAAATGATGCAACGCCCTCTGATTCACATTCCAATCCACCACTAAAAGAATATCGTCCAACTGCAAGATTATAATGTCCAAGAATTGTAGACATATTTCCTCGGCTATATACGTCCCAAAAGTTAGTACTCTTTGATCGCCCAAAAGTCAATACAGTATTTTGAAATGTAATATTGTTTTTATAATTATTAATGTATGGTGAGTTTGATGTAACTGCACCGACATAAAAAAAATCGTCGTAATTACTTGTACCAAATGATGACGGTATTCGATATCTTAGGAGTATAGAAGAACTATCGTACCAACCATATGTATCATAAGATGGCGTATCAAGACTTTCATAATATATAGAAGAATTATCTAATAACTGAACGTAATATGACTCTGGTCTATCAATAGGAAGTATATTTGCATATCCTTTATGTATCATAGATAAGCGATCACAATCTAATTGAGTCCCGTATTTTCCATCAGAAAACAATAAATTACCAGTACCAGATAATAATGATAAATAAGTATTAGAATTCCCTAGCAAGATATTTTTGGTTGATAATAAAATCGAGTTATTCCAAGGGTTAGTTTTTATTAAATAATCGTTTAAATTATCATCTGTAATCTCTCCGTACCCTAATGCATTATCTGATATAGTAAATTGTCCAACTTTACCACTTGATGCATACATATTACCATTTTTAGTAACACCGAATTTAGAACCAGCTGTAAAGCACCAACCATTAATAGCATCCGAACCACCAATAGCTTTGTTATCTGTAGTTCCTGTTGACATCAATACTGATTTCTCTGTACCCCAAGTTCCATTACTGAGGTCATTTGTTCCAATTTTAAAACCACCGATAGTTCCTGAATTACTCACGATAGTACCATTTAAGTATACATTATCTGCATATAAACCATAACCAACGCAATCATAAGTACCACATTTTAATCCGTCAAGATACCCTAACCTCACACTTGGAACAGTATATATTGTGTCAGGATCAGAGCTTGATTTACTACCCCAAATATCAACATAAGGTGCAGAATTTGCATTACCTATAGCAGACATTCTAATGCCGACAGGGGAATATACATTCTCAGTAGTTGAACCAATCTTTTTACCATATCTCTGATAGAGCATTACACTAATATTACTGTAAGATACGCCATTTTTAGCCGTGGCAAAATGATTAGCAATAGAAGATTCGACAGTAAGTGTTAATGACATAGTATTTGCAGTTGTATTCAATTTAGCAGCCATAACACCACTACATCTAATATTTAATCCATCAATTTTACCTTGAAATTTAATTTTAGAATTTTGTGCCCAACGAACACCTTGAATAGAATCAGAAGTAATAGCTGTTTTGTCTAAAATAGAAACAGTAATAGTTGTAGCACTTGCTTTAGATACATTCACTGTTGCACCTGATTGTATATATATCGTAGGAGCGACACAGAATTCACCACCTAAGTCTTGAATGGTATTTAATTCATATTTAAATGCTTTCAGAGTATCATTAACCGTTACATTGGTTGCTGTGATATTATTAGCAGCGAGAGAGTTATTGATTGTGACTGGAACGGTAAACTTGGCAGAAGTTGTATTAAATAATATTTTATTACCATTTTCACCCAACTGAAATGCAGTGTCAGTTCTAATTATACTTTTGCCGAAAAATACACCATTTGCCAACCACGACCCTGCATATCCATCATTTATACCTAACCAACTATTACCATAATCCCTTATAACCACCTTACCATTAACTGATATCTTACCATTCGCCTGTGAATTACCAACATTCAACGTACCTGTAGTAGTATTTCCATTAACAGTCAACGCACTCGTTGTTATGCTAGTAGCAGTTACATCAGTAACATCCAATGTCTTTACGACCAATGAATCGCTGATATTTATATCCTCACAAAAAAGCTTGCCAAGTAATCTACTCGATCCCATGACAAGCAAATTTCCTAATTGTGCCAAGTAAAATCACCCCTTTCTAAAGAGAGCAATTTACTTGCCCTCCACAACTGTATCTTCTTTAACTTCTTCATCTTTCTGAACCTTGTCCATAAACGAAAGCATATCAATATCACGGATATTTAATTTGCAATCATCTGGAAGAGTATCATATACTGCATCCATATCGAATACAGCAAGTGTCACTTCAGTTCTATCATTCAATACTTCATCCAATTTCTTCTGACATTCAGCCGCTTCAGCCTGATATTCCTCTGCAAATTCTTTCTTAATTTCAATCTGCTTTACTCCATTTACTTCAACTTCCTCAGTTTTGCCAGCTTCGATGTATTTATTTCCTAACGACTGTACTAATTCGTTTCTTATTTCTATTAAACTTTGAGCAGTCTTATTTACTTCCTGCATATTTGTACGAAGTGCTAACTGTACCCTAAACGGCAGAACATTAAACTTTTCTTTGTCTTCCTGTCTACTCTGTGCATACCATTCTGCAATATTTACTAGCTCAATATTATAAAATCCTTTTGTTTCAATCTTCTTATTAAATGACATAATAAATTCTCCTTTTCTTTCAACTAAATTTTTAACTTAAGGCATATAACAGCCCATTAACTTATTTCTCATACGGTCTGAATATATGTCCGAACACGACATAGTAAGGTTTATTCTCATCATGAAGCACTTTATATTCAAACCAGTCCAATATAAAAATTGATATACATACAATCACAAACCAAGCACAACAGAAGAGGACATTAAGTTGATTCTGTGCAAATGTTCCCCAAAGTCCTCTATAGTCCCATATGGTAAAATCTTGATTGAATGTAATACCAAATAAATATTCCAACATGATAGAAGTTAAACCACCAAATAATACTTGCCATGCTAAATCCATATCATATGTGAACATATTGTTGTACTGTGAAATGATAATTCCAACAATAAAAGCGAGCATGAACATCGTCCAATGTGTCCAACCTCGCCATAAAATTTCTAAACCACAATATATAAAACCAGATACCATACCAATGCTAGTTAGCTGTAGTATCTTCTGTAGTAGTTTCTGTATTTTCGCCATCTGAATCACCACTTTCTGATGTAGATGTGTCTGTATCAGGTGTATTATCTGAGCCATCTGTACTTCCTGAACCACCCATAAATCCAGCAATAAGCCCCTGTATAATCTCAAGAGTATTAGCTATAATCTCGTTATACTGTGCCTGATATGATTCATTAAGAGGTGTGTCATATGTATAAGACATAATTGTATCTCTATCTGTCTCTTCGTCTAACTGTACACGAAGCAGATTACATTTAGTAGTTTCCTGAGTAATCTTTAACTGCATCTGAAGATAGAGTGATATAATTACTTTAGCAGGAAACATACGACATTCGTTACCATTTGAGTGATACGGCAAATATGCAACTGCTGGATTCTGCATCGCAGTCAAACAGAGAGAAGAGATATTGTTCTGATCATGTTGTTCAAGACTGAATGTTTCTGTACCACGATCTGTTTCTATTTGTATACCATTTGATATTTCTGTCGTACAGGTATTATTAAGAATACCTTTTTTATATGTCTTAATTTCCTCGTCAGACATTGTATTAAAATCTATAACAGGACTAACAATATCCTGTAAACTCTGAACTTGTTCAGCGAGATTACTCTTTGTTAGTCTAACCGCCAAGCAATCTACAAATTGATTCACATCTTCATTATACTGTGCGCCACAGTCTGTAATGTCAGAGTATGTATCGTATATTTCATATAAGCCAACAGATACATCATTCTGGAACACCTGTATAGCTGTTATTTTCTTGAAATTCTCTTTAACTCCATGTAAGTAATCTGTTTGTAGATAGAGTACAGGATCATTGGCAAAATCCTGTGCCGAAAACTTTACAAGAGTATAAGTTTCTTTGTTATTAACTAGAACGTAACTTCGCATTTAACGCTCCTTTCTACATAATAAAAGAGCCTACAGAAGTAGACTCTATGTGTGTTAATTATTCTATTTTAAATTTCCCATATTTCGTTACAAACGACAAAATCATTCGCAATTCTGATTTTAATGTTATCGTTGATTGCGTATTTTAATAGATTCTCATCTTCAACAACCGCATCTGTTTCATATATTTCAGTAGTAATTAGATTTCCTTGCTTAGTTATATTACTCATTCTGCAATCACCTCGCCAGCTAACATTAAATTCCCATTATTATCGACCGAAGCAGAGGATTGATATAATTCAAGAATATTAGAATCAGAAAGGGCAGTAGCATAGATGCGGAAATCAGAAAGTTGCCCATTAAGATAATTTGAAATACCATCTCCACCTTGAGAGGATGCACCAATTGTACCTACGTTTGAAATTAATTTCATATCTCCAACCGTATTTACCGTTTGTTTTAATATTCCATTAACATACAATTTTTTACAGGATGACAATCTAGTTACAACTACATGTGTCCATGCGTTTGCTGATATTGTATAGTCTGAAAAAGTAAACTGTGCATTATCGTCAAACCTAATCTTATTGCCAATTTTAAATAAAGCAATTCCATTTCCAACGGCAGTTCTCATAGTGCATATAGTTGAATTACCAGTTGTGTCATCAAATTTTACCCAACAAGATATTGTAAAATCTGTTGAAGAAGATGTTATAGGATTTTGGAATTTTAAATATTGATTGTTTCCATTAAACACATAACTACCCTTATATCTAGGCGTATCACTTGACCAAGTAGGACATGTAGAATCTGTTACGCTACCATTATTACAATAACCACTTGTATCATAAATTACGTTGTCATAAAAAGAAGCGTCATCTTCAGGAGCAGGTGTCCAAGGCGTAGTAGTAGAAGATTTTTCTAACTTGACGTTTTTAATTCGTGCCGTAAAACTTGCTTCTACATCTGCGTTTGAATTATAAAAAGCTATAATTGCTTGTTGCTTAACATTTGAAGATGCTGGATCTGGTATTGTCACTGTTTGCTTTACATGATACCATTTATTTAATTTACAACCATTTTGTCCAATTACAGGTAAATTATGTTGAGTAACTTTACTCCAAGTTCCAGTTGCTGTTTCTCCGCTTGGGGCAATTGTATATCTTTGTCCCATCCAAAATTCTGCCCTATTAGAACCTGTAGGAAAATTCCAAACAGTATACATTATGTCATACGACCATGTATATTTTTCTCCAACATCATATTCTCTACATCCATATACAAATCCATCATTCAGATTAATACTTGGATAAGTCTTTTTTGATTTGAGAGTGAATTCTGCATATTCATCTGTAACAGTAGGAAAATTTTTAAAGAAACCAGCTTTTACGTTGCCTTTACCATTTTTGATAAGATTCCTCCCACCAATCTTTCCATCAATTTCTCCGAGAGGGTAGTGGCAGACTAATCCTTTTGATATTTCTTTGACTTGACGTGGAGATAAACATGTATTATAAATGCGGAAATCGTTTAATTTTCTATAAGCATTTTGCCAAACAACCCTTGTCTGATATTCAAAAGATGATGAATTACTTACGCTACTATATGTATATTTTTTGATACCATTAATATAAACTGTCATAGTTGGATTATGATATGTTATGGCAACATGTGTCCATTGATAAGATGGCAATACTCCCTTGTAAATTGGAGTCATCATAAATGCGTTTGCAGCATCATTCATCCAACTTAAATGTAAATCATTACATGTAGGATATTGAAAAATAGAAAACTTCCGATTATTAAATTCTACATTAGTATTAATATTTCCAAATATTGTGCCACCTTTTGACCCTTCTTCTGCATTTACGTATATCCAAAAACAAATTGTCAATGCTTGGTTATTTAAAATTTTAGATGTCATTGTAGCACTCATATCAAACTGCCCTTGTTCAAGACATTTTCCTAACTTACCATCATTAGAAAATGTTGGGTCAATACTGGTAATAAATTCATCATTAATCAATCCTTGATTTTTCGTTGTCCCATCTGTGAATGGCAACCATAAACATAGCAATCTATCACACTCCTTTCTCTAAAAATAAGAGAGTAGTACCGAACCTACTCTCCATAATATACTATATATGCCTATGCAAAAACGAAGTTTAAGCACTGTAATTCGGCGTTATACTCTAATGTAACGGCATCTCCAATCATTGTCTTATCTGCGCTTATTTGCCCCTCAGAAGCGATTCCTCCCTTTACTTTCAGTGCGCCAGTGGTCTTACTGGTCGAAGCTGTGGCAGATGAAATCGTTGTTGCCTTCGAGAAGGTTTTTGATCCTGATATAGTCTGTGTTGTATCTATTGTGACATATTTAGATGTAATTACATTGCCTGCACCATCTTGGGTTGCTTTAGTGGCTGAAGCTACTGATTGAGAACCAATATTTGCAGATGTAATTATAATATTACCATTATGAGTAAATCTATTTGAGCTTGTTGTGGTAAAATTAATACCCCAATAATTAGATATATTTAACCAGTTATACCCATCATCAGCTCTATATGTACCAAGTCCGTACCAACTACAGCCTGTAGAATTGACACTAGTAGCCGAAGAAGTCCATCTGAGAACTTGAGCCGCAGATGATGAGATGATTGTACCAGTCATACTTCCACCAGTAAGAGGAAGATATGTTGAACTAATCACATTACCATTACCGTCTTGAGTAGCTTTAGTAGCAGAATCAGCAGATGTAGCCTTAGTTGCGGTAGCAGCATTACCTGTTATACTAATTCCCCATGTACCACTAGCTCCTGTACCATCTTTTTGAGGAACATAATCAGTGTAATTATTACTTGATAAAACGGTCTTCCATGAACCATATACACCTGCTTTTTGACCACGCATTTGTAATTCTGGATTATCACTAGCAGACATAAACAACTGACCATCATACCCTGCTGTATTATCCCAATAGAAATGTAAAATATGTCCATCAGATTTTGGCTTATTTGCAGTCATTAAATTTGTTGCTTTAAATGTAGCTAATCCACCACTACCTGTACCAGCAACATTTGCATCTGTAGGACGACTACTGAATAAATTAGCTAACAAATTAGCCTTTAAAGCATTGCCACCAACACTATCACTTAGAGCATACTTCGTACTTGAACTCAATGCATCAGTAATACCATAACCACTTAGCGTAGTAGGATTTGTACCAGCCGTTACATGACCATAAGTGTCAACAGTAACAGATTTATATGTACCAGCTTTCACACCACTTACATTGTGTGTAATCGTAACTGTCTTATCATCACCTACTGTAGCAACTAATGCACCACTTGCAGTTACACCTGAGAAGTCGATTGTACCACCGCTAGAAACCTTGATAGAATCCAGTTTACTACGTTCCTTTTCGGTCATAAGACCAAGACCAGTTGAACCTATTGCGGTCTGAAGATTAGCCTTTGTAATAGTAATCGCATTGCTTACACATGAATAATCCGTACCAGCAAGAATCACCTTTGAAGCATAATTATGTGTATGACTTGATGAAGACGCTCCAATATCAGCAAGAGAGAATGATATATCTGCCGTTCCATCAAATGACTTCTTAGCTGAACCAATTGTAATATTTCTAGCAGTCGTCAACTTACTTGCCGATAAAACATTCTTGGTTGAGTCAGCCGTATTATCTACATTGCTAAGACCAACTTTAGATTTTGACAATGCAGGAATATCAGCCTCAACGAGTGTTCTAAATGTTGCCTTTCCATCTGATCCATTGGGAGCTGCAAGTACAGTATTTTTTGTTCGAGTGCCTTGAGCACTATAGACATAAGTTTCCCAATCAGATATATTAGCCATAGTATGTGTGTGTGCAGATGGTGCAAATGTACTTGGTTTATCGGTGACTCCACTCCAAGGAACATTAGATGCAGTTCCTTTTAAGTTACCAATCAAACCATTGGCGAACCTAGCTGCACCACTAACAAGAAGTGTTCCTGCTGTAAGATCATCTACATCAACCGAGCCATCAAATGACACATTCTGACTAACAGAATCAAAATCTTTTCTAAGGTATGTGTCTGAGATTATATTGCCGTTTCCATCCTGAGTTGCCTTTATTGCACTTGCTACATTAAGAGTCGATGGATTTACCCATGATGGGGCAGAAGTACCTCCACTTTGTAATATATAACCAGCAGTTCCAAGAGATAACTGCGACAATGTACCGCTTGCACTTGCATATATAATACCATTAGCAGTCCAAGATGATTTACCAGTACCGCCATAAGCAACGCCCATAGTTCCAATTGTCAAATCAGCCGAGCCATTCCATGACTTACCATTGATACTTAATGTATGAGTGAGCTGGTTAGCCTTACTAGCTGTAGCAGTAAGAGTGCCGCTAACCGTTAAATTACCTGTAACTGTACCTCCTGTAAGTGGAAGATATGTACTACCTACAGCATCCTTACGAGCATATTTATCTGAAAGCTTTGTACCATTTTCATAAATAGTACCATCTTTGTCTACCTTGAATAGATATTCCCAAGTAGACTGAGAAGAAGACGGATCTTTAACTCTACGAATATACAAGAATTTATTATCCCATTCGTTCTTAGAACCGAAGATAGGTTCAACCATACCCATATCATAGTATTTCTGTGTCTCTTTATCGAAGACATAGTTACCACCATTGATGGTTGTCCATCCCGATTGAATACCGAGACTACCATCTTGAGACATAAGATACCAATGACCAGCCGTAAGAGCAGCGTTGCCCTTAGAAATCAATGCACTATATTCTACACTGTTCACAAGTGCATCATCTTTGTTCCTGATATTATCAAACTCAGCAGAGCCAATATACCAGTTATTATTGGCATCCCCAAAGTAACCTGCATCAGCATTGACTGTACCTTGATAAAAGGCATTGCCAACTGAATCTAAATAGAATCCAGGTGTGTGAATTTCTCCATTAGACAAATCAAGAAACGTACCAAGTGAACTATATGTTCCATCGTTACCAGCTACATAATTGTTTGACTTTAAGGCATCTGTTTTAAGTTTTCCACCTTCAATAATCGTTGCTGAACCATCAGGAGATTTAATCGTGAACTGCTTTGTGATTGCTGTAACAGCAGAATCTGTAAGAGTAAGAGAAGTAGAAGATGAGCCTGATTTTACAAGCCATAAGAACTGATCTAAGGACTGTTGAGCCTTTGTTTCGGCTTCTTTTGCAGTTGTATTAGCTGAAGTAGCAGTGGTCAATGCATTAGACGCATTTGTATTAGCTGTATTAGCCTGTTTTCTTGCGACAGTAGAAATAGAAAGAGCACTATTTAATCCATTAGATACGATAGGGGTAGTTGTCTCTTGTGTATTGTCGTCATAAATAACAAGTGTTCTTGTCCATATATATTTTCCCTCATACCATTCTGGTTCTTTATCCGACCAACCTTCATTTGGTTGTAAAACGTTGCTATCAGAAATGGCATACTGAGGAGTAATAGATTTTACACCTTTACCCTTTACACCATTTTCACCTGGTTTACCATCTTGACCATTAGCACCTGATATACAAATAGCTTTTGCTGTTTGAGAATTATCTGTTCTGTCCTTGTAGTATGTAATAACTTTCTGCCACACATATTTTCCGCTTATCCATGTAACACTATTTGTTGTCCATTCGCCACCAACTAATTCTGTAGCAGAATCAGATTGGTAGAAATAGGTTGTTACATGATCCACACCTTTTTCGGCAAGTTCACGAATTTCATTAGTTTCAACCTTTAAATCTTCTGTAGCTTTGTTTGCTTTATCAGCAGATGCTTGTGCTTGATTGGCTGATTCCTGTGCTTTGTCGGCTGCTTGTTGAGCAAGTGCTACTAACTTTTGAGCTGTATCAAGGTCAATAATAACCTCTGATATGGTCTTTCCATCAGAGCCAACTTCTGTGCCTTTAATCTTCAGATATCCACCATCAATCGTAAGTCCAGTTTCGTCTATAACAATAGATTTGTCTTCATTGTAGATTTGAAGTTCCTTACCTATTATAAGATTACCAACTACAGTCTTAGCGATGATGCCGTAATCTTCAACAAGATTACCGTTGATATCAGTATATGTAAAGCGTCCAACGCCTGTTTCAATTGTCTCCCAACCATCTTTAGTGAGATATAGTCCGTTGTTTACAATCTTTAACTGCTTTAACGAGAACTCATTATACACATCATCCCAAGATCGAGCTAATAAACCATTTTTGGTAAGTGTTACTGTTTGCTCTTTAGAATTACTGAATGATATATTATCACCAAGTAATCCATTATTTGTCCAATCTGAAACTGTTTTTGTCGTACCTTTTGACTTATCTACTTGATCTTTAACAGAAGAATAAGATGTAGACATAGATTTTGCTGACTGTAATACAGACGGTACATCTGAATAACCAGAATAGATTTTTTCTACAGTAGAAAATTCTACAGGTATTTCTGACAGATTATCATAATCAACCTGATAAGAGAGCAGACGAAGCGAGTATACCTTCTCGTCAATTCCGACTTTGATAAAATTACCAACTTCAAATTTATCTACAACTGGTTTGAATTCTGGCAGAGCAAGTAGATTACCCATTGTTGTGTTAATGGAATACTGTAAATTACCTGCTTTATATAACTCTCTCTGTGCTGCTTTAAATAATTCTGTGGCTCTCTTGATAAGTTCCGTATTATTTAATCCAGTAGAAGAGTAGTTTGAATTATTATAATCATCTTCACGCCGATAAGAATAGAATAAATTCCATAAGTCAGTGCCAAGATATTTCTGTAAATCTAACTCTTTTTGGATTGATTGTTTCAAAGTTTGCAGAGCACCAGTTGACTTGACTGGATCAAATATAGCTTTAACACTATTTAATTCGCTAGTTCTTGTTTTGATCTCATTATTGATCCACGTTAATCTGTTTGCGTAGAATTTTTGATACATCTTTTTAAGCTCGCTGTTATTATATTGTACATCTACAGAATCTTCTGTAAATCCATTTGTTACTATATCTTGGCAAGCTTGGAATTCTGTATACATATTAGTAAGCTCAGTCAATGAATAATATGTCAATTCCTTTTTAAAATCTGTATCTGATAAATCAAAACTTGTAATCTGCTTATCTTTTAGCTTCTTTGATTCAGCAGTCATACGCTTAATTTTTTGCTCAATATACTTCTCGTTATTTTCTAATACTGTACAAGTTACATCAACAGATCCTGTTAAATATTCTTCATTTTCATCTTGTTGAGTTAAACTGGTAATCGTAACAGTACAAGAATAAGTCTTAGTTTTTGTGGATGAGTCATAGTCAGATAATGATTTTGTTTCCACTGATATATTATAATATGCTGTGCTACAAAATACCTGACATAATTTCTCTAATGTGTTTCTAACAACACTAGACGAAATTGAAGATACCTTCGTGACCGCAACTCCACCCAATGCTTTGATACCATTTTTTATTGATGTTAAACTATCCTGAACCCCTAGTCCATTTATATCAATTACTGGCATCATACTATCATTAATGTAGTAATATAAATCAGTAGCATCATACCGAGCAGTGATGAGAGATGAATAACCCACAAGAGGGTTGGTCAATTTGTTAAAAGTGACTTTATCTTTATCATCATCTGAAACATTAGCAAATTTCTTGGTTACGGAAGTAACGACATTATTGTAGTTTGTAACTTTCGTAGAATCCAAAGCCATTTTTCTTGTTGTCTGAATTTCGTTAAACAGTGTATCATATGACTTTAATTTATTTTTGAGATTGTCAGGCATATCTGATAAAACATCGTCAGAAAAGTAATAAATATACTGTGATCCGTTTGGATTAATATTACGAATAGTAGCATTCATTAAATCATCTGCACCAGTCACATAAAAGCAGTTCTTTAATGAATCTTGATTGGACTCTAAAGAAATACTTTTCGTCAAGTTGGCACTATTGATTAATACATTGGTATCTTCTCCGTATTTATTAATTACTTTTGTTGATCCGCACTCAGGACATGTATCAAGAAAATCGCCTCTGTATTTACATGCAGTACATGTGCTATATAAATCATATACTGAAATAGTTCTTTGTTCAGAATTAAAAGAGAATAAACAATGATACGCTTCGGCAATATCGTTTTTTAGTGCCGATAAGGTATCTGTTCCATCAAATGTGAATTCGTGTACTGCTGATAGTTCTCTAAGAGTAGAATCCACATGAGCAATTGAATAATGTGGTGCTTTTTCTAATACACGATGCAGAAGAGAAGCATGGGTAAGAATATATTTCTTTCTGGCAATTACAGAAGCAGTTGTTGGATATGCTGTTTTATCTTTAAGATAATCATATTTTGACTTCGCCCATATTTTTAAATTATCTTCTGAATCATAGTCATCAGGATCTCGATATAATACAGTCGGAAAATTTTCATCGTATAAATCATTTGTCATGTCTGTTTCCGTATTAATCTGTACTCCATGTAGATTAATATTCGATAATTCAGACTCACACAACGCTGTACCTGTAATTGACTTGGATAGGTCATCAGAATCTTCCTCATTTACTGTCACTGCAATTTCAAATCGTTCTTTTAATTCAGGTATATATATAAGTTTAAAATCCACCAACTGATCCCATAGTGGATGTTTTATTCCATTGTTAAATTTATGTACTTTAAATGATATTTCATTCGCATCATTAAAGTTGTTTTTATATGTGTAACCAGAGACATTAGTAATTCCTCCATTACCGATTGTTTCAAAATTCTTATGCTGCAATAGAAGAGTAGGAGTCTCTATTATATTCTGTGTGTTAAATAACACTTTAGCCATTTACTCATGCCTCCTTGTTATATTTCTAATTCTTATCTATTTCTTGATTCATCTGTTTGTGATATTCATTGATATCGATCTGTAATTCATTTATCATATGTTCATAATCAGCTTTAAGCTGTTTACATTCATCTAGTAATTCCTCATATTCTTCTTTGGCTATGAGCGTATCTTCAATTTGTGTTGCAAGTTTTCGCACATTATTTTCTCGTATGTACTTGCTCAATGCTTCATTTTCTTCCTTTAATTTTTCAATTTTTCTTGTCTTTGAAGATTTATATTTCAAAAATGTTTACCTCCGATTTCATATCTGTTGACCATAAAAAGCATAATAAAAGAGAGGAATTATGATATTCCTCCCTGTTACTATGCCGATATTCAATTTTTAGTATTTCCGTATTCCGAGAGAGTTGTGGTTTGATGATAAAGATCCTACTGTGGTATCTTTAATCATATTACGAACTCCACCCGTATTATTTTTAATAGCGTCCTTCATAGAACTAGCAAACTGCTGTGGATTCTGTACTCCCTCTAAGTTTACATCACCAATAGTGATATTGATGTCATTATCCGTCCGATTCGTAACAGGCATATTTGGCATTCTAAATGCATTGCCAGTATACATATTACTAAACATCATAGGGTTCTTTGCAAAATCCATAAGCGTCTTAGCCTGTTCAGCAGTGAATATCATATCATTCTGACCAACAGATTTCAGTACACCTTTCGATATATCATACTGTAACTCTGTGCCATCTTCACCGAGATTAGCAATCATATCATAAGGAATTCCCTCTGAACCACGTCTGAATCCTTTAATACCAGATTTGTGAAGTGTCTGCCAAAAAGCAGAAGTAGCTTTATTTGAGAATGCGTAACCAGTCAAGTTGGCAAGCTGTTGTAATGCCTCCCTAGACAAAATCTTACCATTACTCTTAGTGCCATATTTCTTCCAAATATTCTGATTAAAAGCATCATAATCAGATATCTTTTTACCCTTTGGTGGATTCATCAAATTTTCATTAATAAATGACTGTATTCTCTTAGATTGAGCTTTAGACAATTTTTTACCATTTGATGAACTACTGGTAGCAGGTAGATTCATTACTCCGACCGTCTGGAATCCCCCAGTTGAGCCAGTCTGAGATTGTGCCTTTTTCTTAGCATCAGCCTCTGCCTTTTTACGTGCATCTTCTTGACGTGCTGCTTGCTCATTTGCTTTTTGTTGAGCTTTCAATATTGCTTCTTTTGCCGCATAGTCTCTAGCAGCTTGTTCTTTAGCTAATCGTTCTTGTTCGGCTTTATTCGATAAATCATTATTAATAAGTCCTGCATCGTTTATAGAAGTACCACCATTTCCATTAGCTGTATTAGATTTATTATCAGTCTTGCCATCGTTACTATCTTTCTGAGATACATTAACGGTATCAGCCGTTACATTGGTAATACCAGTTGTAACATTTGTATTTTTGGCATCCTGATCATATTTTTCCCATGCCGTCTGTAAAAATTGATAAATACCATTAATCGCTGTGGAAGTATTGAATGACACTTCACCATCGGATGACATCTGATTCCATGTTTGTGTTGCACTATAGCCAATTTGAGCCAATAAACGATTGACTGTGTTGTTCGAATCAAACCAATACTGATTTACAGAATTAATCAGTTTTGTAAATTGGTCATCTAAGCTATCTATGATATCTTGGATACTTTCGTCCAGATCATCCTGGAAATCTGAGAGCATATCCTGTGTAGCTGAGATATACTGGTCAAACTGTGTATCCTTCAGATCTTTTTCAGCATCCTTGAGAGATACATTTAATTCCTGAACTTTTGCTCTTGCTTCTTCAGAAACATCACCAGAATAAGCTGCAAGTTGTTTGCGAAGATTTGCTATCTGCTGAGTCTTATCACTAATATTGTTTGCATAATCATAGGCATTCTTTTCAGAACTAATGAGATCATTATATTGGTCGATCAAATCAGAAATATGATTCTTGAGTGAAGCGTAGCCATTTTCAATGAGATCGATCACAGCATATTTTTCATCTTGTGCCCCTGCAATTGCATCCTGATATGATTTAACCAATTCTTCTTTGTGGGCAATCAATTTTTGATTATATGGATCGCTCGCAAGTTGCTTATTAATCGCCTCAATCTCATCACGATAAGTTCTTGCTTGCTCAGAGTATGTTTGGTAACTTGATACATGTAATCCAGCCACGGCATTACCTTCGTCAGTCAATCCACCAGTCTTGTCAGAAGTTAAATCCCTACGAGATAATTCATTTATAACGAAGTTTGTTTCAGAAACAAGGTTATCAAGTTTATTAGCATATTCGTCTATACGATCCCAATGTACCTGCATAATCTGATTATCATATTCCGCAAGTGCCTTTGTAGACTCATCGATAGAGTTTGTGACATCATCTATCTGAGACTGCATTTCTGCCCATTTCTCACTACCTTCCTCGATATTACCAGCAGATACAGCTTCATTTAATGACTGAATTAAAGCATTTCGCTTATTAACAAGTTCATTATTCTTTGACTGCTCAGTAGCTTTAAGTCTCTGATACCATACTGAAGATGCGCTATTACCACGTTCCTCTAAAATAGACATCTTATTATTCAACTCTGTAGCAGTTTGTTCATATTTATGACGTTTGTTATCCATCTCTGTTGAGATATTGGAAAACTTCTGCTGTGCTAATTCTGCTTTCTGTGCTATAGCAGTCTGTTTGTCAATCTCTTTCTGTTTATTTGCCTGATCTAATGACTCAACGGCATTATTATATCGAATACAAGCAAGGTAGAACGCCCCTTTAATATATCCCTTCTTATAATACTCGGTCAGTTTTGAAATTGTAGAAGCAGAAATTACCTTACCTGATTTTGCCTGTGCTTGTGCTGATGAAACAGCTTTTGACACGGCTTTTTTAGTAGAAGATTTTAATCCACTATAAGCTTTTGCAGTTGCAGACTTACCTATTGTCTTCTTTGCAGATTTGACAGTCTTCGTATACTCATTAATTTCTGCTTGATTATCAGATGCAATTCTATCATAGCCTGCCATCTGCTTATCAATGTAGTTATTCTTCGATTTTGCCGTAATGGCATTATCAGACTTCGAACTATTGAGATCCATAGCACCATTTGTGGCATCGTCTTTGTTGCTATACTTTTCTACAATGTTCTTCATTGTATCAGCATAGTTGCTAGAGTAAGCTGTTGCGTATTCCATTCTAGCTGTTTCAGCGTTTTCAAGTGCAACATTATATGCATATAACCGATTATAGACATATGTAGAATACTTGCTGATGACAGATAAATCGGAAGATGATACTGCTCTTTTATTTTTAATGGCTTTCTGTGCATTCTGCAAAGCCTTCTTATACTTCGTGTTCTTGGCTTTTTTAAGAGCGGAAGATATGGATTTATTACCAGATTTCGCCACACCATTCGTATCGCTAATTACATTCTTGACATATGTGCCATAAGTGGAATTCTGTTTTTTCAGAGCTGAGTTCGAAGCATTAAGCTGTGAATTCTTTGCACTGGTAGAATTAGCCACTGTACCTGTCGCAATATCGTTATAGCCTGTAATCGAATCGATTTTAGCGTCACGTTGTTTATCACGTACATCTTTCAGATCCTGAATATATGTACGGATATTTTTGTGCAGTTCTTCTAATGCGTCAGAAGCATCCTTGCCTTTGTTATACCATTCCTGATAAGCGGAGATAACATCCTGAATCTCATCTGAGTATTCGGAGATATTCATACTACCGTTCTTAACACGAGTTGCAATTACATCAGATGTTTTCTGCGATATAACCTTACTTGCTACCGCTTTATCCAGAATTTTATTTGCTTGTGCATAGTATTTATCTCTAGCAGTTTCCTCATAACCAACCTGTACATTTGTTGCGTCTATAGCATTGTTGTAATTCTTGGCTGAAGATGAATACTTCTTATCATCTAACTGGGATTCAGCCTTGGAAATGTATTTACTGATCTTATCTGTTTGACGTTCCAGTTTGATTTCTATCCAGTCGAAGAGAGTAGAGAGCCAATCTTGGAATTTCTCAAGTGGGGTTTTCTTTTTGGTGGACGAACCTGAACCGCCACCGCCTCCATTAGAACCAGACCCACCAACACTAGGCGTTGTATTAACTTTCTGTTCAATATTGACCTTAGTAAGATTTTTCATTGCGGCAAAAGAGCTATCCAACGCTTCCTGTTTTTGAATGGCTTCTTGAGAATTGTTTGCTTTAATATTACCATTGTCGTCTAATACAGAACTTTTGATGTTTTGGTATGTTCGAATCGCTTGTGTAGCTAAATCTAATCCTTCACATAAAGCAAGAAGATTTTGAATATCTCCATCTGTCGTTAATGTAGGATTGTTTAATTTCTTTAATGCAAGCAAAGCAAGAGCCTGTGCGCTTACACCAGATTGCTGTGCTTCTTTTGCTAATTCAGCTATTTCACTTACTGTAGCATTGGCAAACAAATCCGTTGCATTTTCAGCAGTGATTTTTACATCATTTAAATTTAACCCAGCTTTTATTGCTTCTTCAGTTGCAACTTTTTCTTCACCAAGATTTTTAGCAAGTGCGGCTTCCACTACAGCGGTCGCATTTGTGATTCCCATTTTAGATAATTGTGCTTCATAATACTCTCTATTTGAATCATTCAACAAAGAAAGGGTCGCATTCTCATTAACATATTCAGTTGCAAGTTTATTTGCAGCTTCCTGACATTCAGCCATAGAAGAAGAGGAGTCACCAAGTAATTTTGTGAATTCATCCCATGAATCTAATCCCTTGATTGTAGCATCAAAACCTGTGAAATCATCTACGCTAACAATACCATCAGACAATTTTGTTCCCAGAGCACCAGTAATATCCTGAATGTTCTTACTCATTTGTCCAAGTTGGGAGTTTTTGTCGGATAGGCTGTTGATGTAGTTAACTGCCTCTTCGGCAGACATACTTAAACCGTCAAAGTAATTCTTTGCTCCATCAGTCTCAGAAAACATCTTGATCGTAAGTTCGCCCTTATCTGCTAAAGCAGTCAGAGCATCAGCTACCCCTTTTGTAGAATCATCAGTAGAGGCTTTAAGCTGTTTCCATGCCTCTGCCATAGTAGTAATCGTTTTTCCATCAGAAAAATCGTTAACTGAATCAGACGCATCTTGTGCTTCAGTCGAAACACTATTAAATGCTAATGCAATATCATCAAGATTGTCTGCTGAGTCAATCACCCCAATTTCAACCAATTTATTTATAAAATCTGTGTATTTAGGATCATCAAGCATTTCTGCTGTAACTTTTCCTTCTTTGCCTAAATTTTGAAGTTCTTGAACGGTATCATTAAACTGCCAGTTGTCTACAACTCTATTAAAAGCATTCTGTTTAGAATTATTTCCATCAAGCTCAATAGCTAATCTATCCTGAAAATCAGATATATAATCCAACCACTCATTAACTTTTTTTTCATCATCCGTTTTTGGATTTTCAATATACGAAATATCTTCAGAATCTTTAGTCCACTCAGAATTTTTATCTTGCAAATACTTATCGATTTCATCTATTTGTTTTTGTATAGATTCTTCTTCTTTTTTTGTAGAAGCATTAGATAATTGGTCAATTAACTTTTCTCTTTTTGTAAATTGTGCCTCAATATATCCAGTTTCATCAGTTAGATAATTATCATCTATACCATATTGTCCTGCATTTTTTCCATCTGGATTAACTTCGTATTCGAAAGGATCTTCTGTATCTTTTTCCATAACATGAACAAAAGCTTGATTTGCCTCTTCTTGTTTTTTCTTTTTTTCTAATTCTAGCAAATCAATTTTTCTTTGTAGTTCATTATTTATTTTTACAAGATTATCATATTCATTTTTTTCTGTAAATGTGAGTTTGTCTTTCCCTTCCAACTCTTTCATTCTGTCTTGAGTAGTTTTTAATTCTTCATTTACAGACTGTAATTCTGAAACTACATCATCGCATTCTTGCTTTACGTCTTCTAGTTTTTCCCTCGCATTTTCAAGCGTATCTCCATATTTACTATAAGCAGTAGCAATACCAACAACAGCAACCCCGATAGCTGTTAATATAGCACCAATTGGATGTGCTGTAATTATCGCCCATAATTTTGCAAAAGAAGCTGTTAATAAATTTGTAATACCAATACTTGCAGTCTCGGCAGCATTTAAGCCGAGAATGGAAGCGATTTCGGCATCTGTTGCACCTGCTTGTTTTAATGTAGCTACAGTGAGTTGTTTCTTCGATATAACCTGTCCTTCTTCAGTTGCAATTAACCCAAGATTACTAGCAATTTCTTTTGCTCTCTCTGCTGTTAAACCTTTTCTTTGTGCTAATTCTATTACTTCTTGACCATTTAAAGCAACAGTAGCAGTTGTAAGTCCAGCTTTTGCTAATGCAGCTTCCACGTCAGCAGCCTCAGATTGCTTAGTAATTAAAATCTGCCTAATTTGTTCTTCTGTTGCACCCTTACTCGCTAATGCAAATACTGCTTGTTCTGTACTTAATCCCTTAATTGCGGATCTAAATGCATCTAAATTCCCAGTATTTACACCAACGGTAGATATATTTAATACATCTATATTTTTTATTGCAATACCAAGTTTATTTAAGTCCGAAATTATTGTTGGTAATTGTTTGAATGTCATACTTTTTTATTTTGTGCTTTGTTTGAAGAAGCATATTGACTTAAATAAATAAATTAGATACAATTAATACAATATATTAAAAAACTTTTAATGGGGAGGTATTTATGTTGACGAATAAAATTATTAATGATTTAATAGAACTTGAAATATATCAATCTAAGTCATTAAGTAAAGAAGAATATGAAAAATTGTCAAATAATAAAAATAGCAATAAAATATATTTATCTGGCAGTTATAGCAATGATCCAGATAACGAATTTACAAAATATTATAAAGAAATTAATACTAATGGATTAACGATAGAAGAAATTGAATTACAATTATCAATTGAAAGAACAAAAAATATCAAGTTAATAAAAAATATGATTATATTTTTTGTTATACTTACAGTTATTTCACTTATCTGTTTATTCTTCTTTGGGTCTTCAATATCAAACACATTAAATGATTTATAAAACCGCCCAGGATTTTATTGATTCCGTAAATCCAAATAGAAGAGTAGTGAGAAATTGCTACTCTTTTTTTAGTCAGATTGAGTTAATAGAACATAATGAAAAGAGCAGGAAATAATTTATCCTGCCCTTTTCATTACCAACTTGCGGACAATATTAATTGCCCCATTCTTTTTCCTTTAAAATAATCATAGTTTTAATCCTCCTTAAATTGCCAATTAATTTTTATAAGTGAACCAATTTTAGGCTTAGTTATCTTACATGTATATTTATGGTATATAGTATTATATGAGTGTTCCAGTTTAGGATGAACTACATCTTCTTGTTGATTTATGGATTTTAACATACATTTTGGATCTCTTTCAAGAAGTATATCACTTTCAAACGAAATTGTATAGTAAAAATTTCTGATCGGGTTTTTAATTCTAAGGCTAGTGCTATTACCAGATTCTAAATCATTCAATAGCTGTTCGTCATTTATTGAATCAATATCTAATTTCCCATCCTTAATAGGGAACATACCCGGTATACTCATCACATAAACAATTTTATATTTTTTATGAGGCTGAATTCTACTATAATTAAACCTAAATTCCCATCTGAAAACCTTGTTATTATTTTTAAGAGTTATATTCTCCACATCATTTTCGTCATCTTCATCTGTCCAATATTTCTCTTTAACAGAAGATATGATATTGTCATCTGAATAATACCAAAATCCATATTCATGAAACCTATCTTGAATACTTGTCTTTTTCATATTGGTCAATGCAGGAAAACATGCATTCTTCTTTCCATCAGAGATATCTAATCCTCGTTTTAAAAAAGATTTTTCTTTTCTATTAAACACCATATCAAATTCATTGATAATAACGCCAGTTCCATCATTATAGATAGTTACATGTTTGTGATAATTTTCAAAATAATGTGTTACTCTTTTGTTTCGGAAAGAATGGTGAGATCGTATAAAATAACCAACATCAATACCATTTTTTATCATTTCAATTAAACTTTTTATGTCTGAAAATTTGACCATATTACGCCCCCAATTATTAGTATTTTTTTTCATTATATACCAATAATCGACACAATACTATCAGAACATTTGTACGCATTCAGAACTCTTATCTATTTCTTTGCCATACGAATGATATAATGTATATATTACTTATTCACAAAAGGGTAGTGGAGGCACATATGATGACAATTTCATATCCCGAAGGGACTACAGTTTCTGGTGAGATTATCAAACTTGATAACTTTGTTGTGATCACACGGACATATTCAAATGGGGTTAAGATTATGCTTCGTGAATCTGAGAATGGAGTGTCAATTAATATCACTGGGCTGGAAGAAGAGTAGTACAATAAAAGACACCTTAGTTGGTGTCTTTATTTATATTCAACATATTAATTATTCCGTCTATATCTGGTGTCATAAAATGTTTATTACCAGATTCACATTGTTTTAAATATTCCTGACAAGATTGTATTATATCTGATTCGTTATCGTCAATTATTTTCTTTACCAATATATCAAATGATTCACTTATCAAATAAGATTGTACATACATGTCATCAATTGGAAACAATTTAATATAATGTATTCCATGCGAATGACGAGGCTTTGTTTTTGAATTTGGTGGTAATGAAAAATATTGATCTTTTGGCGTTTTGGGTGATATATTTGAACGAAGAGGTACAACAAACTTATGATATTGTTCCTTATACTTTAATTTTACAATTAAAACACTTGGACGACCATCTTCGTTAAACATAAGTTCCTTATGCACGTTGTTTTCTTTACATTTATTGAAAAATTCATTAGATATTTTAACTAACCTCATCTTTTGCTCCTATAAAGAAAGAGCCATCTCTGGCTCTTTCTAACTTACAATTGGATAATATTCTAATTTTACATCCCGTTATCCACGGAGATATACTTACAATTGAATGATATTCTAATTTTAAGTCCCGTCATTCACGGAGACAAACATACAGTTGAGTAATATTCTTGCCGTTACTCACGACTTACTAGAAATCATCTGATTTCTTACTTATATTATATATTGTAACACATAAAAAATGTCACCAAAACAAGAAAAGTTTTTTGTGCATAATTACTATTTGCTTAACATTTCCTTTAACTCATCAAAGCTCAAGCCTTTTTCCTGAATCAGCTCGTCCAACTCAGAAAGTCTTTGCTGATGAATCTGTTCTTCAAGTTCTTTCTTTGCTTTCTTCATTTCTTTTAATGAGTTTTCCATGTTTTCGATTTCAGTTGTGATTTTTGTTAATTGTTCATCTAATGTGAGATTTTTGCGTCCTCTTGCCATAATAGACCTCCTGACTAACTTTTTGAAAATAGTATAGTTCAAAAAGCCTTTATTTTCAAGGACTTTCGTATGACAATTATCAACAAAACCTATGTTCTGGATTTATCTGTTTGGATAAATATGGTAAACTGATACCAAGCAAACTGTATCTGAGCCATCGTATCTCAGATCGCCGCAAGACAGAATGCTCGGTATTATACCATACGAAGTTCCATAGTTGTAGTTGGCACAAGTTCTTTGGAAAAGTAAATATCTCGCCCTTTCTGGGCAAATACATTTTCCCAACTTTTATATAATACTACAAAGAAGGGAGGGTAGAATTGTTCGACATTTTAACGAACGTAATTAGAGTCTTAGGCTGTGCAAGTATATGCTATTTAGGATATTTGGGTTTAAAATTAGTTGTCACAATACTGATTTGCAAACACCCAGAATTATCTGAAAAGAAAGTTCAATACATTACTCGCATGGTCACAAAAGACAAACATCAATCTAAATAATTCTATTTTTGTATTCCATATTTATTTTTCTCTTTTTAAATCGGGGTGGGTAGTTGCAATGGCTACCCTTCTTTTATACTTTACATCCAGTTGGCTTAAATGCCGTCTATACATTTATTCTCTCTTAATCAAATAATAATATAGTATTTTTGATTTTTTGGAAGAAATATGCATCAAATTATTTTTTCTGCTATCCTTTATTGCCTATATATTATATAATTATAATACAATACATAATTATTAGTTCATTATAGTCGCTTCCCTAATAACCGGGCTCGCTACCTATAATAAAAAATAATCATATGTCATTGGAGGTGACTATGATGGACATAATAAAAAGTATTGTTGAGTGTGATTCTTTATATGGTGTAATCGCTCTTTTTATTCTATGCACTCTACTTGGGTTTGTATCATGGCTTTGTTATAAGGTAATAATCGAAGTCAAAAAACTAATCCAATACATAGTTAATAAAATTACAAAATATAAAGAAATTCATGCAAAAGCCCAGTACAAAGATGCTTTATTAAAAGTTGATTTAACTGAGCAAAATAAAGAAGGAATTGAGTAGAGCAATTCCTTCTTTATCCCACCTTATCGACCAAGGGATTGTTGGTTCAAACGAACGTAGAAGTAGGAGATAAGTTCCTAACTCATAAATTCATGGCTACGCTCCATGTTAGTACCGAATGGCTATTCTCATCAGTAGCATTGCATCTACTGAATCTCACCCATAGCATTACTGTGGCGGTTATTCCTTATATAAGGAAGCTTCCGACCTGACCATACGAGTTCACACATTGTCACTATAGCCTAATTTGTTACCAAAATAGGAGAGTAGTGTGAGGTTGACGTAATTCCCAGTTATGTGTTTATGTCACACAAGTCTATTCAGACGTTATAGGGTGTTTATCACCGTGTATCTCACGGATAACATACTTTAAACCTCTGTATCCAGAGTAAATTATGTATGTTGTCGGCATATTCAAAACTGAGGGAATACATTTTATCCCTACCGACATTTTTAAATGAAAATGCTGCTGCGATAGCAGTTGCTACGACAGGTATTGCATTACCACTTTTTACAATACCATCCAAAACTTCAATTAATTTTCCACCTGCATCAATTGCACCCTTAAGGAAATTCGAATTTAAGGTATCATTCGCAAGCTGTTCCAACTTTGCCTGAGCTAAGTCGATTGAAGCCTGGATTGATTTACTATATTCTTCATTTTCCTCACGAGCCGAACCTTCAGCATTGGTTGCTTCTTCATAACTCTTCTTAAGAATATCAATATTACTAAGGGCGGCGGCTAGGGCATTACTTTGCTGCTTACCTGCCAAAGCTTCTAAAAGCGAAGCACGATCAATGTCGCTAAGATCTTGCCATTTTTCTCCGATACCAAGGACAATATCATAAATATCCTTATATGTATCCTTGTCCTTCATAATATCAAAACCTGTAATTCCTTTTACAAGTGCTTGCAGTTTTGACGTAGAAGTTACAAGACCATCTGTATCTTCACCCATCTCTTTAAGCTCTGTTTCTGACATTCTGTTACTTTCACCTTATTAGGCTACTGACCATAAAATAATATTATGGCGATACGTCATTTCTGGCGTATTCTCACATTTCATATTTAAGGGGATTATAGTGTGAGATCGGACTGTATATCACCGTTTTCTTTTTTTATGAAGAACGGAACAACTTGGACAAATATGCTTTTTATCACATATAAGTCACCGCAGTCTCTGAGGATTTTTGTATTATTATAATTATTTTAAGCTAAATCTTTAGCATAGTACCAAATATGATTCCCAAAATCGTGTCTTCCTTCTAGTAGCGAACTAGCCAAAGAGCCAGGATTTAAATTATACTTTTCAGCTCCATTTTTAATAGTTGTGAAGAAGTCAATAATATTATTATTTTTATCAACTTCCACAATTGGTGTATAACTTTTATTTATATATGTATCGGAATAGTGTAATTTCCCACATCCAATTGCATCATAAATTTGATGTACATTAATCCCAAGTTCCTTCGCAACATCATTTGGAGATAAATTTTTGTCTAATAAATTCTGGGCATTTTTAATATTCCATTTATTGCTATAATCAAAATTAATCCATTCAGGCAACTCTTTTATATCAAAAAATAATTGACACATACCTAATATGGTAAAATTTCGTATATCTGGATCATAAAATTTATATCCTTTATTTATCCAAAAATCTTTCTTTATTTTATCTTTTATTTTTTGATATTCCTTATCATGCCATTCACTTTGAATTTCTATTGCGATTTTTAATCTATGATTAACAATATCCGTTGGCATTATGCATCCTGTTAATGGATTAATACACGATTTTTCTTCTTCTATTGTATCTGGATAATAATACTTAAACATTTGTTTAAGAACTAATGCATGAACAGATTCTGTTCGACCATCACAATTTGGACATAGCAAAATATTTCGAGTATTATTACTATTATCACATTTATACATATTAGACCATTTAGCAAATATTGTTTCACCACATCTCTCACATATAAATTCAAGTAAATGATCTCTATTAATAAACTCGTTAGAAATACATGTGAACTCTTTGTTATTATTCTTTAGATAAATATTTATGTTGTCTATTGAAAAAATATTATTTTTTGCAACAGGTGATGGCACTTTACCTCTTAATATAGCGTCATATGTTAATTTATATTTATAGCCAAATTTATCATGACAAATTAACGGAGTAAGTGTTACACCCAAATATTCATCCTTATTAACATCTAAATAATAACCTAATTTTGCAAGGGTATCTTTTACAGAATCATAATCTTTATTTGCAAAAGGATTATTGCTACAAATATCGCATTTGGTTTTATGTCCAGAATGAAACGTATCCCAATTAGTACAAAATAATTCTCCACATTCACATCTAAAATTTAAAGGAGATTTACTATTAATATAGTCTTTAGAAATACATCTACTAGGAAGTTTATTGATTTCTGCATAATGATTAATGTTTTCGATTGAATATGGATTTGACGGATGAAATCTTCTTGTTCCTGCTTTTGATTTATTATGCTTTAAGATGTTATCTAAACTTGTTAGCAACTTATATCCCTGTTTATCTAAGCACAATAGCTTTTCTTTACAATTCTTATACTCATTTGATTGTAAAATAAAACCCCGTTTTTCAAATTCGTTTTTAACGTCTTCGTATGTATAACTTAAACTCATTACTTTATTTCCTCTCTTTCAATTAAAAATTTGCAATAAAAAAGAGTAGTCAATTATTTATTCTCTCTTTGACCACTCTGATGTTAATGTATTTAATTTTTCATCTTTGATATAAACCCAAAACATTTTATATGTTTCAGGATGTAACCCTACTAACTCATATTTAACTCCATGAGATGTTAAAAAATCTCGAAGTGGAATAGAGTAGCAGGGAAATAATTTTGATTGTTTCATTTCCTTTTATTCCTCTTTGTTTTTATAATAATACAAATCTTTCCTAAGTCTCTGATGTCCCCACATCCTTTGACTTATATAGTTGTTATGCTATGTTTTTATTTAACACGTACATAGACTATAGTTTTCACTATAGATGGGCACAAATTTACCCCTTAAACGTGCGGAAACGGTACGCCACATGTTACCTACTTTTTCTGGATCCTGAAGTACAGAGTTTGTTGCCGTTACGAGCGAAACTGACTTTTCAAGTGAGGTGGAAGCAGCGTTAAATGAAGCGGCAGAACGCTGAAGGGCTTCGCCTATGCCTCCGCTTGATATAGCTTCGTTATTACTGACCTCATTAAATACATCGACTATGTGTTCTGCTTGATCTGCTTCAAGCTGAAAACCTTTTAAGGTTGAAATAAGTGACTCGTTGGCTTCATCAATATTAATTCCATCGCCAACATTTTTATAAAGCTGTGAGATTTCTGCTAATTGTTTAGCATCTGGAATACTATATCCATTTTTCGACCAATCCGCAGTAGCTGCAATAGTATCAGAAATCGTACCTCTGACTTCCTTTGCAATATCTGCATAACTGTCAAAGTCAGCATAAATCTGTTTTGATGATTGCTCAGATACTTTCGCAAGTTCTGTTATCTGTGTATTTAAATCAATTACAGTAGAAGCAACTTGTTTAAAACCATTAACAATATCATTAAAACCGAAATACATTCCAATTTGTGCAGCAAAACCATAAAATGCTTTCTCTTTAATGACATCAAACATACTTCTGCCAGCACGACCAGCAAGTTCTTCAGCGTTAACAATTTTCATTATTTCGCCATGTATTTTTTCCAAACTGACACTAGGATTCCCAGAAATAAGTTCTTGCTTATATGCTTTAATTTTAGCTTTTGCTTCTGAAGACATTGCTGAATTTTCACGAAGTATTTTATTGATTTTATCAATTTCTTTTTGTCCTGACAATTGACTATATCCCTTTTCAGAAGCTGACATATTAGTGACAGTGGCGATAGTATCTTTGATTTTCTTTTCATACTTGTCTAAGTTCTGAATATCCTCATCAGTAGCGATACCATTTTGATTAGTCTTTATATTGTCGAGAAGAGTTGCGTACTGTTTGACAGCATCACGTACAGCCTGTACATTTTTCAAATATGTATCACTTGTCCAACCACCATCATTAAATCTGTCAATAGTGGCTTGATATTTATCAACCTTACCATTATAAGAGTCTAACCGTTTATCATACTTATTGAGGTTTACATTGGCATTCTGTGCTTTAGCCTGTGTATTTTCCTTAATTTTCTGAGTATTCTGCGCTAATACATTATTCTCTTCTTTGATGGAATTAGTAGCAGACTCTACAGAAGCAGACAAAATATTCGCTTTCTGTCCATTAACTTTTGCTTGGGCTTTAGCAACATCTTCAAGAGCAGAAGTAGCTTTCTTACTCTCATTAGTTATGTTCTCTACCTGTTTAACAGCACCACTCGTATTACCACCCATATTACCCATGTTTTTATTAACATTGAGAATATTCTGACTCAGTTCAGAAAGCGATTTGTCAATGTTTTGAATAGAAGAGAGTAGTGTCTTCGTACCAGAATCATCTACTTTGCCAAAAGCTTTACTTAAACTCTGCACTTCTGAGACAACACTTGATAATTCTTTTGATAAATTCTCAAACTGTTTAAAATCACCTGTTCCTTTACCAAGAGAATCAAGCATTTTTTCGAGATTAGAAATTACACTGGATAATTTCTTTTCATCGACATTTAATTTGATTTTATATTCTTTGCCCTCAACAGTGTCTAATCTGTCTTGGACTTGTTTCATATCTGAAAGTAGTTTTGCTACATTCGATTTGATTTCTACATCATACTGATATATACCTGGCATTTAATTACCTCACTTTCTTAAAATCTCATCAATTCTTTTGTTGACAATTTTATCCAAACGACCACCAAAACCGTCCTCAATGTCTCGTTCAACATACATATACGGAGGTAATGATTGATGCATCATCCATTTTTCATGACCATGTTCTCCATCCACAAACATATAGTCGAAAGCTGTACTTGGCTGTAAACTTTGACCAAACCAACCGACATATGAATCCATTGCACCTGAATCAACCGAAAAACGAAGAATATTCCCTCTACCTCTTGTTTTTGTAGAATCGAGAATTTTCATAAAATTATATGTTCTTTCATACGACTGTGGAGTGTAGTCGTTGTACCAATCTATCAATGAATATCTAACAGATTCTTTTAGAAGTTCATTTATTTGTGGTGCGACTTCTTCTGCAATGTGATTTTCAATTCTGTCTAACTTCTTTTTAAAATCTGCATATATATTTTTTGCCAATTTCATCACCTCCAAAATTTTCACTATTTTTACACTAAAATAAGAGAGCAGTAGTAACCACTCTCCATAAGAAAAGCCCTATACGCTTTGACACGCATAGAGCCTGTTTATCTCACAAGAAATTTGAATTTACTTAGACTTCTTTGAAATTGCCATTCTTTGCAAACTCAAGAATTTTTCCTTCTAAATCTGCTTTCGGAAACTCATCAAGCTTTTTACTTATAACTTTAACAAGCGGTGTGAGAGTAGCATTCGTCAAATCAGAAATCCTTCCAATCTGTTTGCTAATAAACGCCTGAGCGGTTGTCTCATTGAACTGAGTGTCTGACTGCTTCATTGTTAAAATTGTCTTGAATTCACTCAATTCACTCATAGGAATAAGTGGATCGGCTTTATCAGAACCAACCATTAAAATATCGAGTAAGCCAGATGATTTAAGTGCATCATATCCCTTGATAAAACCTTTATCGTCCTTGTCAATCTCAAGATCTGTATATAATTCAATTACGGCACGACAAAACTGTATATACTGAGCAACAGAATTTACTCTAATCTTATCTGTTTTACGATACTTTGTTTTTCCATTGTCATCATAAGCTTCTTGCTCAAATGTTGTTTTATCTACAATTAACTGTGCATAGGCATCTTTCTTAATGATTGATACATAAGGGGTGATTTTAACTTCCTCCTTGATAAATCTATCCTTTAACTGCTGAGTTGCTATGTTGTTGTATCTCTCTACAAATTCCAAAATTTTCATAATTCCTTTTTCTCCTTTATTTCTTATTTTTCTTCGCTTCTCTGCGAAGTTTCTTTAAAACGTCATATTCTACCCAACCACCATATTTGAGATTTCTGCAAATAAACGTAAGGTTGGTTTCTGGGTACTTAGCCCACATCATTTTTCTTTTTAAAAGTGACATACTATCTGGATTGCCCTTCACGTCAAAAACCTGTAAAGTTCCATCAGACCAGACAACATTAAAATCACTTCTATATTTAATAGGTAGAATTGTTTTACCTTTATATTTAAATTTATCTTGAAGAACATATTCTACTTGGCGTTCATATGATAATATTTCTCCACTTTTCATCTTAGGTTCTATATACTCTTGTAAAAATTTAAGTTCAGTGAGACTGTCATAAGTTACACCTTTATATGTTCGATTTTTCTTACCTTGTTCTGAAATATCTACATGATATTTCGATTTAGCTTTTGCTATTCCCTTTCACTCCTTTACATAACAAAAGAGCAGCTTCCGAAGAAACTGCTCTTTCTAAAACATATTTATTTAATTTTTTACATCGCTAATTGCATAGGGTATAACTCCCACTTACCATTAGGATATTTAGTTACATTATCCATGACAATCTTATGTACTTCTTCCAAACTTCCCACATTTTCATCAATATGAATCACTTTACCACCCAAAATTGAAATTTCCTCACAGATTACATTAAAGTAACATCTTTCCATACTTATTCCTCCTCATTTAGATATACAAAATAACTCGTATATATCAACTTTAAGGACACGAGATAATGTGATTGCATTAGTAAGAAGTATATCACTTGTATTATCATTTTCTATTTTGTTAATAGCCGCAACCGATAAGCCGGTAAGTCTTGATAGCTCTTGTAATGTGAACCCTCTTTGATTCCTGTAATACCACACCTTGTTCTTCATAATGTTAATATGTACAAATGTATTTTATTTATGTACTATATTATAATATGAGTAATTTTTACTGTGGCAGAAATATTTAATCATCCTTAATTGGCAAGCTTAATACTTCTGGTTTCAATTTTTCGCACTTTATATATTTCCACTTGTATTTATATTGTGTTGTATTTAATTCTCCAACACAATTCTTATAAATTAATTGGTAATTAATTCCAGTTTTTTCTTCTGCCTCATATATTGATACAAAAGTTGCTAATGGATTATTATTTAAATCATATTGTATAACAGGTCGGTGAGAATGTTTTGCATATTTATTAAGTCTTATGTAAAAGTCCAAGTTTTCAATATCGTTTTCATACAGCCAAATATGATTTTTGTAAGAAAAACTTTTATGAGTGCAACAATCGTTTACTCTGTTTTTATTATATTCAGATGGTAAAAATGATGAATTTGCATATATCTCTATTAGATTTCCATTTAATTCATATTGAAAAATCTTATTTGGTAATTTATATGGTGAGATTTTATTTGAAAAATAATCAGTCCAAAGATAGTTATATGCCATATGAGTTTTTGAATTTAATGCTCTTTGAATATCCCCAGTATTATTTATTCCAATAGAATTTCCTGCATCCTTAATACAATTCCATTTTTTTATAAATTCTCCACTTAACGAAAATTGATATATTTCTCTAGCATTTGGATTTTCAGAGCCACACATTTCATCTATTCCACCAACTGCTAAATTATATCCATAATTACGATCGTTAGTTTTATATTCTCGAATATAAAACTTTTCCTTTTCTGAGGCTTCTTTTTCTGTTAATCCAGATAATATAATTTCGTGCGAAAATCCATTGTCCCAACCATATTTATTAATTGCTCTGGTAAAGTATTCGTTATTCGAATATCCCTTTCCTTTATTCCAACGTTTTTCAGGAATATTTTTTGTTATTCCAAAATACATTTTGCCATTATAAATATTTTTATGACAATATAAATAATAAATATGATTTGTATTATCTTTTAATTGCTTAATAGGTTTACTGTGTTCATTAGTGTGAAGAACAAATAGATTTCTTAATTTGCAATTAATAATAGAAGAAGTTGGAATGCTAAAAATTTTATCATTATACAGTATTTGGCATTTCCTCGTAGAATGTGAATATGATTTTATTATAAAACTTCCAGTTTTCTTATTGTATTCAAAATTTACAACTCTTCTATTTAACGCACTTGTAACCCAATCTATTTTTCCATTTTTTGTATCTAAATTAGACAAATTAATATTTTTATCCATACTACCTCCATATATTTCTACATAATTATTCTCCATTAGAAAAGGTGGTCTACTTATTTGCAGACCACCTATCTAATAATTCATCAAGTTCTTTAGTTTTTATATAAACCCAAAACAGTTTTTTACTGTTTGGATTTAATGCTGCTAATTTATACCTCATTCCATTATCTCGTAAATAATTACGAAGTGGGAGAGAATAGCAGGTATAAAGTTCTACATCCATGCATTTGCACCTCGTTTATTCATCTTTAATCTCTAGCTCCATTACTTCAGGAATAATCTTTCCTTTTATTGAATGGTTTCCGTTAGCCTTAAGATAAATATCAGCTAATAAATTGAAAGTTTCTAGTCCAGCTCTTGTTACATATCCCTGAGACATAAATTTATTATGTAAATTGTAAATTTCTGCTCCAAATTGAACAACTATTCTCTGTCTAGTCTCTTCTTCGTTTAAATCCATTCTTTTTTTTATATCATCTATTCCCTGAGATATTTTAGATATTTCTTTGTATTGCCAATTATCATGTTTCTCCAAAGTCATAAGTCGGTTCTCAATATTTTCTTTGTCCTGATCAGAGCCAGTTTTAATTCGTCCCTTTTCCTTAAAGTAGGAGATTAGATCAATTATTTCTTTGGTAGCAAATAAAAGTAAGAAAACTGCCAAAATGACTCCTACATAATTTTGGCTAAATACGGTTTCTATATATTCCATTCAAGCCACCTTCCTAAGAACATAAATTCTTGAATGTTGATTTCACTGCTTTAGAAACTCCACAAGCTGCTTTCAATCCGCTACCAAACACACCAGGATATTCAATCCCTTTTGGGTCTTTTCCTTTGAGTGCACATAATATCTCAAGTGCGGTTACCAACCACTGCCTTTCACCTACTTTAACATAGTGTGATCCAAAAGCTTTGTCTGTAGCAGAACCCCAAATTCCGTCAACTGACAGTTTTGCTCCATAATCCTTATTTAAAGCGGTCTGAACAACCTTAATGGCAGCTTTCTTTGTTTTATTTCCCCAGATACCATCAGCAACAATATTACAACCCACAAACTTATTAGCTGCTTTTTGCCCATTTGCCACGATCTTCTTTTTTGCATGATTAGATGTAGAAGTAGAAGATGGGGTTGTCGTAGATGTCGATGGTGTTTTTGAAGTAGTATTAGAAGATAATTTATTATAAAACTCTGTTTTCCATAAATTATTTTTTGTTTCATTTCCACACCAATATGCCGGACACGCTTTGCCTGTACGGTCGAAATGCCTAAGAACATGGTCTTGTGGGATATGATACTTTTTCATTAATTTCTTCGTAAGTTCAATAGCATTTTTGATAGTAGCTTTTGATGGATAAATTGTTCCATCTCTTTTTGTATCACACAATTCAATACTAATACTATTACTGTTAGTACAAAGAGTATAATATTTTCCTCCCCCAGTTATATTACAGTTGCTATATCTTGTACCACCAACAGACCATGCAACATAATTATCTGGGACTGATTGTGTTACAGAATCATCATCAACAAAATAATGTGCAGATGCCTCTACATAATTATTAGAAAAATATCTGGCATTCGATTCATCAGAATCTCCATCATTACCTGTGTAATGTATGAAAATATATTTAATTGCAGATGTACTTCTTTTTGCTCCGTAATTTCTTTTATTAGCTAAATTCTTTTTCATTTTGTAGGACATTAAATCACCTCCTACTTGTTCTTTAAGTCAAATAAACTGGATTCAATTAAAGAATCTAAATATTCGTCAAAATCTGCATTTGCCGTTTTAAGGCATTCAAAAGCAGAAGTCGATAACGCAAAAATAATCTTACTCTTTGCAATCTGACGAACTTCTTCTTTTTTATCCTCCGTCCATGCATCAGTACCCTTAACTCCCTTAACTTCTGTTTCATATACATCTTTAACTACAGATAAAACATTTTTCTGTAGAATTTCGGTATATTTATCAATCTTTTTTGCCTCTGTATACTTCTTAATTTCGTTTCCAATATAAGTCAGTACAGGAAGTAATATAACTGTCCAAATTGTCACAATTACCTCGTCCCAATTTAATGAATTTAATAATTCTTTCATAATTCTTTCTCCTTTCCAAATAAAAAGAACGGGCTTACCGTTCTCGTCATAATTACTTATTTAATTGTCTTAGTACCTCTACACATCGTTGTAGATTACTGCATAAATAATCCAATTCATCCTTTGTCTCATATCCACTAAATGTCATACGAATACCACTATGTATTAGTTTTTCATCTAATCCAATTGCCGTAAGAGTAGAAGATGGGGTTAAATCACCCGATGTACATGCAGATCCAGTTGATACCTGTATATCTGCCATGTCTAATAATATCATCAATGACTCACCCTCAATGCCTTCGAAACAGACATATAGATTGTGTGGTAAACGATCTTTAATATTCGTACCAATAATATGTGAGTCTGCTATATTATTAATAATGAAATCATAAACATAATCTCTACTATCAGATGTAACAGAAGAGTAGTTATAATTCTCAACTGCTTTCCCCAGTGCAGCAATACCTATTACATTTTCAGTGCCACTAAATAATCCCTGCTCTTGTGAGCCATATATAAGCGGTTCTAATTCAATTGATGATTTCTTGTATAGAACACCAGTACCTTTTAATGCTCCAAGTTTATGTGCAGAAAATCCTAAACCATCAACATTCAGTTTCCTTACGTCAACAGGAATTTGACTGATAGATCCTGTACAATCAACATAAACAATAGCATTGTAAAAGTGGCATATATTAATAACCTGTTGTATATCCTGAATTGTCCCTATCTCAGAATTGGCGTATTCTATAACAACAAGTTTTTTCATAGGGTTCATAGACAAACACTCTTTGAGATCTTGAAAATAAATTTTTCCTGTGTAGTCAACTTTAAGTGGACATTTATATTTCAATGATTCCACACATTTCAGGACTGACTTATGAGATGTAGGAGAGTATAAAACCATGCAATGATGTTTATTTGTATAACCTTTAATAAATAACGTGTTATTGGCTGAACCGCCTGATGTAAATATAATATCTTTAGAATCTGCATTGATGAATTTTACTACATTATTTCTTGCAGTAGTAATAATTTTCTTTGCTTCAACACCCGATTGGTACATTGACGATGGATTCTGATATGTATCCAAAAGAGATACCATATAATCTTTAACTTGTGGTAACAATGGGGTAGTAGCTGCGTAGTCAAGATACATACAATCACCTACCTAATCTAACTCATAATTACACCACTTTTTATATACTTCAGTAGTGTCTGCTTTAAGAAATACCATTGCCAAAATTACATTATTTGTTTTGTCATCTATACTTGTATACATATCAACTGGATATACATTATTTTTAATATATAGTAGATACTGTTTGGGGTTGACAATCCTAACTGCTTCGTGTGGAGAATAATCTCTTGTTTTTAAATTCGTTTCTATCATTTTCCCTTCATTCCTTTATTTGTATTACCGTAAAAAAATGGGAATATAACATTTGAATAGTAATGTCATATTCCCATCAGAATTTTCTAAAATCACTATTCAAATTGCATCACCCTTTCTTTTTAGGTGAATACTTAATCTTTTCATACTTATTTATATTTTCCTTGACTAAATTATTAGTTGTATCTGTTGGAATAGAATCCTGTATAGTGTCATTTTCAATTTTGTCCGATATTGAGTTTGCTCTTATATCAGCGATAACGTTCTGATAACTTCCACCAAAATGATTTAGTCCAGATAAATCAAGTTTATCTAATTTGTGTTTTGCTTTATTTGCTGTAAGTTTATGATTTGCATAAGAAGATGTAGTAAGATAAATGTCATGGCAATTTTCGCTACAAAATGTAAACATCCATGTAGGTTTATCCTTATCTTTTCCACAAACAGGGCAATACTCATATGGTTTATAACAAACAGCACATATCTTTTCCTTGCTCAAGGTAGACCTCCTTTAGAAAAGCAGAGTGGTAGAAAAACTACCACTCTTATAGTTTATTAGATTGATATCAGATTAGGCTTCCTCTGGTTCATCAATGAAGTAGATTTCTACCATCATCTGCTCAGTCGTACATGTGTCAGTAAGGATTGAACCCTTGTAATCCATAGTCTGTGAGTCACCACCCTCAAGGGCGATTGTTACCTCTGGACTTGGAATGAATGAAGCGATGTGAATAACAACGGCTCTAAAGCTTTCCTTATCGCATGGATCAACTGCAAGTGCCTTAACAAACAATTCGTGAGCTTTAGGAAACTTGTTACCAGTAATAGATACTTTTGCACCACTCTTAACCTTTTTCTTGTACTTGACGAAGAACTCTGTTTCATCCCCTGCCTTTGGTGGAGTAAGTACATGTGCTGCAATACCGAACTCAGTCTCTGTAGCGGTTTCAGGGGTAGCAGCAATCTTATATTCCTTGCCAAGAGCACCATTTGCAAGACCAGATACAACTACTGAACCATCAACATAATCTTCTGAAAGATCGAGTGTTTCGCCAGCTTTAAGAGTTGTAAGAATAGGCATTTCAATAGCATTATCGCTTGTTGCGATTTCTGCATCTGTTGCAGCAATAGTTGAAACGACAGCAAGATTAAGAAATGCGTTTGTTGCAGTAACATCGCCCTTCTTACCTGTATACTTTCTATATACAAGATTACCTCTTGCATCATTAACGTCTGTTGAATCAGCAGTAATGTCAATATTAAAATTATTAAGCTGAGTAAGAGCATACAGTGGGACACCAGCTTTAGTAGCACCATAACCAAACTGTGCTCTATCAATAATTACGTCACCAATCTTAAATGCCATAATTTTATTTCCTCCTTAAATTATTAAAAATTTGTATAAAAAAAGAACATCCAAATAGATGTTCAAATTAACTATATTTCTCTCATAAAATTAAATTGTTCTTTATCAATTTTACTTGTGTCACAGAATCCAGAATAACTTCCACCCATCAATGCATGGGTTTGCTCATATATTTGAAGTCTTTGAACTGCATCGTAAAATTGATATATTTTTACTTGTTTTAATTCTTCAAGTTTGTATTTAAAACCAGGGTGATTTGTCAATGCTGAAATAATAGGTAGAAGATTAGACTCAGAATTATCATCTGGTTTTTTCATAGATAAGTTCATTTGGTCTTCTTGCCTCATCCAATCTCTAGTAGTTCTTCCTTTTGCTTTTTCTACTTTAGGATGAATATTCATAATGGTTCTGATATACTCAGCAATTTCCATATATTCATTTTCTGACAATAGAATATTAGACTCTGGATTATATAACCCAAATTGTTCTTCTGAATTTTCATCAGTATAAGGAACAATTTTATAGTCTAGGAAATTTACATCATGAAATATCAAACGAAGTGGAGAATAATCTTGTTCTGGAATTTGAGATAATAGATTATATACCTCTATATCTTTTACCTTGCACCAATTTTCTACACCGAGATTAAATAGCATAAGACGAATCGAAGTGGAATTATTAATAAATGGGGAGATAGCAGTATAAAATTTTGATTCACCAATATCTAAAATATCACCTATAGTTGGCTGGGATATTTTAATTCCGTGTACATAATAATCTTCACCAAAGAAAAGTTTTAATTTATCAAAATGATATTTATCATTAGATGATTTTTGTTTCTTTTGGTTGTCTTCAATAGTAGCGGTTTGAATTGCATCCAATGCACCAGATGATATATTAGCCATTAAATCACCGCCTTAACTGATAGTTACCCAAATTTGTTTTTCCATTGGTTGTATTTACAATTCCATTAGTGTCAATAACTTGGAATACGAGAGTACGAACAAGATAATTATTATCTGTTGTGGACTCTTTTGATGAAATAAGATGTGTTTGCATTCCAAATATATTAGACCAATTAAATCGCTCTCTTATAATAGAGGCAATAAGATCATGTCTTGGAATCCTTGTTAATTTATCCATTCTATCGTTTCCATGAACAAATATTGTAAATGTGATAGTTGTATATTTTAATGTGTCTTGATATCTCGGTGTTTCATCAAAAGACACCTGATAACAAATATAATGTTTTACCTCTGTTTGAGTATCTGGAATAAATAAAAAAGGACGGATATTTGAATTACTTCCAAAATATCTATCCCATTCTCCAAGAGGTTCATATTCCTTGGTATCTTCATTCCATTCCCAGTTAATATTACCATCTTCATCGAAAAGTTCAGATTCTAATGATTTCTCGTTAAGTGCATATAAAAGACATGGATTAAGCATAAGTGCTTTCTCAATCTTTTTCTTATACTGAATATTTTCATCATCAGGAGTTGTCTTATACGCACGAAGTTTGTTTAACAAATCATTCTTTGTAACCAATTTTTCTGCCATACAATACCTCCTATTCAGTTAATTCTAACGGCAAAATTTCAGATTCAATCGGCAAATTATCCTTAACAATTTCACACTTAACAGACAGTATTTTGCCGATAACGGAAGTGTCATTTGAAAATTTTACTTTCTTTTGGTTGTACTCTGTACCAACTCTCCATGTTACTTTGTCAGTCCAATCTTCATTATCAATAGAGCAAGCCCATGTAAAGGTTGCATCAGCATATTCAGTTGTAATATCTTCATTGGAATCATTAAATAGATTTACCGTAAGATTTTTATAAGAGCCACCAACTTTGATTGTAGAAGTGGATGCTGAAATTCTTGCTGTAATAGAAGATGGTGGAGTAGTTGGAGTATCTGGATCTGTTGGGGCGATTTCTGAATCAAAATACGAAGCCCACATACCAATAATATTACCATCAGAATCTTTCTCGATATAATCTCGATGTTGGTCAAAGAAATCTTGATATAAAGTTAATTTCTGAACCCCAAGTGGTTGAGCATTTTCAACCTTACTGATCTGCCAGGCTATTGCATTGTCAGTAAAAGAACTAACCAGTACACGCATATTCTTTGACGACTCGTTTGTATACCAAATCTTTTCAGTAATTGGATTTAATGGTAGCCATACTTTATCTTGATTTTCTTGCGAAGTAAATCGTAAATCAGTCCAAAGTCCGCTGTTATAGCTGCTTTGTATTTTTAAAACAGACCACATTCTACGTTTGATTTTTTCTGTTCCATTATTTTCAATCCACATCAATTCATAATTACATTTAAGAATTAGATACTTTGGAAATTGATTTGCTGGTTCGGTACGAAGAATCATCCATTTTTCATAGATGTTTTCATCATTTGGTATATCAATGAATAAGCCGATAAAATTATCATTATGATATTTTTTCCGATAATCAGTTTCAAAATAATAGAGTTCGTCACCTTCAGAAAAATGTGTTTTTTGTGTTGGTTTAAACTGGATATAGTAATCTACTTGGTCTTTATCCATAGACTGATATGACTTAACAATAAACTTTGCATCTATGCGTGTTTTAGTTGTATTCTCATATGTCATACCTTCAGCTAATCGTGGCTGATCGTCATGGTAGAAATCATAAATATAACATATTTTACTCTGGATATCATTATCCCAAGTCTGTTCCATCACCCAATCAGACTGTTCCTTATAAATCTGACCAATCGTTTTAGCACCGTTGTTCTTGGCGTTTGCGACACGCCTAGCTGTCTGTAGACTCGGCATCGCAACCCACCTCCTCAAACATCTGCTTAATATATCCGTGAGAATCTAAGATTGCCCTGCGGAATTTTTTGTAACTAAAATGGTCACTCTTGAAATTATCCATAGCACCTTGTAAAGTTGCCATAAGAGTTACCATAAGTCCATTATCATTAAATAAGGTTTTTGTGCCACCTAATTTAAACATAACATTCTCAAAGAAGACGAGAAATGCATCATCATCTTCAAATATTTTCTCTTCAATTGTCTTGTCTTTATAAAGCAGTAGCTTGTGAATGTCGCCATGCATTGCACGAACTGCTTCATTGATTTGCTTGTCTGTGAAGTTGCCATATATGTATTGCATATTAGGACTCCGTGTTAATATAGGAATTGTATATATATCCGTAATCACGAATACGTTTATTCAATTCAGTTTTCATGGAATTAAGACGGTCAATCATATTTTTATGATTGTCGAGTAGCTTCTTTTCTTCCTTGCCGCCTATCATTACTGATGTGTGCAAGATAGAATCAACCTGCGGCTGTAACCATTCAATCGTCATTCCAAGTACAAGAATTCCTACGACAAAATTCATATCAGCCGTTTCGTCTACTGAATTATTCAGTGTGAAATCCAACTGTTGAATTTCATCATCGAGTGTGAGAGAAGAGAATAGTCTACGCACTCTTGGATTAGAGATTACATTGTTTAATCGCTCTGTATATATCTCAAGCAAATCGTTTTCGTCAAGAGAGAGTTCCTTTGGATCTGAAATTCGTCCTCTTGTTCGTGAAAAAATTGTTTCGTATGGAAGCGTCATTGTGAGCCTCCTTTATTACATATTCAATTTTAAAAGTAACTCTGTTCCAAAAATAGAATCAAGCATCTGAATTCTCTTAACAGAATCAAGTGTTCCGTCATCAACCATACTTGTTGCAATAGTTTTTAATGCTTCCTGTGCTCCAATTGGAAGAGAATAGATAGCTTTTTCCATTTGCGAAGGAGTCATCTTTAAAATATCTCTTAAATCATTTGTCGAATGAAGAGTAGAATATAAATCATCAAGTTCTGGATGTAATGCAATGAAATCTGCATCCTGCACAACAAAACGAGGTTTAAACATCATCTTGTCACCCTTCCTTGCTGCATAATCCAAATCTCTAAATTCAATTTCCTGAACGTCATCAATATCTGCAAATGTATATAAAGTATCTGATTTAAGTCCAACATAAAATAATTCTCCTGCGGTAAGAGACACACATGGAATCATTTCTGTTGGCTCAAACTTCTTTTTTTCTGATTTCTTTTCAGCCACATCAGTATTAGTATTTTCTACTGCTTTTGTGGTTGTCTTTTTTGTATATGCCATTTATTTTTTCCTTTCTATCCAATATAAAAAGAGTGGCTAGATAATCTAACCACTCAATTTTATTTATTACTCAAGAGTCCACTGACCAAAGTACTGTGGTAATACTACCTCAACACCCATTTCTCTCTGAACTTCATATTTCTGGAAGTCATCAGCGTGTTCACCCTTCTGAGTACCAGACTCATAAATCTGAGTTTCGCCCTTATCTGTAAACCACACGAACTGTTCCTGATTCTTTGCAAAGATAAGAAGTCTCTTATCGTCAATAAGTCTCTTTGTTACATCATTGAAAGCAAATCTCTGAGGAATCTCAATGAGTTCTGTTCCCTCATATGTACCAAGGCGACCTGTCTTAGCAACATCCTCCTTCTGAGATAAACTTCTCCAATCAACTTCTGTAAGACCATTAAGTTTCTTTAATGCAGTCTTTGTACCCATAATAACAACTTCTGCGCTATTGGCTGTTCCAACATCCTCAAGAAGTGTATCAAACTTGTCTTTTGTAGAAGCAGATAAAGCACCTGTTTTTACAAACTGAGAGTTGTTAGGTAACTTAGTAGCAGCTCCATAAATTCCTGTATAGCAAAGTTCCTGAACCTTATATACAAATGCTTCTGCAATCTTATCTGTCAGTTCTGTAAAATCAATACGTCCAAGTAAAATAAGATCAATATCCTTACCAATCTTTACACCATACTTCTTAGTATGAATCTTGTGTGCTGTACCTTCATTTAAGTACTGTAAAGTCAGATCATGATGGTCGCCACTGATTTCAGCAACAGCAAGCATAACCTTTTCTTTTGACCAGAACTCTTCCTCGTCACCAAGTTTAACATTTCTCATATCTACAAAATCATTAAACCACTCAGATTCCTTAAATGCTGTATCTACCTTAAAATCAATATCAGACTCAAGTAACTCATATACTTCTGTGTGATGAAGCTCTAAAGCTCTTTCACGTCTCTTGTTGGATCTAAGATCATCTTCAGTAAGGTCACATACTTCCATAATAATTTTACGGATTGCCTTGTTTGCTTCGTGCTTAGAAACCTTTCTCTGGTTTCCGTCATCATCGTACTCATAAATATCAATTCCGTGATTTAAATTGTATGTAAGCTTCTTAAAATTTTCATACTTATCAGCATCTTCAAAAACTTTTCTTAAATGTTCTGTACTAAATCTCATCATTATTCTATATCCTCCTTTCTATTACGCACCAATTTTTAATTTTCCACTAGAAATCGTTGTGATTTCAGCTCCAACTGTAGGTGAGCCATCAAAGTTGTCCTCTGTAAGCCAATAACGATCCTGTGAATGAAGCATGTATCCACGAACTGCACCGTCTGCTGGATCGTTATAGAAATTAGAAGCAAGTGCGAGTGAACGAGGACTCTCGACATTGTTGAGTGGTTTCTGATAGATAACACCAACTCCCTTTGGATCTCTAATTACAACAAGGTATCTTCCTGACGCATCCTTCATTGCGATATAAGCATCAATTTCAGTTGCAGCTTCCATCTCCCAATTATCAAGAGAAGTCATCTTACCTGGTTTAAAATGATATCCGTTAGGTGTATCTTCTGTGATCTTTACGGATAAAATGTGCTCACCATAATCCTGAGCAAGTAAATTACCAATTTCCATCTGTGGAAATTTTGTAGCAGCATATTTAATAGCCATTATGTTTTCCTCCTTAAATTTTTGTTTTTTTGCAATAAAAAAGAACGCATAAAGCGTTCTGTGCGAAATAAAGTTATATTCAGTTTTTAATCAAATAAGTTGCCGTAGTTTTTCTTAGGCTTTGATTTCTTATTCATATTTGTAAGTATCTTAACTGAATTTGTGTTTTTCTTTGTGTCAACAGAAGAGAAGTTCGCATGTGCAGACATATAATCTGAATGCATAACCTTTACCTTTGTTTCAAAGTCTTCTACAGAATAATTAGCCATAGTCTTTACTAATTCGGCAAAATCAGCATTCACATAATTTCCATCTGAATCTTTCTCTGTAAGAACAGAATAGTTATCAGCATTGATAATAGCTTCTTTCTGTGCATGAAGTTCATTCTTTTCTGCTGTCTCTTTGAACTCCTTGAGGGCGGCATAATTAGAACGCATGGATTCAAGTTCAGCTTTCTCACTTGCTGTCAAAAGCTCACGGAACAATTCTATACGTTCACCATCAAATGAAACATTATCTCCATCTTTTGTATAGTTCTGGCGGTAAATTTTGTCAGTACACCAACCCTCGTATACAAAATAAGAATCAAATACATTTGAGATATAGTAATAATCATTGTCCGACTCTTCATATGGTGCTAACAGATTATAGAGTGCATATCTTGTATCTTCATGAGAAATCTCATATGTACGAACAATCTTTTCAAAAGTCTGACTTCCACCTTCATCGTCATCTGGATCAGAAGCTCCTTCGCCATCATTGGAAGGCTCACCAGATTTTCCGTTATCTGAATTGTCTCCGTCTGAATTGTCATTATCGAACATCTCAGCGAATTTTGCTTCAAGTTCCTCATCTGACATTTCTGTGTAGTCGAATGTTACATCTTCAGCAGTCTTACCATATTTGGCAAGTAACTCTTCAAATTTTGTCATTTTGTTATTTATTCCTCCTTCCTCTGATTGTGTTTGAACAGGAGTCTGTTCTTTATTGAAATTAGAAAGTGTCTTGTTAAGATTTTCTAAGAGTTCAATCATTTTTTCATCTTTGTCAAATTTTACCGAATTGTTATTTACACTAAAATCTGCAATATCGGCACGAGAACCTTCCATACCTTCCTGAATTTCTGTGCCATCATCATGGCTTCCTAACAAAGTCGAAGCGTTTACATAGAAATCATTTAATTCAAGATACTTCTCCTTGGCGTTGTAAGAAAGTTCATCAATAAAAAGCTCGCAACTATTTTTTGAACCTTGTTTTGCACGAATAATTTCACAAGCCTTTGTATATTCTTCGCTGATATAAGCATATGCACATACATAATCTTTATCTAAATTATCATCATGTTCCCAAAATGCAGGTTCAGATGAGAAAGAACCAACTTGAGATTCAATATATCTAAGTTCTTCGTTACCTTTATCATCCTTAACGATTTCCATCTCATGTCCTTCAAAATCCCAAGTTCCGTCTGTAAGCTGATGGATTGCAGCCAACACAGGTCTGTCAGCAATCGTATTCATTGCTTTCTCAGCAGCATCTTTTGATACATAACTCTTATTTCTGTTAAGGCCTGTATGAAAAATTCTGAATTTTAGACGCATCATTCCACGATGATTTTCGTCTACGGTATCATCTACCTCGAAAGTAGTAGGTACTTTTAAAGCCAACTGATAGCCAGTATCTTTAGAACTGAATTTTGCAAATTTTTGTTCTTGGCAAAATTTTAGTAAATCATCTTCAGTTAAAATTTTCTTTTTAATAACCTTTGGCATCTACTTAGTCTTTTCCTCCTTTCTGACATAATAAAAGTCGCCCAAGGAAGACGACTAAAATGTAAGCATATTTGTATACTTTAATTTATTTATATCTATATTTTCTGAAAACCGAAGAGTATCAGTATTCAAAAATACATAAATACCATTAGAATTTTGCACCTGTTGATATCCTAATTGGGATAGGAGAGTAGCAGTAGGTGCATCTTGTGTCTGTATAAATTTTTGATTCATTCCACCAACTCCTATTTATCATTTAAATTCTCGTCTCTTGTGCGAAGTCCAGCATCTGTAAGTTCCGAATCATCCTTCTCTTGACCACCGCCTTTATCATTACCTGTCTGAGTATAAGTGCTAGATAGTGGCTTGAATTTTGAACTAAGCTGCAAACAGTCTTCTTCCAAAAAGTTCATAGATAACGTATCTTTTTCAGACACACCATTTAGTGTGTTATAAAGAATTTTGTTTGGCAATCCATTGGTACATGATTCCAAGATTGATTTTCTAAAGTCATCTTTCTGATAAATAGAGACATCAAAGAATTTAACTTTACAAGGTTCAGATATCCAACTAGATAAAAGTCGATTTACAATCGCTTGAATCTGTGGAATAAGAGTTGAAATAGAAAATGTAGAATCTGCAAGTACGCCATATTTAAAAGCAGTAGAGTTAGAAGCGGAGTTTAGATTTAATATCTGAGCACCACCAGCCGTATTGAGAATTTCTTTTGTAGCTTTTTCAACCTTTGTAACATCACCTGTTGCATCATCTGGAAAACTTATCTCGTGCAATTCGCCAGGAACAATAGCAGCAGAGATATAAGGTGGTAATGCTTCTTCAAGCATACGATTGAAATACTGAATCATTATATCTGGATTCACAGCCCAATCATCTACATCATTTCCCATTGTTTTCATTTCAAGCCATACTAATTTATATATATTAGCTGCTTGTTGAACCGCCTGATAATCAGAAGCATCCATAAGATCAATCAATGATAAGAATATAGGTGTAAGCACAGGAACGATTGTTTCCCAGTCTTCAGACCTAAATTTAATACATACATTGTATTCTTCGGGAATTAACTGATATTTTTCATTTGTACTCTGATATGTATTCCACATACTATTGAATGGTTCTCCCCAATATTCAAGAAGTTCCTGATGACTACGGAAATAACTCATATCCATAGCTCCTGCAAATGAACCATCAGGAAACATACCTGCAATTTTCATATAATCTGGATCTAATGGAAGAACAAATATTCCTTGTCCTTCTGTATAATAAGCACATCCATAAAACACATCTTCTCTTAAAGTGATAGACGCAGCTTTACGAAATTCATAATTCAATCCTAGAGTGTCAACTATATCAACTGTTTCTTGATACTTTTGTAATGTGGATTGCACATCATTTTCGCCTGAGATTATAAATGGGGGAACTATATTACGAATTGTAAGATCAATCTGATTTGCATAATATTTACAAAGACGATAATAGATTTCTGAACGATAATAAAGATAACGAGATAAGCTTCGTAGATTCTTTTCATTAGAAGAGATATTCTTTATGTATGATTTTACATCTTCTTTTGAATAGTTACTGATTGACGTATATCTGGATGATTTCTGAATATCTCGAAGACTTGTAATTGCACTTGTTGCGTCTTCATAACGTTCAAGTCTACTTTTATTTTTCTCATACCATTCACGCATTTCATTTGCGGTTGGCTGTTTTGGAGTAGAAGAAGTGGTTTTCTTCTGCGAATTATTTATTTTAGTAGGTGCATTAGAATTTGCATCTACTTTCTTAGGTCTAGGCATATTTGATAATGCACCTCCTTAATTGTATTTTGCTTTACGGATTGTAAGTTTTGAGATAAAATCTGTTGCATCACTATATGAAAGTTTTCTGTTAGTAATATTCTCACGTCTCATGTTGGAAAGTTGCCAGCCCATTAAGGCACACACATAGGCTTTATCATCGTTTAGCTTTCCTGCTTTATCAGGTGCAAGGTCAAATCTATCACGACCATTACTCTGATTAAAACGATAAATATTAACAAGCTCTGTTTTCATACTATCAATCAACTTTAATGAAAGTTCTTCATCTCTTTCAAGGTATCTAATTTTATTTTCTATAGTTATACCTTTTTTCTTAAGTTCTTTTTCTTCCTTTTCTGAAGGATATGTATATCTCTGTTTCATTTCGCCATTTGGATATTTCTCATATAAAAGAGTTAAATATCCTTTGTGCATGTATTCTTCTGTAAACTCAATCAAATTCTGTTGCATCATTTTAATCAATGCTTCAAATAAATCTGGTTTATATTTAGCAGGAGAAATAAGATGTAGAATACCGTCTATTGCATTTGGAAACTTTGACTTCATTTTTTCATCTGGTCTAAATTCTGAATCAATAAGACCACGATGCATCACACCATTATCATCTTCCCAATCTTCACAAAGGAAATCCGTGATTGGTACACCTGCACCTCCAGATCCGCTATCCACTAGAATAGCAAGTATATTTTCATAATCTGCATTTCCATCTCCATTGTAATCAAGAATAATTTGTTTTAATGCCTTAATCTGATTAGGTGTACTCATTGGTGTTTTCTTTTTAGTAAGAACATCAGCTAACTGAATTACATTTACAATACGAGCTTTCCAACCAACATTTTCATCACAATAAACCTCAGTTACAAGTACAACAGATCGGTCGGCAAGTCTAGCAGGATCATACGTGATAATATATTTAGAAGCACCATCCTTATTTTTTAAATCTGGAACACGAGGCACTGAATTACGAATAATGTCGGCACGTCTAATAATCTGACCATCGCCACCCTCTGAAGTGAAGATGTTCCCGTATTCTCTTAGACCAGCTTCTTTATCTTCACGCATACGAGCATCAACAACTTCTTGAGTAAGAAGAGGTTTTGGCATTAAGATACCACCTTTTGTAGCTTTGATAACTGTATCAGCATTTATATCTGCACAAAAATAACGCTTATCACCAGCGTCCATGTGTAAACTGCATTCTCTATATTTTCGGAATAAATATTGGTCAGTACGACCAGCAGAGGAAGCGTAGATAAGCTGATTAGGAAACATTGGTGGCTCAATTAAAGCGTCTGTTGCATCGTAATCAACACCATCACCAAATTCGGAGTTCTGAGTACAGAATGGCTCAGAGGTTTCAAATAATTCATCTGGCGAATTCATACATTCATCATAAAAATTGCAATTTGAACGTTTTGATCTATTATTATCATAAGCACCATTTAAGGTATAACATGCGCTATTATTGTAAAGATGAAACTGATAACTTGAGGGATTATGTGTGAATCCATTACTATTCGCTTGGCTTTTAACAACTTCTCCTTGAAAAACATCCGTTAATGTCTTAAAGGAAGGAATTGCATTAAAAGTTAATTTCTCTATCTTGGAAAATAATTCTATACTTTGAGATCCGACACCGCAGAGTATATATGCAGAAAAATTGGGCACGAGTAAAGTACGTGTCATTAAATAAATTGCACCTAAAATAGATTTTCCTGAGTTACGTCCCATACACCATACAACAAATTGTGCATTCCACGTATTCATAAAAACATAACGTTGATAGTCCATCATAGAAATTCCGAATATTTGTTCCGCAAATAAAACTGGATTGCGCCTGCCCCATTGTATAAATTCAGAAATTTGCTTTTGTTCTTCTAATTGTTTTTGAGTTAGTCCATAATTTAATTTAGAATCAAAAAACTTATAATCATCTGGAACTAAAATTCCACCATCAGTCGTTTTCAATAATTCTATAATTCTCATCGACAAGACCTCTGTTACGAAGATAATCTTTCAAATCCTTATTTTCCATAAGTAATTTTCGAGCATCCTCAACTGCCTTGTCTCTTTCTTTGCTCAACTTTTCGACTAACTCAACTTTTATATCTTTTATTTCTTGAGCAATATTTTCATCATATCCAATTTGCTTATGACGAGCAGCCTCACTAATTTCTGCTACTTGTCTCATACCTTCGCACGTACCTATATCAAAGGAATTAATTTTTGCATCACGCAAGCCTATTTCTGTTAATTTTTTAATTTTACCAGATAGGGTATTAGCACCTTTAGATTTATTATTGTTAAAATTAACTGATATACCATTATCTTTTGCAAGAGTAGAAGCAACGTTCATAAGTTTCTGTGAGCTACTTGCCATTTTATCAATTAAAGGCATGTTATCAGCAGCATGAGATGAGTCACTGATATATTTATCAATCTGATCATTCAGTTTTTCAGCTTGATTAAGCTTTTTAACGATCTGAATAACAGCACCCATTTTCATACCATCATTTTTTGTCTCGTCATCAATAAATGAATTCAACTGAGCATATAAAATAGGTTTATCTTCTTCGACAGGATAATTCTCAAATGGATCATAACCAATAGCATGAATTGTATCTCGTCTATTCATTTTGTATTGCTCAATAATTTCTTCATTCTTTTCTCGTACAATAGTATTGTTTTCCTTTTGTGATTCTTTTATTTTTTCTGTTTGCTCAGTTTGCAATCCATCAGAATCCTGGTACGTTAAGCAATTCCAGTTTCCCATAGCGATATTTTTTGAATACGCTGCCCAAACATTTGATTTAATTTTTCCTGAAGCAAGATTTTCAGACTCAGCGATACTAGCATCCCATACTGTCTCTAAAAATGGTTTGTTAAGATATCGTAGGGCAAGTCGTACTGAAGTTTTATCTGGCTCATGTTCAACTTTATCTTTACCAATTGATAATGCCAAACGTTTTGCACAGTCTTTGCAAATAGGAGTAAGACCACTTTTATTTAATGGATCTGTACTTACATAAAACTTATCCCTTGCTTTATGTGTATTACATAGATAGCACCACGCACCATCTTTTAATGTTTGTACTTTATTTTCTAAATCTTCAATTCGTTTCTTAGCTTGTGCAACTGTCATTTTCGTTGCAGATTCTTTTGCTGTTGCCAATAACAGTCACTTCCTTTCTTTCCAAATAAATTAAGCACTCTCTGCAATAACAGTAAGAGTGCTTTCCAAATATTCTACATAATCGTAGTTGATATTTATTTGTAAATTGTTTTTCTTAAACCATTCGTCAAATTCCCCAATATCAATTCTATATACAAAATCTAAGAAATCATACGGAGAGAATTTGGTGTATCCATAATTATCATGAAATAGTTTATGTACATCTTTATTTATACAAGCTCCAAACCCATAAATTATATGCAAATCCTTTAATTCGTCTCTTAAATATTGAAACTCATCTTCACTATAATCACATACTTGTTGTTTGACTTTTATGCCAGTTAATTTAAAAACTTCATCAACAATATCTCTAAATGCAGTAGTGTGATGCACATTATCAAATTCTCCACCAGTAATTACACATTTATAATTACAAAATTCCATTGATTCATTAAACCAATCTTTTGTATCAGAGCGAAGTTCCGTATATGTAGGTAAAATACCACCTTTCCAACGACCATTAAGTTCTCCATTTAAAGGATTGATATGTCTTGGATTCTTGTCGCCAGCCCATTTGCCTTTCATACGTTTACTAATAGCTTTACATTGTTCAGGACTTCGTTTTCTACCTTTCCACCAACTATCATGGGTTTTGTAATATTCTTTTTTGGTGGCAGAAATTTTATCTCTTGCCTCTTGTGAAATAATTCTTCCTTTTAATTTTTCACTACATTTTAAACTCCTTGCAATATTAGCTCTATTTTGTGCTTCATAATTTTTACCTGAAATTCCCAAAACACCTGCATGACATTCAATTGATCTTACGGTTCTATTTGGAAAGAATATATTATGCAATTCTTCACCTGTAAAATCCTTATAATTTTCATACATTATTTTATCTTCAGCTTCAGACCATTTTTCAAAAACCGTATAATCAGGATCTAAAAATCCAGATTCTTTTTTACTACATTCTCTACATACATTTCGTAATCCGTCTATACAAGCTAAATCAATTGGAAAATATAATTTATTATTAGGTAGATCACGTCCACATTTTTTACAATGACGAGTACCAGAATAAAATAAATCTTTTTCTTTATTTTGTTCAATAATTTTTAATCTTTTTTCTTTATTGATTATTGCTTGACAGTTTTTACACACTGCATTCAATCTACCAATTCTCTTATTTGCATAAGAAAAATATTCATTTGTATTTGGATATTCTGCATTACATTTAGTACATATTCTTGTTTTCGAATCAACAGTAGTACCATGTGTATATCCCATAAAAATCACCTATAACCTTTCGTCCTAACCTCAAACAACAACTAAAAATAGCAGTAGAAGTGGGGAGGTTAGGTGTAAAACCCACATACACAAGAATGATCAGTTCTTATGTCTACTGCCATAATCCAACTATCTGCAACCGAAACAGTAACAATCCTCTCATAGTTGGCTATATATTTATTCTCTTTTTAAATTTCATCACAACATAAAAATAAACTTGACCAATTCGACATATAGCGATAAAATATGACAAAAATGTATTGGAGGTATTTTGTTATGGTTGAAGTTAAAAACATCAACGGTACATCAAAGGATAGATATTCAAATCCTAAAGGGTATTCTTCGTGGCTAGATTATTGGGAAAACAATTCTATATTTGTTACTCTTGACAAGTGTGCTTGCATAGGATGTTCAAATAAGGCAAAAGTAGGCGCACATGTTAGAAAAACAAACGGAGACAATAAATGGTACATAGTTCCATTATGCTATGAGTGCAACAAGAACACCGAACCATTTAATGTAAATGAAGCTTACTTGGTAGAAGTAAATAAAGAAAATACCGTTGATTTATGGTAATAGTATAATTAAATGGAGAGTTGACAATACTCTCTATTTTTTGTATATAGAACCGTTTGTACAAACATTTTGAATGTTTTGAAAGTGCAATTCACTTCACTTAGCACACCCTCTACGATTTGAACATAGACCTGACGATTTTGGAGATCATTGCTCTGCCAATTAAGCTAAAGGTGTATATAATAAAAGAACCATCTCATATGAAACGGCTCTTTCTCATTTCATATTTTGTTACTCTTTTAAATGATTATCCTCGGATGGAGTAGTAGTCTTAATTTCATCAACAGTAACTCCAACATTATATGTCACATCAGCAATGACACGAATATTCTCAAACCCAATTGTCTTATCAAGTTCAGCAATTGTATTCTGTAATTCATTTACATCTTCAGTAGAATATTCAGTAAATGTAACTGTAGAACCTGTAGTAGAAGTAGTTCCGTATATCTCCCAAAGATTCTTTAGCTTTGTCTGTGTATTTTTAATTAAAATTTTATATATCATATACTATTTCCTTTCTACAAATTAGATTTTATTATTTTAGTACAGATAGTGAGACTTGAACTCACAAGGTATTATTACCAGAGGATTTTAAGTCCTCTGTGTCTGCCTATTCCACCATACCTGCTTATCTTATGTCTTTCTCAATTTATCAACAAACTAAGGCAATTATAATGATCTGTAGGAGATTTGGACTCCTGTTGCCGCCGTGAAAGGGCGATGTCCTAGACCGCTAGACGAACAGACCTAATGTGGGCATCTCACCCACTGAATCAGCATAAAGCACTAACTAGCTGATCTTGGACTGTACACATCCAGTTATTTAGAATATAATCATCTGTATATAATCAATTCCTGCTCCCTAATTATGATCATTCCTAACTCGTACTTATAGTACGTCAAATGCATGATATGTGTATGAACAACCGTTTACTTTATCATTCTCCGCATATTTTCAGTATTCGGAACAAAGACCACTCGATAAGGTTTAATGACTCTTATCCGTCAAAATTCCAATTGTAAAAATCAGAAAAGACAATTTGCCATTTCTTACAAAACTCTGTGGACAGTTTTAATCATAATAATGGTTCTCATTAATGTAGAGAAGCACGAACATCTTCTCATTTCTGAAGGTTGAGAGTAACCGATAATCCTAGATGTCGGTAGGAAAGAAGTAGGACTTACAATACTACATGAATAGCAAATGCCAAGATGTGATACTTATATATTTTCTGTTTGGTTGCCCACTTAAGGGTTCTTTTATTTATTCTCTACATTGTCGTCACCGTTTTATATATGCCTTTCGTGCCTGTTTATAAGGGCTTTATTTGGATAATACAGTTCTATCGGTCTGTTAGTCCGTCTGATTTTCACAGAGCCTTGTTGAGTTCTTATGGTTTCAGAGCATTCGGCTGTAGGTATATGAGTTTGTTACCCTTAATATTATTCAATCACTTTGACATAAATCATCTTAACATGCTATGATGTAAAAAAAAATTTTATAAGGAGTATATATTGGACACAATATTTGAAATATTTAAGACCATTTTTCCTGCTATTATTACTGGAATTTTTACATTCCTAGCCACTAAATATACGTATAATAAAAATATACCTTTAGACAAAATGGAGATAGCATATGATAAAATATATAATCCTATATATCATATACTATTACAAAATAATTCTAATAATATATGTACAAATCAAATCAGCTTAGATATATTTGTCATTTTAAATAAATATAATGATTATGCAGATCAATCGACACTTCACGCATTTGATTTATATCGTAAAAATAGAGATAAAGATAGTTTTATAAATTTTAAAAATAACATCAATAATAAATACATATATCTTCGCAAAAGACTTGGATATTTAGAACCTAATTTGATACAAGCGTATACATATTCTTCAAAAAATGAAAAATCTGTTTTACGATTAGTGTTAGAGTGTACTGTCGCATACATAACAATGCTCGCATATGCATTGTTGAGTGCATCAGTTCACATAGTTATAACATGGATAGTTTTTAGTTTAATATGTATCATTATAATTGAGTTATTAACTTTATTTTTTAGGAATATTTTAATTTATATCAGGAAAATTATAAAACATATAAAATCCAATAATAAATGTCGTAAAAATTGACATATTTTGACAAGAAGTGTCATATAATATATAATAGAAAGGACAAGCAGTTATTCAAACATCTTTGTTTTGGCTAGATAGAGATGGTTAGGCAGTTAAGTCACGTCAGAGTAGTGATACTCTGTTTATATAGATATCCTCATGACACAATGTAGGAAATACTTACAAAGGAGGATAATACGTGACATTTTGTGAATTACTAATTTTTACATTAGTGACTGGCATAGTAAGTGGTGTAATTGCTACATACTTAGTCAGATTGTCCGATAAACACAAAAATGACCGCCACGGCAAATAGCGATCATTTCCTTTGTGTTGATATTGTTATATTAGCCAAATAGTGTTCAATATTGGCTTAACCGTCTAACGGATAATTGCTTGTTTCTTTTGACTTGTATTGTAACACATAAAATTGTGTGGTGCAAGAGGGAATTAAACGAAGTCTTAGACAAAAGCCTCATTGGGATTGTCTACAAATCAGAAAGTGATTTTTGTTCTACTTGTTTTATTTCTCCATCAGCAAAATATTTTGCAAATTGCTCATCTGCATCAATGTCCTTGTACACCGCAACCATATCAAGCGAATTCCAACCGACTAGCATTTGAATTACATCATCAGGAAGACCACTTCGAGAACAAGAAGTGGTAAAGAAATGACGAAGACTATGAAAATAAAAGTCTTCTCCTAAATGTTTGCTAAATGTATCAGCCCAACTGTCAAGAGTGCTTGAATCCATAGGTTCGTCTATATATTCTCCATTTACTTTCCTTGGAAATAACCATTCTGATTCAATTCCGTGTTCTTTTCTATAATTCATCCACAAATCAAAATATGGCTTAAATGGTTTTGCAAGTGTATATACCGTCAACATTTTACCCCTAGAGCCTCTTCCCTTTGTTTGGATCTTTTCAGGTGTTTTATATAAAGAACCATATATAATATTTTCATTATCAAAATAGGATACTTTAAATCGTGGTAACTCACTTTTACGTCTGCCACTAAATGCAGCTAATGCTAAAATACAAGCCTTGTCATATTTACCTTTTTCAACCCAATAATCAAGCATACCCTGTACTTGTTCATCGGATAGTACAGTTTTAGTAAATACTTTCTCATTTGCAGGATTTTCAATTTTACGTATAATCGGTTTAAAGTTCTCATACTCATCATCTAATATAGCTTCGACATAATTTGAAAGAGAAGAGAGAGTAGATTTCACTCTACGCATTCTAGCTGGCGACCATTTATATTCAGTAAGACAAAAACTCTGATAACGAGAAATATCCCTCTTAGATAAATCAATAAAGAATTTGTTGTCGCAATGCTGAAGTAAATACACCCAGAAAATGTAAAGGTCACGTCTGTATGCATTGATTGTATTTGGAGATCTATCAACTGAACGAAGATAATCTAAAAAGTCATTTCCTAACTCTATATTCTCTTTATTGCACTGAGCCAATAACTCATCAGTAACAATATTGTTATGCTGTATTTTTCTACCCATTAAATCTCACTTCCTTTCAATATAACAAAAAGAAGCAGTAATATCATTAATGAACCGCTTCTTGTCGCATTTTTATATATTCATCATAAATCCAACAATCAACTATGACACCAATCATGAGCACATATATTTATTCTCCGTTTCCATTAACAGAAATATCAAATTAGTGAACGACTGAGGTTACGATCCTCACATAGACCAATCTCGCCCATACAAAAAGAGTGTGTAGCATACACTACACACTCCCATATTTCTTATTAGTTAATACCAAAACGATTCATCTAATTTATCCAGATAACACTCATAGTTCATTAACCGCTTGTAAATCTCTGAAAATGCGTCTGCTATATCAAGCCAATCATTTAATGAATTATAAGTCTTCTGAATTTCTTTTGTCTTCTTCTCGAACTCTGCCTGAGACACCTGCTTGCCATTGATAGAATAGTAATCTTTATCAATTTCCTTGCAATCACAGTGGTCACAGTCACCATCACAATTATCATCACCAATACTGACTTCATATACTACCTTAGATTGGATACGTGGAATAATTTTTGAATTACAATTATCCATTACATAACAAACTACTCCTGTAACATATAAGTATCCATTTTCACGTTTAACAGGTTCACACCAAATACCTTCATGATCTAAAGAAATAAGATACTCATCATTGTAATTATCATGATCTGGTCGAGCGAAATCTGAAATATGAGCCAGATCGTGACCATTCTCTACTAACTCAGCAATGATATTCTTCGCATCTTCATACTTTGCAATAATTTCTACACAATCCAATGTTTTGTCCATATTAGAGTCAAAATATGTATTTTCAATATCTACAACTAATTCCGTGTAGTCTGTAAAGTTTCTTTCAACAATATCTGCTTTTATGTTAATCACGTCCCCTCAAATTAAGCATTCTTGACTGCATTTTTAAACCCTGTTAATGCATGAAATTTTGGATTCTTAGAAGCTGTAATCTCAAGTGCCTCGCCTGTTTTTGGGTTTCTGCCCATACGTGCAGCTCTCTCAACAACCTCGAAATTACCGAAACCTGCAAGAGATACCTTCTCACCTGATGCTACTGTATTAACAATTGTCTCAAGGACTATATCTACAAGAACTGCAACATCCTTCTGTGTTGCTCCATCAATCTGTCTTGCTACATTCTTTACTAACTCTGTCTTATTCATATTCTTTTAATTCCTTTCATTCACAATTAATATTTTTATTTTTCAATTAAAAAGAGGGTAGCGTCCATATAAGGTACACTCCCCCAAAGTGGCTTCGTCAGCCAAAACCGAAGTTATTCCCATTTATTAATCGCCTGTTGGGTTCAGGTCTATTTACATCTCAGTAGTGACTCTGCGATGTCTATGCGAATCGGACTACTCAAAATAGAAGAGTAGCCCTGTTTTCACAGTCACTTGTCATATTAAAAAACTATGTATCTTCGTGCATAGCTTTGTCTAATTTAATTTAAATACATATTCAGCCGTTCTACCTTGTCCTTGTTCAAATTCAAACATTGAGCAAGAAGCATTTGATGCTGCATTTAATGTCATAGCATACGGATCAATACCAATTACTGAGCCAACAGATAATACTGCTGAATCCATCCCAATCTCTTTAAGATCATCATGGTGAATGTGTCCAGAAATTGTATAATCAATATGAATACCGTATGTGCGTGACATTTCTAATAAATTACTTTTTAGATTTTTCTTCTCACCGTGCAATCCAACCACACAGTATGTAGACATCATTGAGTAAGTCATTCCTGTTGGATTTTCGAGTATTGTGATATTCTCATTATCTCTCAATCGCTCTTTGATAAGAGCCATCATAATTTTGCTAACATTTTCATCTGGAAATGTATTCTTTTTTCCATCCAATAGTCTTAACTGATTATGATTTGAATCAAAAACCATCTGGAATTTTATTGATACATATTTGCTTAATTCATTCAACCAATTTGCTAAATAATCTGCATAACGAATACTAGACTCAATTACGCCATATCTTAATCTCATAAGCTGAGACATTCTTAGACATCCATCAATACCATCTCCAAGTTCAATAATTGACAATTCAGTAATTCCAAGTTCCTCGATTTTGTCCACAACCTTATTAAATAAAATTGTCATTCTTTCCTCAAATATCTCAGGAGAGTACGCATTTATAATTCCATTATAAAAATCTTTGATTTCAAATTCACAACCATAGTGGCAATCGCTAATGGCAAGTATCCAAGACTTTTTATTAGTTGTTGGTTGAATACGAATAGGAGACGATAACTGTGGCAAAGATAAAATTGTTTCACTAATTTTTTCAGTTATTAATTCATCCCTTGCATCTTCACGTAACCATCTATTGTATTCGATTTTCTCTGTCTGTAATTTTTTACGTTCTTTTTCTAATTCACGTTTCTGTATTTGTAATTCTCTTATATATTCATCATCAGAATTAAATACACCAGCATCTTTAAAATCTCTTGCATATTTACAGGCTTTTCTATAAGCCGATTCATCTCGATACTGAGATTCATCATCGTCAAATAATTCTTTATTAACCATTGGTGTAATTTCTTTCCAATTCTTATATTTTTCAGAATTAATTAATTGATCCAATCGCCATAAATAAGAGTAGTAGTTTTCATTTTCTAATTTTGTAAAATCAGATATATTGTCCACCTACTCTCTATTAAGCCTCTGTAGGCTCGTCAAGATCTTCCTCATCCTTGACTTTTATATTAATCTCAATAGCACCACCATTGAAATCTGAGAGAAGTGTAGAAAGCTTTTTCTCCTCGCCATCCACATCAACTGTCATATTATCAGTATCAAGAATTCCTGCTACCTTCATAGCAGTAGTTGTAATTTTCTTATAAGCAAAATTTGCCATTTTTCAATCTCCTTTTTCTCCTTATCAAATAAAATAGGAGAGCAGTGCGCTCTCCTTAAATAATTTCATCTAAACTTGTTATATATTTACAAATTCTATTCATAGAACTTGGGCTTATTCCAAGTTCTTTTGACATAGAAATTTGTGAAACATTTGGATGTTTCTTTTTATATTCAGAAACAATGTTAACTTTTGATAAAAAAACTTCATGTCGCTTATTTTTCCCATTTGGAAATACTATATTTTTAGTATATTCAATATAACTTCTATGATTTCTTATAGCACACACTGTTGAACTATTAACGTTTAATAATTTTGCTATATAATCATTTTGATATCCATCTTTCAACATTTTTATAACTTGTTCAATCTCTTGAGTAGACAAATCATCTTTTGATAATATAGGAAAGATCATATCCTTTGTTAATTCTTTATGAGTTTTCTTTATTCTTATATTATTTATTGTTCCGACATCCTTTTTATATAAATTAGCAATTTCAGAATTTGTTTTTCCATCTTTTATAAGTTGGATTATTTCTAATAATTCTTGATGATTTAATTGTTTATTATTTTTAGACATTACTATACCATCAGGAAAAATAATATTTTGAGTTAAATACTTCCACGAATCTTTATACCTGATTGACTGTATTGTGCCTATAGGTATCCCAGTTTTAATTGATATTTCTTCATATGAAAATTTGCCATCTTTTAACATATTAATTACAGATAAAATTTCTTTTTCTGTATATTTATTAAAATAACAATTTTCACCCTTAAATAATTCTGAATTAACATCATGAACACGTCTCTTACCATAGTTGGATAAGAAAGGTTTATCCGCATATGGCGCAATATTATATCCAATTGAATCATCTAAAACTTTTAATTTATCTATATAATATTGTTCTCTGTCAAGTAATTCTATTTCTTGACAATATTCTAATATAGAAAAAACGAAACAATCTTTTCCATATTTATTCCAAGAATTTTGTAAATGTGTATTGGGATGTTTATTTAATTCTAAATTTCTTATATGCTCAGACCATCTTCTGTCTATACAATTAGAACTTCCTATATATATTTTCCCATTTTTTATATTTGTTATTTTATAAACACCGCAATATTTCTCCATTTTATCACCTATTATTTATCCTTCCGTTTATTTATTCTCCATATAAAAAGACACCAAAGCTGAAAATAACTCAGGTGTCTTTGTATACTTATATGTTGTTACTCCTTGAATATCTTTTACAAAAGAGTAGTTAATTCCTTTTGATTGAAGATATTTCATTTCGGGAGTATATTGTGTACTATACTCTTTATCAAATTTTTTTATCACGTAATATCCATCCTTAAAATAATTCCTCAATATTTGTAATAATGTGGTCAGCTACGCCTTTTTCAATAATCTCGTTAGCGTCTAACCACCAATTTTTACGATAATTTTTATCATATTCACTCTCAGTAATCTTTGTATGACTTAAAATAAACTGTTTTGTGTCTTCCTCGATTTTTTTAGTTCTCTCTAAATCATCAAGTACCTTGCCAGTATCTCCGTAACTACCTGTAGAACCATCATGAATAAGTGCTTCAGTAGACGACAGGATATATCTGTTGCCCTTTGGAATACCCATGAGCAAAAGCCCACCTGCGGAATAACATTTGCCCATTCCAACAGCATAAACTGGTGTCTTAGAAAGATTACAGATATTAATAAGCTCGTTTATTGCATTAAGAGAACCACCATTTGAATTAATCCAAATCTTAATTGGTTTTCTTTCGGCAATTGTTATATCCTTGTCTTCTCTATTCCATTCAACTATTTCCTGAGTCCACTCTACAATCCAATCATCAATATCTTGATTAATAAGAATTTCACGATTATTTAATCGCTTATAATAATCAACAAGAGTAGGATCTGCAAGTTTGTAATTTGCTTCACTTCCTAAATTATCAAACTCTAATTGTAAGTAATCTTTATTCATAGGCACATAGCCTCCGTAATTTCATAATATTTCTCTATAATGAGATTTTTGTACCACTATTAACAGCAATAACCTTTGTGGATTTAAGGCAATCCGAGATTGCGTCCTCTAAATCATGTTTAAATTCAATTTTATTAGAGTCACCATGAACCAAATAGATCTTTTCACAATTGATTGATTTATAATAATTAATCATATTTTGTCTTTGCATATGACTAGAAAATGATTTCAAATCATAAATCTGTGCCTTATTCTTAAAAGGTTTACCATTAATATTGATTGTTTTATTGTCTTTACCATGTTTTATTTTCCATGCCAAAGTATCTTCGCCAGAGTATCCCATAAACAAAATACAATCAGATTCTCTTGGCAAAATACTCTGAGTCCATTTAATTGATCTTCCTGCTGTTAACATACCTGAACTGCTAAGAACAATTTTAGCCCCTTTATCCGCAATAGCAGCTTTACTATCTTCTGGATGTATAATTCTCTGAATATTTTTCCACGACATCATTTGATCAAATAATTCTTTCTTATTCTCTTCAAGAATAGAAGAGTAGCAATCCAATAATCTATTTGCCAATGGACTATCAATTAAAATAGGTACTTTGAAATTTTCATCTTTTCCAAATAGGGAATATAAAATCCATAAGATATATGGAGTTCTGTCAAGTGAAAATGACGGAATAAGAACTCTTGCATTGTTGTCAACACAATATTGTTCTATAACAGATTTGATTTTTTCTATATCTTTTTTATATGTTTCTTTAGTACATTGTCTTTCTTTGCTGCAATAAGTACATTCCATGATTGCAATATTAGCCGATGACACAGGCTTAAAATCTTCAACAAAAACTCTTGTATCTTGTGTGGCAATATTGCCGAGGTCACTTGAAAACAGAATTTTTCTAGTATGTGAACCTCCGTTTATATATACTTCACATTGTTTGGATAGAAGAATATGCCCTGCGTCAGTATATCTAATAGCAAGTTCATCAGATAAATTTACTATCTTATCAGAATCAATCTCTTGAACAAATTCGAGTGCTTTATATACAATATCTTCAGTATAAAATGGTTCATAATTTCTGTCATTTTTCAAATTTATTATATCTATATCTCTGCAATTTATAAATGACGAATCGAGCCACATTTCTCGTAAAATCGAAGTTGACCCTTTAGGAACGATGATTTTTGCGTTACATTTTCCACGGGCATATAATGTTGGAATCATGGCTATATGATCTGCGTGTAAATGTCCCACAATAATAAATTCTACTTCTTGTGGTCTTACTTTCTGAATATATTTCATATTCGCCCTATAATTTTCTAGTACAGTATGTTCACCCTGAATCATACCACATTCAAATAAATAACAGTGATCAGAAGTTTTTATTCGAGTACAACTTCCAGTAACACCTTCAGCATTTCCACCGATTATTTCTACAGTTACTTCATTCTTTTTCTTTGCGATGTGAGACACCGCCTTTCATATATATTTCACCTATTTGGTGAGAGTATTATTTCTGATTTTTGTTAAATCACGCATAGCACGTTTATCTTCGGTCATATAATATTTCTTATACCGACTATGACTATGATGTAACGTACCATCATTGCCCCAAGAGTAACCTAAACTTTCTAACTTATGTGCTTCATTTTTACTAATAGAAATTATTTTATTTCACATCCTTAATTATATTTCCTGCAAAATAGCAGAAGAGTTGGAAATGTAAGACTCGAACTTACGACCTCATGATCCCAAATCATGTGTTCTACCAAACTGAACTAATTCCCAAAAGAAAACCCCGTATACGAAACACGAGATTTACATATATGAGCTGAGATATTGACTCATTACACTGCCATCTATTGCGGTTGGACGCAACTTATCACACAGCCGATTAGGCTGTAGGCAGCAACAACACTGGTTTTGACATAACCAGCAAACTCTTACCACAAAGCATTATAGATTTCCCTTCTACACATCGTCTCTTGCGGAGTTCTCAGATTGCAGTCTGATACGGTTGCATGTACTCGTAATTTCTCATATAGTACCTTGCGAGTGCTATATGTCATCATATTACAGATGAATAAGTTGTTTTTCTCTTTGTGGTCGCACACACTTTCGCTTGATGTTAGTTGTATATTTTTTATATTAACCAAATTAATTCATTAAACTCAGTATGTACATTTATTATTGGATGATGTGGTGTACATTTGACCATCCATACCTTTTGAGTACAGCCCAATCAACACCATCCTGTCGATCTTGCTATCGATCTACTTTGCTAAAAAACACCTATCTTTCGATTTAAGATGTTGATATAGCAATATAGCCAACACTAATTCTTGCGGAACTCGCATCAACTATACACGGATTATCCCCACATTTCTGTGTTGCTACAGTGCCTTTCACATGACACCTGCCTAACCATATTCGCCAGCAGTCGCCCTTGAATAGAAGGTCAGGTATAAATCCTGTGTGTTTTCCGTTAAACTGTATTTCTACAGTCGCAGTCTTAGTACACTCTAAGAACCGCTTTATACATGTTACCATGCTTATCTCACTGATCCGAAACCAACCAGTTCCTACCGAAGTAGGAGAGTTCCCATAGTAGGGTTTGAACCTACGCCCCTCGGATATATCCGAACACTCTACCATTGAGCTATATGGGGAGAGTACAGTAGCTATACCTTCAGAATGAAAATACAACTACTGCTAAAAGAAGAGTTGTTTTTATGAAATGTATTATCTGCTTAAAAACGCCTTGATTCGTCGCCCGTAGGTTTGATTCCTATATATCTTCCACAGAATGTATATGGTACAGTTTCGCTTGCTGTACTTAACTGGTTTGGCGCACCACATACAAGTTTTTCACATAGCGTCACAGCAATGATTTATAGCTATATGTTAGACGAAATATTATAATGTCTCTCGACAATTATATATTCTCTGTTTATCAGCTAAGAAAAAGCTGATTTCATTGTTTTTAGCCTTACGGCATAGCCCTCAATTAAGAGGGCTTTTCTTTTGTAATAAAAACGATCGTTGCATATTTTTATTCCGCATTTGCATTTAAGCGGAGAGGATAGTTGTGTTGGTATTGTACTAAGTACACGCAAATTTACGCTATTATACATAGATAAAGTTTCATTGCCCACTTTCTCCTCATAAGTTCACTTAACTACAACTGCTACAACCGTTGATTTTACTAGCTTTTTGATATAGTAAAATAATTAAGTCTGTACAAAAAATGTGCATTTTAACAATTTTTTGAAAAACATTTTAGCAAATTTGCTGAATTTACATTATATAATACTTTTAGCAACAATGATTTATTTTTATTAAGAACAGAAGATATTGTTTTTTGATTACGAATTGAACCAGGAAGAATTTTGAACGAACGATCAATCATCCAAGAAAATAACCCAAGATAATTCTTCGATATTTTAATTGATTGTATTTCGCAAATTATATCATCAAAATCTTTTCTAAGTAATAAATAATCCTCATTTTCTGCATCATCGTTTATTTCGTATAATTTCAATGAATATTTTGCTATAATTTCTTCAACTTTTCTACAAGTACGAATATTACTTTTCATTTCATATTTAACAAAAAAATGACACATTGGTAAAGTGGTATCTACATTGCGAAACTTCATTAAATCCAAATCATATAAGTAATTCATAGGACATTTTAAATCTTTATTTATGTTTTTATCATTAAATCTATGTTTGATTATTTTCCAAAAAGAAGGATAAAGATTTGTCTTAATATCCATGTCATCTTTTATTCTTTTAATCTCACCAGTTAAGTCAATATCAAATCTTCTTTTTGCATTATCAATAGCAACTTGCGCTAAAACACTCAATATGCATACATAGTCAATGTATTTTTTATCATCAAAATTGCAAGCATATGTTTGAGCAATTTGAGCCAAATTACTTGATTCCCCAATATCCAATTGTGATTTTGCTAAATTGTTGTCAATGCCAGCATAATCATCCATTGATTTACCATATATATTTTTTTCCTTTGGAATATTGTTTTTAATTGTAGGATAATTCTGATAACAGTTTCTTGCATGTTCAACAATATCAGACTGATTTGTTGTATATCCGCTATCAGAATCTTGATCGCTTCCATTATTTCTATCCTGAAAATCTGTTCCATTCATATTTACTGCAATGCACTGTTTTCCAAGATTAAAATATTTTTCAAGATTTTTATGGTATACATTGTGAAGATATGTAAGATTATTTTTGCTATTGAAAGGACTTCTAAAGAAAGCTAGATATTCGCCACTATTAAATCTTTCAGTGTAACATTGGATTGTATTGTTTTCTGTAAAGAATGTATTATCATTATCCACATCAGATTCGTTTCCAGTAGCGGCATATAAAAGCATTGCATATGGAGATCCAACTATTACTAGATTTTCTGCATTTTGAATGATACGTCCACTTTTCATATTTAACACGTATCCTTTAATAATAGCTTTTTTTCTGTCACGAAAGTATGAACTTCTTACAAAATCTGGATTTTGATTACACAAAGCAATTAAAACTTCATAATCATTTGAAAAATTTTTATTCTTTTCAAGATATTTCAGAAACTCAGAATTGTCCTGTTTGAGTTTATTAATATACTCAACACTTTCTTTTACAACATTTGGCATTATTTCTTCATCAAGAGAGTTCACCATTTGATAACTCATTCTCTGAACTTCACCAAGCTTACTTTCATGTGCTGTCTTCACAATGCCAAACATGCAACCATTTTCATAAACTCTGTCACACCAATATTCATACGACTTATCAAATTTCAACCATTTCATAGCATTGTCAGTTGTGATCAACTCAATATCCTTGACAAAATGCTCAACTCCAAACATATCTTTTACAATGGCAGAGTAATAGTTTTCTCCAAAATAATCTCTGAAAAACTGTTGAATATTTGTACTGAACGCTGCCATTTTACAAAAATGATGTCTTAATAGGATATATCCATTCCCCCAAGTTGGAAAAATACTAGAATCAATTAGAGCTTGTCCATCAAACATTGTATTCTTCAATTCATAATTATCAATATGTTTTGCGTAACAATGTTTATTTTCATCAGTCTCAATACTGACAACTTTAGTAAAAAACGACCTGTCAACATCTTTTAATATTAAAATATTCTTGGGATTAATTTTGACTTTACCAACAATGGCACTTGATATAAGTGGGGCATATGCACTGATTTCGACTGTAGGAGAATTCCTTTTCGGAAGCCGAATGCCCATATATAAGAATTTAATTGCTTTTTTATAAAGACGATCACATATAAACATACATGATCCTTTTTTCGCTTTTCCTGTACTTCTATAAAGCATTTTATAATGAATAATTTCTCGTTTTATAATATCACCATTTTTCTTTCTGGTGATATATTCAACATTCACACCATCATTGTAAAATAACTTTCTGATTTCTTCCTTGGTATGTTTATGGTAACGATCTTTATTTTTATTTGCTTCTTGAAATAATTGTGAAAGTTTTTTGCGCTTATTTCTTTGCTTTTGAATTTGGCTTTTGTAACCATATGATTTTGCTAATTTGTATTCAGTTCTAGCATTTTTGGCAACTTTTTGTAAATGTGCAATTTCTTCTTCATATGAACGAGAACCAAAGTTAAATTCTAAACAAATTATATCTCGTGTAGATTCTTCCTTCCATACTTTTAATCCGTTTTCTTTTAGAAAGTCACTAAAAAGGCTATTTGTAAACATTGCATCTTTATACTCATAATGATCTCTGACACCATTGTTATACTCATAAAGAGTGCTTGCTTCAATGTTTTTAATTTTGATTCCAAATTCACTCATGTATATTATATCACCACCTGTTTATTCATTTAAAATTCCTCCTTGCATTCATCATTTATCGGATTATTCTCTTCATAACACACATGCAAAGATTCACAACCAGTACAATCAACCATATTACTCATCGGACACTCTGATAGAGGAAGAGTCGCTGCCATATTATACAAATCTTCGCTATTATATTTATTCTCCATAATCGTCCTCCGTCATTTCATAAATCCTATAGCCTAGAAAAATAGCCATATCTTTAGTTCTATCAAAACAATCTACATGAGCATATTGTCCAACATCATTTCGCACATATTTGTCTCCAATGCAAATTTCTTCGCCACATTCGGCACATATAACATTGCTTTTATATTCTTTATAATTAGGGCATCCTGGAATATGATGAAGTTGTCCGCAATACTCACATGTACAGTTCATAATATTCATTTATTTAATTCCTCTCTAGTAACAATTTCCAAGCCTCTATCGAAACATTTTTGTTCAAGATCGTAGCGATCCATGTAATATTTGAATGAATCGTGATCATTTAATTTCGATACTTCCTGTAATATATCATTACGGATAGAAGAGGAGTCTGAAGCAAATTCGACATCTTTATATTTTTCCATGAGATCAAGCAGCTCTACACTATTTTCTTTTAAATATAATGTAGTCATATATTTTTCTGTCTCTTTATTCCATTTAGCAATAGCAATTACTGAATAATTCCTATTATGTAAGTCAATTTTTATACAAACTGTTCCAATATTTTCGTATCTAAGCATTTTTAATACCTCTCTTATATGTATATTGATCATAGACTTTCCCTAACCGACATGCTCGATTGAACCGCATATCTGATTCAATTCTCGCCGCAATATTGTGGGAAGTAGCGTTCGTAGTGTCAAAATCTGATTCGTAGATCAGCCCTCTATATTCTGATGGATCTACATAAATTTTTGGTGTAGTATAATTCATATAATTTTTTGTTTCCTTTCTCTGTTAAATATTTTTTCATTCGCATCGCTCCTTTTATAGTGTTGCGTTAATTTGTTACATATATTTATTCTCTTATTTACAATTCGTTTTCTAATAACTTAATAATCTTAGTTTTTACGTTATCAGAAAATAAACAATTTTTATCAGACTCTAATAAATCTAATACTGTTTGATATGAAATATTGGATGATTTTAATGTGTTAATATAATGTTCTTTGTTCTTGAACCATTTTGTACCAATTTTATATAATTGATTTGAATCACCTATTTCATTTGTTCCTGTAATTTTTACCATTCTTCCCATAATTTATTCTCCTTTCATTTTTGTTAAATATCTTATTTCACCAGGCACGTCATCCTTGTTATATATTCTCTTTCCATAAATTCTTTCTAATTCGATTAAAACAGAATCACCTTCTAATTCCATTGGATCAAGAGCATATACATTTCTTGTAGGAACAAACACACCTTCTTCTTTTTTATTCTCCACAAACATATCTCTTCTTATATAAATTAGTTTATAGGATTCTAAAACAGATAATCCGTTTTCAACTGTTGAGATAGAGGTATCTAATCCTTTGGCAATTTGAGATTTAGATGGAAAAGAAATCTTAGCAGGTGCAATATCTCCTGGATAATTCATGATAAATTGCTTTATATAGAGATAAATGCCCAATAGAATAGATTTATTAATTTTAGATGAGAGAGAACAGATTTTTTCATATTCAGAAATAGTAATCTGTACAAAACTGTCCTCTGTAAAAAAAACATTACGTTCATAAGATAATTGAAGATAAAATAAATCATTTGGTTTAATAACAAAAATGTCTGTATTACAGCTTGCATAACCTTTGTTTATTAGTTCTGTTTTAATAATTTCTCGAAAATCAGAGTATATGGATTTATTATTTGTTTTTGTAGAATATCCAATTTCTTGTAGCAAATCATTAAGTGTGAGAGTAACTTGTCCAAATGTTTGTACATGTTTCCTTAGATATAATATGATGAGATAGTATTTTAAACCTGAAATACCTTTGTGATTTTTGATTTCTTTTTTTGAAAATCCAACTGATGTTATTTTTTTATCTTTTTCGGATAGATAAATATAGTTGTCGATTTTAATCGCTCCTTTCGTTAAAAAATTCTGTGTGAAAATTTTCCCAAAGATTTAACACTACCTATTAAGTTTGTGTGAAAATTTTCCCAAAGGGGTACTTAATTCTGTGTGAAAATTTTCCCAAAAAGTAGGTATATAGTATAAAAGCATAAAGAGTTATATAAAAAAGCATAAATATATAAAAAAGTATAATAACTTCGTAAATGGTCTAACGCCCATTTACTCCGTAAAAATTTGATTGATTGTTATTGGTTGATAATTTTCATTTGGGTGCATATGAGATGTACCTATATGATTATTTTTCATTAATTTTCTCTCTGATTAAGATTCACATATTTATCACTAAATTCAATATTGAAGACTGGCAATCTATCATGGTACTGTTCATATATTTCTTTACCAGACATGTGAGTTGTATATTTCCATCCATTAGGTAACTGCTTATGAATAGTTTTTTCTTCTACAATACTTTTCTCTTTGCTAAATCTATCACCTATTTTTCCACAAATAGAACAGTAGCTACTTAATTCTGTATGAAGATTATTCTTTCCCATAAAAGAAAACTTATATCTTATAATACATTCCTCATATTGATGCTTGTGGTTTGATTTCTTCTCAATCTTAGAAATATTGCTTCCTGTATTCTTCTTGTACTTTGATATTTCTTGATCAAAATTGTTCATAATTATTCCTTTCGATGATAAATTGGTTGTATAATAGATTTTTTATTTGGTATTAAAATCTTGTTGTGAATTCAGTAATTTCCTATGGATAGGATAGTGATTAGATTATAATAATTGGATTATCTTCATCTGGTAATGATAAATTAAATGTACTAGGTTTTATCATTTGTATTAGAGTGATACATCTGTAGTACATTACTTCTGTTGCTGATTTTAATTTACGGCTATTCCATTTGTAAGATTCTAACACTGTTGGTTGAAAGAGATACATTGCTAATGATGAATCTCTTTTGATTGCTTCTAATACTGTTGGTTTTATGTATACCTTAAATATAAATTCTATTGGAAGTAACGAAACTTGAATATTTCCTCTTCTGTAACATGAATTGTAATATGAACTAAGTGCGTCTAATTTTGTTTCATGTTTAGATTTATCATAGTGTCCTTTGCAAATCAGAATTATATCTGTCATTGTTTTATTATCCATTTTTATGTCCTCCTTGATAATTGATAGTTATTTATTCTCTATTTCTACACATCTATTAATATAATTATTGTAACCTGCCTGAAGAATTGCTTCGGTTTCTTCTATGATTTGATAAAAGAAACTTGGCTTCTCGTAATAAATTCCTTTTTCTTTATCTATAGGAACATGATCTATTTTAGTCTTTGAGTTTTCTTTTATTAAATGATAAATTGTCATATCTTCATCAGTAACTACACCTTCAATATATCTTCTAGTAAGCCTGTTTATAATATGATCACTGTGAGTTTCAACTATTGTTATCTGTGATCGGTTCATTAATTCAATTATTTTGTCGGCTATCTCTAATTGTAGAATAGGATGTAATGCGCATTCTGGCTGCTCTAATATAACTACACTATTGATCATAATATTATGTTCTATATCTGCCAAAGCAATAGAGCATTCTTTCCATTTAAAATATTGTGCTGAAGAGTATTGTGATCGACATTGTTGTAGAATTGTTGTTTTACCAGTATTGTTATAACCAGTTAATACTGTTAATGGTGTTAAATTTAATGTTTGTGTTTCAAAATATGTAGGTAACTGTATTTTAAATGTTGACATAGTATTATGTTCCTTTCTGTTGATTAATCTTTCTTATTTTTATTCTCTGTTTGTGTTGACATATATTTAGTAATTGATATGGTCTATCCCAAAATTATTTTCTTGCTACGCTGCGAAACTACCATCCCTTATCAAAGGGACTATTTTTATACTGGCGTATGTCATTACATTCTTTATATGAAGTTATGGGAACTAAATCGATCGTTTTGAGGGTAAATTTCTATTTTTATATCTTTGTTGATAGATTGGTAGGGTAGAAGATAAAATTGATTTTTGTGTCGATTTGATACGAATTAGTCAAGTAATTATGTTTTAAATAAAAATAAGACAGTGCAATTACTGTCTTAATAGTTTTGTGTGTAGTTTTATGGTAGCCCCCTATATGGGGATTATATGATTTGGCATTTTTACTGGAAAAATCGTTATCGGTGAAAGTGCTTATAAATAAGGAAGATTTTGAATTTGTGGGTGGATTTTTGGTGAGATAGGAATTTGATTTTGGGTTGTGAAGTGGCTGAAATGCTTGATTTTAATGGGGTTTGACGATATGAGGTACGATAAAGGGGTTTAATGAGTGAAATTTAGGATTTTGCTTGATTTTGTTGGGATTTTGATGATTAGAGAGAGGATGGATTTTTGAGTTGGTATGTGGATGAATCAGCTATGCACAATCTGATAAAATGCAACTGGCTTTTCAGTTTTTGCCACCCCCTACACCCTAAATTCACGGTATTTCTATATTTTTCCGTCTCCTGGCAGAGTAATAGACACATTAGCTAGGTAATATATGATATTACAATATTTTATCGTAAAAAATTTGGAAAAAGTGTTGACAACAAGTAAATAACTTGTTATAATCTATACATAATCAAGTGAATAACAAGTTTTCAAATGAGAATAACAGTGTTCGGACACTCTGAAAACTTTAAAAAACTACTTGACAACAAGGTAATAACAAGTTATAATATAGTTACCGACAAGGAAAAGTCGTTAAAACCAAATAATTACATATGGAAGGTGGTGTTTTCAATGTCACTTATAATAGTAATTTTAAAAATTGCTTTTGTAACCACACTTTTACGGTGGATTTTCCAGAATAAAAGCAAGTAATTACACATTTAAGCAACATTGACACCACACGGCGGAAGCCGTTTTCACAAAAAATGTGATAGCTTACACCCTCAACAAGTCTATTCTATCACGATTCAGTGAAACTTTCCACAACTTTTTACCTGTATAACACCCTTTACTGGGAAGTAGGTTATTGAAACCCACGAACTTACAGGATGGAACATTGATAATTCAATATAGGACTGTATCTATACCACACCGAAAGAATTACATTTATTGGTTTAAATGTGAATACCTACACGAAGTGTCAAAATAAGTCGGTAGGATGTCTTTTTAGATAACTTTGAGAGTGTGAGAAAACTACTAGGGCAAGTGAGGAAGGTTAGGAGGTCTGGAATAATGCTACCTTTGAGTATTCACGCTCAAAGTCCGTTCAAAGTCGGTTAAAAGCAGATGATTCCATAAATTATTAAGAAAGAAGGTTGTTACTATGAAAATATACAAAATATATGTCAATGGTAACTATGTAGGAAGTCAGGAATTGACACCTAGCGAAGTATCAAAAATTAATAATGATACATCAATTACACTTAAATAATGAAAAATAATGGGAACTACGCAACAACTCCCAAATTAAAGGCGTAGAGAAGGAGTACATTATGTCAAAGAATCAGATTAATTTTTCAAAAATGAGCAAAGAAGCAACTACACAGTTAAACACTTTTAAAGAATCCGCACATGCGATTGCCGTAGAAGATTTACGGTTTAAAGCTGAGATTAAACCACTTAAAGCACAGCTAGAATCTATTCTTGCAAACCGTCAAAATGACATTAATAATGGCATGAATGTTGATGATGTTATTGCAAAATTTCCGCGGATTGAAGTGGATAATGCTATTCGCAAGGCTGAGACAGCACACAAAGCTATTGTTGAACCACTCTCAAAGTCTATGAAAGATACTTATACATTCATTCCAGACGGTATGCATGACGCTTACACTAAAAAAATCACTGAGCATAAACGTGGTGACTTTCTTACAACCATTAAAACATTCCTTGAAAACTTAGGTATTGAAGGATGTTCTCAGGCTCAGATCAGTAAACTGGCAGAAAATATGTCTGATATGTTTGGAGCAAGATACGCTCAGAGTAAGAAGATTGTCAATGATAATATACTTGTAACAGCTATCAGTAAAGCACAGTTTAACAAACTTTTCATGGCTGTATTTTGTGAAATGTATATCAAATAATTGCAGAGTGGAGCGGAGCGATTGACTCCGCTTTAATGCACTATTTCAGTGTATGAAATAACGGTCACAAGTCCGTAAATAGTTGACAACAAGAAAGTACAATGTTATTATAAAAGAAAAACACGGAGGCATATTATGGCAAAAAAACAATGGAGCACGACTTTTAATGAAGACGTATTAAAAAATTTTCAAGCTAACTGTGATGATTATGGAATGAAAGCTAACATTGTAATGGAAGCACTTATGAAATTTTTTTCAGAGGGGAAATGTAGAATTGTAGTAGACAAAGGCGGATTGTCTATTGAAGTAAAACAAGATTGAGGCAAATGAAGAAATTGCCTCAATCGAGCAGCAAATAGCAGAACTTGAGGCAAAGAAAAAGCAATTACAAGGCAAATAATAATACGTCATAAACACACACAAGCACCCATCATCCAATAGGGTGCTATTTTTATATCCAAAAAATAAATAGTATCCAGTCAAAAAGGCATCTACAAAAGTAGGTGTCTTTTTTAGTGCATACTATTAGCACAAAATAAAACAAAAAGGAGAGTTGATTAAAATGGCAAAGGTAAACGTAGTATGGAAGGGAATGTATGTAGGCACAGAAAAGATGTCTACCGATCAGATCCGCAAGGCAGAATATGCAGGTTTTACAATTACATACGCAGAATAAATCTGTGTACGGATAGTGAGTTCGATTATAACTCACACAACTACGGATGCAGATTTAAAGGCAAATGTAGTTATTACATAGTAAAAGGCAGACTATTTCGGTCTGCCTCAATCCCAAAAAACACAAAATGAATTGAATAAAATATATTTGTGTTACACACAAATTATAAACGATTCAAACGCAAATGACAAGAGCGAATAATAAGGAGGAAGCAATTATGGCAAACTGGGCAAGAGAAATCATGGTGTTAGCAAATGATTTTTGTTTAAACACATCAAAGGCAAAAGAAATTATTAAACAGGTAGACAATTTATCTGTTCCAAGTGGAAAGTTAGAAGATTCATGGAAATATGACAGAGCATATTCACGGCTTAAACCAATGATTATGTCTGCATAAAAGGGAGATAAAAAGGCAAAATTATTTTAAGCGGCTGCAACTAAGTAGTCGCTATTTTAATTAAAAGAAAGGTTAAAAGGGTGAATATTATGTGTAAGAGAGTTTATTTAACAGCAAAAGAGGCAGAAATGGAAATGCAGGAATTACGGAATAAAGAAGGTTTTACTGGAAAAATGGAAACCGATTATATTTCACGGATGATTAAGGATGCAAAGCGAAACTCCATGATCGGAGACAAGCTTCAGCTTGTAGTAGATCCAATGTATATCCACATTCCTGAATGGCAGAGAAGATTAAAGCTTGCTAGAGCATACACAATCGGAAACACATATAACAAGTATAAATGGGATGTTCCGAAGGTACTGTTCCACAAAGGCAGACTGTATGTTATTGATGGTCAGCACAGAATATATGGCGCATTTAAAGCAAAAATGGATGCTGTTGTCGTAGAAATCATGGAATGTTCACTTGAAGAAGCGATTGATTTGTTTATTAATCAGTCCCAAGATAGAGCAAAAATGCAGCCAATGGACATTTATAAAGCAGCTATTGCAGGCGGTAAAATAGATTATGTTAAATTACAGGAAATTTGTCACAGAAATAATGTTGCAATAAAGGGAGATGATGATAATGAAAACACAGTAGGAACGCTTACATCTATCTCAGATGGTGTTAAATTATCAAAGACAAATCCTGAATTATTTAATGCAATGCTTGTATTACTTGGAAAACTCGGTTGGAATGGATATGCAGATAGTTATAACGGAAAGGCATATACAGCGAAGATAATTCGTGCATTAAAGGCATTATATGCTTATTGCGAAGGTAGAACAGATGAAATGGAACAGGCGTTAATTGAAAGATGTAAAGGAACAGAGTTCTTCGTGGATAATATTATGGATAAAACACAAGCGCAGATATTTGATTATTTATCAGACATTGTGAGATATGAGATGGAGAACCCATTTAAACAGGAAAAACCAAAGCGTAAAACAAGAAAAATACAGGCAATGTAAAAGGGAATAAGAAAACAGAAAGGAGTGATATTTATGGGATCTATGTATAGAAAGACAAAACAGATGCGTGATTTTGAACCTATTCTAAAACGGAATGGTTTCAGATATTTGCGAAGTCATGGAAGCCATTTCACATATATAAATACAGTAACACATAAACGAATTACAATCAACAAAGATCTCAATCGGATGGTGGCAGAACGATTGATGAAGGAATACGACTTAATATAGGAGGAAAACAGAAATGGAAAATACAGTACGGTTATATACATATCAGGAAGCAGTACATATATATAAGAAGAAACAGGCTCGCAAAAAGGCAAAAAGAAAGGCAATCATTAAGCGGAAATTAATTTGGTTGTTCAAGGCAAATTGGACATTGCTTACTATTGTGCCAATGATATTCGTATCAAAATGGTGTTTTGATGGAGCACCAGATTACATATTATACATGATTATATATAGCTCCTTATGTATATTATGTTGCTACGGAAATGTAAAGGGATATTAAAATGGAAAGAAAGGATGGTTATTTTATGAATCCAGATTATGAACAGGCTAAACGTATGGCATTAGAGAATGTAGTGCAGAAAAAGAACAGAAAAGCAGTATATGATTTTCAGTGTCGCCACGCAGGAAAACATTGCAATAGAAAACGGAACAGAAAATAAAAGGGAGGTGTGTATATGTTTAGTGTAGATGCATATTTAGAAGCGGAAAAGGCATTACGGAAAGAATGCGATGATATGGTTGAAAACGGAGAGCTTACAGTAAACGAGGCAGAATTTAGATTTATGATGCGTAGAGATGAAATCTTAGAGACAATGTCTGATTAAATGGATATTTCATAAGGAATGGAGATGATTATATGTTCCCAATTATAACAGACGAAAAACAGAAAGCATTTGAAGAAAACTGCATTAAAAATAAAGTAGGAAGCGATGAAAGCGAATGCAAAATACCTTGTATATGTGGCTACTATGGTAGAGCTTGTAGGCAAATAAATGATAAGGCAGACAGAATGCTTTGTACAGGGTGTGCATTGGCAGAGTTTAGCAAGTAAATGCGTGTTTCATATGGAAAGGAGAAAATAAAATGAATGAATCATTATTAGCATTATTGAAAAAAGAGGATGGTCTTGTAAGAGATGTACGGTTAAATAAGGAAACTTATGAGATGTTGAGAGATAAAAATAAGCATCTTGCATCTGAATATATGGGAAAACTAGAAGAATCTAAAGAGGTGCTTTTGGAGTGTCGAAAAGAAATCTCGCAGTATTTGGATTTTTTGGAGGTTTTAAAAGAGAGCTAAATTCGCATTTCAAAGGAAAGGATCAAATTATGGATAGATACTTAGTTGTGTGGTTAAGAGAAGGCAGAGAGCATGTTGATGTCATTGATAATGCTATCACTCCGCATGAAGCGGCTAACAAGGTAAAGGAAATGCATGTAAATGCTAACGTAGTAGCAGTAGGCATTATGTTAGATAACGAACAGTGGAATTATCTGTAGTAGTTAAAACTAAGATTTCTTATGAAGGAGTGAAGCGAAATGACAAGTATTGAAAAGTCAAAAGAGGACGCACGAAACTTAAATGAACTCACGGATCATTTGATTAAGTTACTTGAATCGGATGACAAGCGATTCTCATTTGAATTTTGTGCAGGTGGTACAATGGAAATTTATGACAAAGAAAAAGAAATCGGTTATGCAGTTCACATTGCACCGATTGAATATGACGAGAACGGAAAAGCAATAAATTTATAGTAACCGCAAAGGCAGTTAGGAGAATAAATACCTAGCTGCCTATTTTATTACAAGAAAGCGAGGAATAAACATGAAACAATTTGATTTACCTGTAGTAAATGATATACGAAAATCATTTTACGGAAAAGCGAAAGTAACAGAGTTAGACAATGGAGACATTGAACTGACAAGCTACAATACAGTCGTTTGCAGAATACATAATGGAGTTTTCCAGAGATTGTGGAATGGGTATTCAGCAACGACAATGAGACATATCAATGCTTTTATTGGCTTCTATGGAATTGAAGGTGGAGGCAAAGCATGGTGGAACAGTTTAGAGATTGCATAAATTAAGGAGGAAACGAATTATGAGTAAATGGTTATATGATCCTGAAACGGATTCACGGAATGGGAAAGAGTTTACTTACAATTTGCCTATACATGAAAATGAGGACTTACTTTTAGGTTTTACATATAGGCAAATTATGGATGAAGTGATTGCAAATTACGGTCACAATGTAACAGAAAAAGAAATCAGAAAACAGGTAAACGAACATCTGGAAATGGTTAAAGAAAATATGGAAGAAAATTTAATGTTGTGTATCGACAGTATGTTGAAAGAAATTAAGGAGGCGTAATTATGTATAAAATCATTAACCCATGTAAATGTAAGGTTTACACAAGAACAGGAAACGAAGTAGATAGAAATGCATTTGTAAAAATTGAATATAAAGATTCAAAATTAAGTATGTGTGGTGTAGTTGCGCCATTATCAAATGGAGATTGCCTTGGCTCTGCTGGTCAGTGTGTAGATGAAATTAGAAATGGTTCACCAACAGATGAGTGGACAACGGAAATGCTTAACAAATTATGTGATATTTGGGATAGATGGCATTTGAATGATATGCGTCCTTATTGTGTACACATGAGAGAACTTGGATGGACAGAACACACTCAGGATAAAGTTAAAATTGAGAAATGGACTTTAACAAAAGAAGCTTGTCAGAAAAAAGATAACGCAAAGAAAAGAGCATTGGAATGTTTGAAAAATGGAGAACCATTTTATCCAACTAAAGAGGAAACAACATATGCAAATATGGAATATTCTATTGATGTTTATGATGGTGAAGAAGTCACTTATGGAGAAGCATACGAATTAAAAGAGAAAGATTGTTTAGGACATTCAAATACAGAATATAAGACAAGAGGTTGGATTTCATATAAAGATCACAAACTCGGTTTTATCGGTAGAGAATGTCCAGTGTGTGGTTATAAATACGGAACTGCTTGGAAGATGGAAGAAGTACCACAGGATATAATTGAGTGGCTGGAAAGTTTACCAGAAACTAAAGTAAAGCCAGCATGGGTATAAGGAGGTCTAGTATGAGAGAAATTGAAGTAAACAATGGATGTAAGATTGTATTAGAGAATAAATCACAAGGTATAGAAGTTATTCATTGTGACAGTAAGGGAGGTATTGAATATAGTTACAATATTCCTGATGGCGAACTTGTAATGTTGCTGAATTATTATAGAAACTGTAAGAGTGGCAGAGAAAAATCTGATTATATATTAGAAGGTAAAATTAGAAATACGAACACGGATATCGTTGAATATATATAGTCAAAGGAAATTGTAATTTCTAACAGAGAATAACAAGGCAGACGCAAACAAATGTGTCTGTCTTATTTATTAGGAAGGAGAATGTGAAATGAACGGATATGAATATATTTGCGAAACAGCAGCACGGTTTAGAAAGAAGTTTCCGAACTTGTATGAACGGAAAGAAAAGAAGTCTGTGTTTATTGATTCAAGCTTGTTAGACAAGATCGAAGATATTCCAGATGCAATCAAGGCAGAACTGATAGGTAAATCAAGAATATCACGGATGAACAGAGAAGACTTTGCAATCAACACAGAGGATGAAAACGGATATAAATATTATCTTGATATTGATTGTAGCTGCTATGACTTCTATAAAAATGACAAGCTGATTTATTCGGTGCTACATGTAGATGGTGCAAGATGGAATGTATATAAAGCAAATATATATGGTTATTATAGTGATAATGATTTGCCTGTGAAATCAGGTGAGTTAAATTGGAGCAAGAATTTGAATTTTAAGTTGAGTAGAATTGATATTAGTGCTTATGAAAGTGAGGTTGATTGATATGATAGAAACTTATGTTATGGAAAATGCAGATTATGCAAAAATTAAGAAATTGAATACATTGCATAATATGGAAACATTTTGGGATGACGTTAGAAAATTCACAAAGAATGTGAGATCGGATCATAGTTTAGGTAGATGGCAGATATTATCAGAAGCGAGATATGGTGAATTAATGCAAGCAAAACGTAGTTTTTATGAAGATTAAAATGAGGTGATTGATAATGATATGTGAAATAAGCAAGAAAATATTAAATGAAGTATATGGAGGAGATACAAAAGAGACAAGAGAAAAAGCAATTAAAGATGGGTATTTTATGGAATGGTCAAAGGAACGAATTAAAAATGCGTTCAGATTTGGAAATGGAACGGAAAAAGATTTGAAAAGATATATGAATGACAATAAACAATATTGTGTATTTGTAGAAATTTAAACCCAGTTGAAAGAACTGATTCTTGAAAAGAAAGCGAGGTAGCAAATATGAAAACAATAATTGATAAAAGCGAATGTAAGCCATTAAGTGACAATATTGAAGGCAAGTTGGTGGTAATTAAACCAGATTTTTTCAAACCAGAATTTAGAGAAGCAAAGTATCAGCTTGTGATTGCAACAGGTGGTTTTGGATGTGACGCAAGTAAAATGGGAAATGCAGTATATGTAGAAGAAGTTCATACTGATAACCCAGAGCATTACAGACAGGAAAGATACAATCTTATTGGTGAACCAACAGAAGAGATTATTAAGGAATGGAAATCAATGTGTGGTGAATTTAATGAGAAAGTACAGAAAGTATTGGAGGTGCAGGAATTATGATGACAAGAGAAAGATTTGCAGAGACAAACTGGACAATGAATTATGAGGAATATCAGAAATGCTATTGTCCTGAATGTAAAAAAGAAGAATGTCCACACAGAGGAGCAATAAGAAGAGTACCTGAAATTGATGGTGGACTTGGTTTATGTCCTAATTTGAAAGGAGAGTGATTAATATGAATAGAATCGCAGGAATTGTAATAAAACATGGAGATAATGATTTCGATTATTGGGAAGGGTTTAATCTTACTGAAGCCGAAGAAAATGCAATCTGGAATATCCTTAGTAAACATGATACTGAAGGTTGTTCAATTAGAGGAACACGAAAAGAAATTGTAGAAGAAATTGGAGAGTAATTAAAATGACGAGCACAATAGAAAGAGATTTTATAGTAAAAAATGGTGTAGCAAGCTTCCCGATGAAAGAATATCCAAACTATTGCGGAATTGAAAATATTGGATATATTTCACACGGAGAATGGTCAGACGCAGAACTTGAATACAAGGGAAAATTATTCAATGAAAATGTGGTGTCTGATGTAATGTGGGAAAGATTTATTGAAGAATTTCATGAGAAAGATGGAGATTATGAAGCTTTTAGTCAGTATATGCATGACAATAAAGACGAAGTGTATGAGGTATTAGAAGATTGGAGTGATGAAAATGAAGAATAATGATTAACCAATATATTTCAAAAGTAAAGGTAATGATATATATGCAAGTTATGATGGTGTGCAGTGGTTTTGGTATGGGAATATGGAATGTTGTTAGTAGTAAATAGCAATTTCAAATGGAAAGGATGGTTGATTTATTATGGCAAAATTTAATGTTAGATATTATGAGTGTTATGAAAGATATTATGAAGTAGAGGCAAACAGCAAAGAAGAAGCAGAAGAAAAGTTAATTGATGCTATTAATGAAGGTAGAGAAAATGCACCAGATCAGTGCTATGACAGTGATGCGGAAGCTACAGAAATGGAGGCATAGATATGGAAAATATTACAGTAAGAGAATGGATAAATAAATTTAATAATAAAGAATTTGAGTCTAAAAACAGAGCAGTTCAGTGTAATGCAGGTTGGTATGATTGGTTTTGTTCAGATGATGCGTTAGCTGGAAGGCTGAAGAAAATGGGAAATATTATAAAAGATATTAAGAGTGATTACATTCTTGATAATTTTAGAGTGTGGTTTAAAAATAATTGTCCTTGTAGCTATCCACTATATGATGATTTTAGATTTGAGCCAATAATGGAAAACGGAGAAGATTCGGACGATACAATTCGTGACCAACTATATTTTGGAGTGCAATGCGGACATCCATTTGGAAGTGACTATATGTATGAAGTTTTTACAGCAAGAAATGGATATAGAACTGAGTTTAAATGCAAAAATAAAAGAGAAGTTCTAAATGTAATTGAACAACTTGCAGAAGATTTTCAGAAAGAAATAGAGGTGTGAGTTGCGATAAAGAGTTAGAAATGGAGTGATGATATATGGATTTTACAGAATATATTGAAAAACAAAAGAAAAATTCACATAAAGATATTTTATCAGATATTTGTTTACTGTTACATAATTGTGCAGAATGTAAAGAATGCAATCCATCAGACATTTTGTATAGAGATGTTCAAAAAGCGACACAGAGTTGTTTTTATTTAGAACCATATGATAGCAAAACTAATATTAAACTATTAGATATTGCAAAGAGACATAATTATCATGCAGGTTTTGTTAATTGGAAAGATGGAATGATGATTAAATTTTGGAGATAAATCAAGAGTTTCTTTTGAAGAAGGGAGAAATATCATGAGTAAAAAATATTATCCAATTGAGGATGCAGTAAATAATGTCTCACAAAAATTCAAACTTGGGTTGAAAGATGCGAATGAAATGAGCGAAGAGGAATTTAACAATGCGGAGGAATATGTATTGAAATATGTAAAATTTGTAAGCCATCCAGATTATGTACAGTTAATACCACAATCGTTAGAAACAGGAGAATATATTTTGTAAGGATGAAAAGATAATTTCTTAAAAAGAGAGAGGTTGTTATTATGAGCAGAAAAATAAAAAATATAGATCACGAACTTTGTGATTATGATGAAGCATATGATCGTGAATCTGCAAGTGATATTGGATGGTGTGGTAAATGCAAAATTCCAGAATGTCCATATAATAAAGATTTGAATGAAAAGAGACGAATGGGTTGGAAAATCTAAGGAACTGAGGATTTATTGTGAAGATTGGAGGAAAACATTATGAGCAAAGATAGATGGGAAGTATTAAGAAATTGTGCAGATTTTCAAGAAATCTATGACTATGTATTTAATAAATACGGAGTTGAAGATTATTGCTCTATACTAGATAAAATCGAAGATGAACTTGAAACTTACGAGAACTTATCAAGTGAAAAATGGCAAGAAGCAGTAGAAAACGGAAATATTCCAGATTCGATTCAGTGGTTTTGTGGAATGATTGATACAGAATACTTCCTGAACGAATGTTGGATTTAAAATATAATGAAACGATGATTTACTGTGAAATTGGAGGGAATATTATGTTGAATATAGTTGTTATTAATTGTGATAGGAAATATGTGGAATATGAATGGGATTCAAAGAAAGCATTTGTACAGGATATGCAAAGTGATAATGAAAATATTCCAATGCTCGATGATCCTTTGGCAGAAGTCAACACACAAGACAATAATTTACAGTTATGGTGGAGAAATACAGATGGAATGACTGTAGACGATTTGTTAGAAGAATGTAAACAGGAATTAAATTAGATAGGAGTGATAAAATGGAATGTCCGATATGCAAAAATAAACTAGGCTTTAATTGTGGAACATGTATTGAGTGTGGATATAATTATCTGAATGGAAAGTTTGAACATATAAGAGTTTATGTTGATGATTTAACAAATATTGTTCCGTTGGATATTTTAGAAGAATTGATAGAAGAACATAAAAAATTTAAGAAAAGATGAAACGGAAATTTCAAAAGGGGGAAGATGAAATGACAATCAAGGATGTAAAAGAAGAATATAAAAATAAATATATAGAATTAGAAGTATATGAAGCAGTGAGTAATGGAAAATATTATCCTAGTAATTTTCATACGGATAATTGCAGATCATTAGGAGAAGATTCACCATATGGAAACTATACTGAGGATATGGAAGTAGGTCTATATGAGCTGATGGATGAAGAAGAATACAATAATACTATAATGGCAAATTGTGATATTTATGCAGATTTTGAAGATTGGTATGGTGATAAATATGCAAAAGTATTATGTGTTATGATTAAGTAAACAATTAGATACTATTAGAAATGGTGGTAAAATTTATGGATAGGAAAGAATATTTATTAAGACAGGTACTAAAGTTATTTAAGCAACAAAAAGAAAGTCGTTATGTTTTAAATATTGAAGAGATGACTGTTATATACGATGGAACTGAATGTGATGGAAGTTGTCTTTGTGATGATATTATGGAAGAATTAGGAATTGACAGCTTAGAAGATATTGAGGATGAGAAATAAAGTGTGATATAATATGTAAGAAAGAAGGTTGATGAATATGGCAGGATATAGCGGATGGTCAATGAGTAACAATGCGGTTGATGCTTATTCAAATGGGGAGAAACCATTAAGTAAATGGACAAAGGCAGATATTTTTGATACAATAGAAGAACAGGAAATTGAATTAAAATGCTCAATGGAAAAATTTAAGAAACTACCTGTGAAAGTTTTAAAAGAAGTTTGTTTGAGGTATTCTTCGTGGCATCATACAAGTAATCATTATAATCAGACAGATTTTTATTCTTTGGATATAAGCAGAATAGAAAATTTAACAGATGAAAAAATTGATAGATTACTTGCAGATTACAAGGCAGAGAAAAAGAATGAAGAAAAGCCTACTGAAGAGAAATGGAGATGTGCTTTTTTAGAATGGTCTGGAACTAGAAAACATCCAGTTGCAAAAGAAATAGTCGAAGAGGGTATTGTAAAAGGCGATTGGTTCTATCGTAAAAATGGAACTAAAAAGAAAACAACAGCAAATGGGTTTGAATTTATTAAAAAATTGGAGGAATGATAATAATGGCATTTATAAACGAACAAGGAATAAAAATTAGTTTTGAATGTTCAGATTTAATCAAAGAACTTAAAGAAGATATTACTGAATTTGGTGGCGACACAGTTGTTGCTGTTTGGTGTAAGGATAATTCAGGAGTTACATTATATGTAAATTATGATTTTATTAATGAAGAACAGCCAATAACTGAAAAAGAAGTAGACAAAGATGAATACATACAAAAAATGACAATGAGTGCATTATTAATATTACTAGAAAAACAAAATGAAATTTTGTAATTAAGAATAAAATATAATATTAATTAAATTGAGACGGATAATTATATATTATCTGTCTTTTTTATTGGATTGGAGTGATATTATGAGAAGAGAATTTAAAGTAAATAAAACAAAATGTGCGATAGTAAATCGTAATACTGGCAATCTGGAAATTAACAAATATAATCAAAAATATGAAGTTAGGTGTTTTTCACAAAAATATAATGGTTGGATTAGGTTGTGTAGTTGTGCAACTATCTCTGAAGGAAGAGAAAAGGCTGTACAAATATTATCATTGGCGATATAATATGTATATAATTATTTTTGGAGGTACAATATGACAAAATTGGGGTTATTAGAAGCGTTTCAATATGCTGTCGAAACAGTAAATGTTACAAAATTTGAAGAAGCTTTAATAATATTTTCTGTTGAGTATGGTGTTCAGATACCAAGGGAGGCGGCAGAGTTAATTAAAGCTCAAGATGATAATTTGTCAAAAGAAAAATTAAAGGAAATTATGCTAAAGATACAAATGCCTATCTATAATTATATTAAGACAAATGGCAATGTTAATGAGTTAAAGTAACAAATAGAATAATAGAGAATATAGTAAGAGACTTGTAAAAGCAAGTCTCTTATTTTTATGGAAAGAACGGTGATTACTATGTTTGATTACAAAGAATTTAAGAAGGAAATGTGCAAAAGAGGACATGAAGTACATAAACATGGAGATTATATAACTATTGAACCCAATAATAATTATGAAGGATATAATAAAGGATTTTTATATGCATCAGATGTCATTAAAGGATTTGAGCATGAATTAAGACTTATTTATATGCATCATTTTAACACTTGGATATATAGTGCAAAATTTAAAATCATATGATAGAATTAGAATAGTAACAATGAGACGCGAATAGTTAAATAGGAGGATGTAAATTATGGGTACAGTTATAAGTATAATATTTTTAGTATTAATGTTTGCATTTTGGAGAAGTGGTAAGGAAGAAGAGGCAAGAAAAAGAAGAGATATGTATAACAATCTCAATAAAAAGTCTGTAGATGAAATGGAAAAATGGAGAAGATAATATAAGAAAGGTGGTTGATGAATATGTTCGGAGGACTATTAGCATTCTTAGGAATTTATGCAGGAAGTGCTGCAAAAGCAGCTTATGATAATTATGATATGAAGAAAACTACTCGTAGAGTTGATGAGAATGGAAATGTACATTATATGGATAGATTGTGTAATGATTACATCAATGGAGAACGAGTAAAAAGAGTTGAAACAACGGATAGAAACGGAGTTAAATTATATTCAACTGTTGGTGTGAATAGCAGTAAAGTGTATAACACTTCTTATGGAAGGGGTACACAGCAGTTATTTGAAATGAGTGAACATGAAAAGCAAGATGCAATTGAGCGTGGTAAATTGGCTTATATGCAGTACAATCCTTACTTCGGCAGACAAGTTACAACGGAGATTTCAACTGGTAGAACAATTACTTGTCTATTTTCTGGTAAAGATCCTGAAACAGGAAAAATGATTTATAAGAAATGGTATTTCCGTCCAGAATGCCAGGATAAATATGATTGGAGGAATACTGCCAAGGGAGATTATGGCATTGATATCACAGAAGATGAATATAATAAGCTCAAGACGGTATTGAGCAGTTATAGTAATATTCCTAGTGATGGACAAGTGTTAAATAAATTATGGGGATATACTTGTTTTCATTAGTTGGGAGGTCATAAAATGAATAAGCAGAGAAGAGAAAAGATAAGGCAACTCAAAACTCAAATTGATTTGATTAAAACCGATTTGAAGAAAGCTTCAAGTGAGTTATCTTCTATATTGAATGAAGAACAGGAAGCATTTGATAATATGCCCGAAGGATTGCAGAGCAGTTATAGAGGGATGTGTTCTGAAGATGCTGTTGATAGTATGGAAGAAGCGAGTGAGAAACTTGATGAAGTGATTGAGTTGCTAAGTGATGTTGTGTAAGAATAATATGAATACAAAAAGAGAATTGCATTTTATACAATTCTCTTTTTCTTTACACAATGATATTATTGTGGTAACATCTTTATGGGAAGGAGTGTGACCACAATGGTGAAAGATAATTATTTAAAGTTTCGTTGTACCGATAAAATGAAATCGACTGTTGAATCTAAAGCAAAAGAGAATAATATGAGTGTAACAGCTTATTTAGAATATTTAATAAGAAGGGATGTAGATACTATGAGAACTGTAATGAGTGATAATTTAACGGAGGATATTGAAGTTAGGTTGAAAAAAGAAACAAGTTGCTATTTGTCAAGCAACAAAGAATGGTGGCTTTTTACTGATATGAATGTATTCAATAAAATAAGCAAAGAATATAAATTTAATGAAGAAGCGGAAAATAGAAATAAGATTTATACTCATAATATAGAGGAATATCTACAAATAATTTGTGAAGATATGATAGAAACATTCTTTGGAAGACAAATACAATTTTCTGATTTTATAGAATCTACAATGGAAATTGTTGAAGATAATCCAGAAAAATTATATTGCAATGAATGGGATGAAATACTTATAGATTACATAAAAGTCGGTATTATAACAAGTATCGCAAGCGATTTAGAAGATGAACTAAAAAGATTAGATAGTACCGGTTATGACATAGGAATTATTAATCAGGCTATAGTCAATAAATAATAGTTTCATTTGAAGATTGGAGGTAAAAATATATGAAATATGGAGACATTGTTGTATACAAAAATCAGATTGGAACAGTAGTAAAAAGCGAAAATGATTTTAAGTTCCATCCATGTAATTATGGAAGTTGCTATTTTAGCGAGTTAGATACGATCAAGGATGCTGATGTAAGAGAAGCGACACCTGATGAAAAGCTGGAATTAATAAAGGAAGAATTTACATGGGGCAAAGTGATTGATATACATTGTATTGGAGAATATCAGATTATAGAATACGAAAGCAAAACTGCACCTAAACATTTATGGCATACATATATTAATTATGCTGATACAAATAATTTTTATATGTCTTTAGATTCGGCATTAATTGGTTGTATTGGACGTAAATACGAAGGCGCAAATGGAAGGGCTGCTATGTATTTTGAGAAAATGATTGGTTTGGAATAGAATAATTAGAAATTTGGAGGTAAGCAATATGAAAGATATGAATATTACAGGAAATGCAATCGAAAATTTATTAATGTCGTATGCAGATCATAAAGTACAAGTAAGATTATTTATGGAAGACGAGAATATTAATGCTGATGAATTGGAAGAAAATTCAGAGTTTATGTATCATAAAGGATTCTGTGAATGTGCCGAAAGATGGATTAGGTGTCTTGGCATAAGTCCAGATAGTCCTAAAATCGAACAAATGATTAAAGATTGTATGTAAACCAATGAAACCAAGTTTTCTTGTGACATGGAGGTGTTTATAATTGATATATCGTTTACCAAGAACGGAAATATTTAATAATTCAAATAAAATTATTTTTGAAAGTATAAATTTTGGAGAAATTATAATAGACAAGACAAAGAAGATAATAATTAATAATGATGTGGATATTACTGACAAAATAGATAAACTATTTTGCGGAAACACATTAGATTATAATCTTGCGACAGTTTTACATAAAATATTACATAACAAAATTGATGAAAAATGCCGAGATTATTTACGGAAATTTGATAAAGTAACAGTAAAATAAAAAAGAAATCTAAGTTTACTTGTCAATGGAAAGGAATGATAAGAATGGAAATAAATAAAATGATATGTGAACATTGTGGCAAAGTATTCTATAGTAAATATTATACTGGTGGATATATAGACCATTATGAGAATTTTTCAAGCCATAAAAATAGCTTTGGAAAAGATATAGATAGCGACATAAGAAAAATTTGTTTCGATGGAAATAATATACGAGAAGATGGAGACATAAGAGAAAGATTGAATTGCTATCTTAAATGGGATAATATTTCTGATGATGTTAAAAAACAAGTGAAAGAGAAATGTGATTTTCTAATCAATAAAATATTAAAAGTAAAAGAACATGCAACAAAAATTGTATCAGGAATGACAATGCTAGAAAGAAAATATCTTATTAAGGCTGCTGAAGAAAATTGTAATACACCGTTTGGAAACGAAGATGATAAATTATGGGAAGAACTTTAACTTTCCTTGGAGGTGATGCATTATAAAAGAACACAAAAAGCAGTGGATACTTAATTATATGTTACAACACAAAGATGAGCTTATTGATATTGTGGCAGAGAATTTTGTGAACGCATATATAAATGAATTTAATCCGAAAATAGTAGAATGGTATCCATATGGAACACCGAAAGTACCTGAAATTAGTAGACTGCTTGCGGAATTATATAAGGAAAATAAGATAAGAAGATACAGACAGTATTGTAAAATCTGGCAAGACGGTTATCCAAAATGGTTTTATGTTTACTTTTGACAAGGATAAAAAGAAAGAATGATTTACTTGGAAGATTGGAAGAGGTGATATAAATGAACAAAAAAGAAGAATTAAAAAGATTAATTGACAATCCTTTAAAACCAAATGCAGTTGAATGGGCAATGGATTCTGAAGATGTTTTGTCAAACATGAATTTACTTTCACCAGAAACTAAACATTGCATTAAAATGATAAAAGACCATGGAGGTGCATTTAAGCAATATAATGATGCTCTTGTTGCTATTTTAAAACGGGCGTATAAATCTATTGCAAATGTAATAACTCCTCCACCAATTAAGTCAAGATATCAAGTGTTTGTTGCAATGTGCTTTGATGATGAAAGAGAACGTCTGTATAAAGATGTTCTTACACCAATCGTACAAGCTGCTAATTATTCTATCGTCAAGGTGAACGACCAAGAATACGAAGGTTCTATTATTGGAAAAATTGTGGATGATATAACTGACTCAACTATTTTAATTGCCGATCTTACAGGAAATCGTGGTGGAGTTTATTATGAACTTGGTATTGCTAAAGGATTACAGCTTTGTCATCATCCAATAAGAACTATACTTACTTGTGATAAAGCATTTTTTGATGATGAAAAGGTTCATTTTGATGTACAAGGTGATAATATTATTCTTTATACATCTGACGAGGATTACAAAGAAAAATTATCTCGCAGAATTCAATCATATAAAAATGAAATGAATGGTTAAAATTAATGGTTAAAATGACGATTTACTTGGGTTTTAGAAAGTGAGGTATATATTATATGAGTAATTTAATGAAATTTGAAAACTGTGGATATACTTTAAGTTGTCCAAAGGAAATGATTACAGATCTTAATGATGGTAGGAAGTATATTGATTGGAGTTCTTTTAATGTAGATGATTCTTTTTGTTGTGATAATGGAAACGAATATAAATGTGTTTCCACAGATCATCCTATGCATATGATTATGTTTATTACGAAGAAAGAATATGATGAATCTTTTAATATCAAATTTAAAAAATCCAATGAATGAATTGATTCATATATGATAGTGTCTTGGTGGCTAATAAATGCGATAGGTAATGGTTCGACTCCAATTCTCCTTATATAATAAGTGCGCATAAAAATAAGGATAATACACCCGGTGGTAAACTCGTTAGTCGGTTCGATTCCGAATGCTATCATTTGTGATACGGATTATAACTGCTAGTAGAAATGCTGGCAGTTATTTCATTACAAGAGAGAATATTATAATGTAAAGTATAAGAAAGGTTGTGATTGATATGAATAAACTTGTACAGAAAGTCGCAATGGATATAATGGATATTTCATTAGACGAAATGTATATTTATGGAAATGCAAATTTAGAAGAGAATTTGGCTATGCAAGAACCATTAGAAAAGTTATATCAGTATGAGAATCAGCCTAATATGAGAGAAAAGGTTGTTGAATATATTGGTGAGCTTAAAACAGAAATTAAGAGACTTGAAAGTGAGTTGGTAACAAAAGATTCTTATATGGCAAATATTTATCTAAGTAGAATGACAGCTTTACAGGAAGTTATAAATGATTTACAAGGCAGATTGGAGGAAAGAATATGAAACTTGGAGATGTATATATAAATAAAGACACCAAGGAGCTGATTCAAATTGATTCATTTGCAAGTCATATGGGAAAATTTTGGAAAGATACAGAAAATACTATTGTTATATTTAGACAGTTAGAAAAACACGGCGGTATAGTAGGTAGTCTTCCTAGTTTTAATGGATATGGAACTTCGGAAGAAATTGAAGCTGAATATGATTTGCTAATTTCACAAGAAGAATTAAATAAATATAATGATTGGAATGATATATTTGAATTAGTAGAACACAAGTAAAGAGTTATTTCAAGAAGCGAAAATTAATCGCTTCTTTTTTATTGCATAAAAATGAGGTGATAATAATGTGTAAAATTAATAGAAATCCGAAACATAATTCAAGATTTATATGTCTTCGCTGTTTGCAAGAAAATAAAGTTGGCGCAGGCATACCAAGACCAAAAACAAAAGAAAAGGATCATGTTAAAAACTTAACTTGCTTATGTGTTGGATTGCAAATGAAAACGAAAAATCTTGAAGTAAGATGGTGTGATGATTTTTCTGAAAGAATGGAACGAGCAAGAGAAATGAGATCTACATATTATGATGATCATAATGAGCTGTTAGATGAATGGAAAACGGAGAATATGTATATAGGAAGGGTGGCTGATTAGTATGAAATGCAAAATTGAATTTGTGGGTGATAGTAACGTGAGTAACGTGCATCATATTGGAATTAGTTATGATGGAGAATATTATAGTGTGATTTTTGGCAAATATGTAAATGGAGGATTTTTCAGTATTCCAAATTGGAATTGCGGTGGCGAATTGGCTAGTTTTGGTGATGTGTTTTGGAATACAGAATCTATTGCAAAATCATTAAAGCAAAAGAAAGTGTCAAGAGAAATAGCACAAGCAATATGTGATTATAATAATTTTGTAAAAAGTGAGGTTGATTGATATGGCACAGAGTAGAAATTATGCAACGAAGAAGGCAGGTTATGACACTGAGGGAGATCCATTGTGGAATATGGATGATATTAAGCGTTTAGTTGAATGGTTCGAGAAGCATAATGATTGGGATGGCTATTTAATAACGTTATTTGAGCTTTTACTTGGTAGACGAATAGGTGATATCGTATGCTTGAGATGGTCTGATTTTTACAAAAAGGACGGACGAAAGGAAAATGAGTTAAATCATTTTATCGAACAGAAAACTGGCAAAAATAATAAGACTCCAATCAGCAAAATGGTATTTGAATCCATAGAAAAATATCTGGAACATACAAAAATTGATCCTATGCAGCATTATAATGAAGAAATTTTCAAACATTCCGCTAAAGAAAATTGGAATAATATTGAACATCAGTATTTTGCGAATGGGAAAAACACTATTACAAGCGTTGATCATACGGTTGAAAATTGGGTAAATATGTTCAATAAAGACTGGGGTGATGGCAGGATCAAGAAAATTCAAGAAGGATTTAATGAACAATTAGAAAAACAATCGAGAAAATATGGTTGTTACGATGATATGTTTGATTATATCCATTATGTAGTGGAATTAAAGGACGCTATTAAATGGCATACAGATTCATATAGGAAGAGATTTAACCATGCAATTAGAGATCTGGACTTGGATTATCATGTGACAACACACGGTTTGCGTAAAAGCTTTGCATATTGGATTTATACAATGCATCAGTTTGATCCAAATTGCGTATATTCTATTCAAAAGATGTTTGGACATGTTACAGTATTACAGACATATGATTACATGGGTGTTACCAAGATGAGGAACAGAAAATATATTGAGGATCATGGCGAGTTTATCCATAATGTATTAGATGGCAAAGGAGACGAAATTGTAAAGAATATGCCAGTCATTTCTTTAAAATCAGATGATTTTGGAAAGATTATTAGAATGCTTACTGATGATGTTGACAAATATCAAAAAGCGATTGACATGGCAAACGAACTGAGAGTTTTATAAAATAAATTTCCATAAATTACCATGATACAGATTGAGAAAAAGATGTAAAATTATGTAAAGACGATACTTACTGGGCATCGTCTTCATAATGTTTTTTTACTTCATTTGTTATGAGGTTGCGTACCCAACCAGAAAGTGATCTACCATCTGAGTTAGCTATTATATCAGCTTTTGTTTTTATCTCTTTTGGAAGTACGATCACAATTCTTGTATTGGTATCGCTAATTTGTCCTTGTGCCATTTTTTCTCCTTTCTATTCGAATTAATTGGTATAAGTTGATTATAAGTTGCTATAAGTCTTGTGTCAATTATTTAAAAAAACTGGTACAAACCTGTTGACAAGTTGATAGCAACTTGCTATAATAATGACAATCAAAGGAAAGGAGGATGTGAATATGGATATTAATACATTTGATATTTTACTTGTCGATTTTGGCGAAGTAGAATTCTGTGGTGAACAAGCTGGTGTCAGACCTGCTATAGTTATTCAAAATGCAATTGGAAATAGGTTTAGTGATACAACTATAGTGATGCCGTTTACTACAAGAATCAAAAATATAGATCAGTCTACACATTCTCTTTTTGTCAAGGGAACTGGTGGATTAACAAGAAGTTCAATGTTACTTGGAGAATGTATTAGACAAGTATCAAAACAGAGAATAATAAAGAAGATTGGTTCAATTAGCGATAGGGCGACTAAATTGGAAGTTAAAAGAGTGTATGAATCAAACTTTGGGGAGGTGTAATGTATGTCATACATAATGATGACTGTTGAAGAGGTAAAAAAATATGCGAAAAAAGATGCAATTGTTCTTGTTGCAACACAGGATTTAACATCGCAAGATTGTAATGTTGATTTCGTAAAAAAGAAATTTGGAGAATGTACTGATATAATTGGATCTGCAAAAACTATTGCAAACATATGTGATGAATTTGTGAATCAACTCAGAGTATTTTCAGATATTCAAACAGATCCAATCAACTATGAGTCAACTGGATACCTTAATACGATATTGTTTCGTTCGATGTCCAGAAAAACGGACACTCCATAAGGTATAAATAATACAGAACATATTTTCGATGCGATGTTGACATATTCGAACAAGTGTTCTATAATAAGGCAAGAAAAACAGCCTAACCGATTGATATAAGGTATTGCGAGTACCTTAAACGGATAGGCTGCCGTACATAACGTGTATACGCTACAACTGTATTGTTACATATTTTCAAATAAATGTCAAATGACATTATCTTTATTTATTTTTATCATTGTTGCGTATCGCACATAAATTCATTTACACATAATTCATTCATGAAGAATTAATAATGGGCTGTGGTGAAGCGGTTAACACCCCAGATTTTGACTCTGGTATTCGTGGGTTCAATTCCCACCAGCCTAGCTAAAATTAAATATAAGGGAGGTTGTATATGGTTGGACTATATTATCAAAAATAACAAAAAGGTGTATATCCGGCTGACTAATAATGGGAAAGCAGAAACATGCAATGAAACCAATATGGGTAGGTTCACAGAGCAAAAAGCAAAGAATATTCTAAAAGCTTTGCCTAAAACTCTGAAAAATCTGAATTTTCATGTTGAATGTATACCAGATATTAAAGTTGAGACACCTGTACAGAAAATCGTCAGAGAAGAGTCTAAACATGTAATCGAAAATACTGACTATCATCCATCGGATAATGTGACACAATGGATTGAAAAATTTGGTACATGCTACGACATATTTAAAGAGGCTAGAGACAGATATGAATACTTAGAGAAAGAATTAAAGATGTCTGATTCTAGTTTGATGGATATATTACATAGTATTGAGCTTGAAACTTCAAAGGATTTGTATTCTGCTTGGCTTCTATATAAGAAGATAAGGGAGAATAGAAGGAATAGGCGACAGCTCAAGGACGAAATGATGATTATACATAATATTCTGCGAGAGATCGATGAAACCAAGATCAATCGTGAACGGACAGAAAAGGCGATTGAAGGACTGTTCGATCGTAAATACAGATACAGGATTGTGGAGGAAGACGAAGATGACAATATGTAGAACATGCAATGTTCCAATGACAGAAGTGAGAAGATTTACATCGGAACGTAATGAGAAATTTCAGCGTTGTCCGAAGTGCTATGGTGAAACGAAGCACTTAAAGATTTTTGAGAGAGAATTATATATTGACAACTATTTACATAACAAAGGGGCAAAATGATGAACATTGATCAAATATTATTTATGTACTGCGACAACAATATGGCTAAGTTAAAGCGTATATGTCAGCCAATGATTGTTAAAATTGGTGGTGTATCCAACAAAGATTATGATGATTTTTATTCTATTGCACTTGATGTATTAAATGATACGGCACTTAGATACGATGAAGATCAAGAATGCAATTTCGATAGCTTTTTGGCTAGTAACATAAAACGTAAATTTAATACAGAGATTCGTGATCGAAATAGAGAGAAGAGAATACCTGCAAAAATGGTGGATAGCATACATAATTTAATCACAGAAGATGGACTTACTCTTGAAGATATCATCCCATCTAATTTTGACACATACGAATCTGCGTGTGGAGATCATTTCGAGGGTACAAAAATTGAACGTTATCTGAATAATTTGTCTAATATCCAAAGGGAAATAGTCCAATATCTTGTTCAAGGGTATGATGAAAAGGAGATAAGAGAATCATTACATATGAGTAAAAAAGATTACTCAAATAATTTGTCTGTAATACAGGCTTATGAAAATGTGAAAATATTAATGTAACTATATAAGGAGGAAGATATTTATGATGGCAGTAGGAAAAATTAGAGAAGAAAGTGTACCTATTATTAATTATCTTAGTGAAGTGCGTGAAGGTGATGTAACTGATGACCAGAATGTACAAAGATATTTTTGTAGTGATAATGCTTTTATTAACGGAATTGGAGTTACAACATTAACAGGTGATTATCTTCCTCCAATTATTTTGGGAGAGATTCCATTACAGGATGGAATTGTGCAGAAGTATATAGTTGATGCAATGCAGAGGACTTCGGCATTGATGAAGATACGTTATGGTAATTATAAATTCACTTCATCAATTGAAAATGACGAGATCGAATACCAGACAAAAGTGCTTGATAAAAATGGAAAAGCTTTAAAGGATGAAGAGAACAACTTTATTTGGGAGAAGAAGTCTTTTCATTTAAAAGGACATACATTTGATGAATTACCAGATGAATTAAAAAAGAGATTTGATCGTTATCAGTTAAGAATAGTTACTCACCAGAATTGCACTATGGATGATATTAGTATGCTAATTCGCAGGTACAACACCCATAAGGCAATGAATTCAAGCCAAAAAGCATTGACTTGGATTCCTACATATGCTAGACAGGCAAAAAATATTGGAGAAGAAGGTTTCTTCAAAAATTCAATGACATATTCAGGTACAGATAGAAAAAATGGAAATTATATTCAATTGGTGTGCAATAGCGTAATGGCTCTTTTTCATATAGATGAATTCAAAAAAGATTCAAAATCAGCAAATGCTATGCTTGAAGAAAAAAGTAGCCATCAGGAATTTGAAACAATCAGAAATATCCTTCAGAGAATGGAAAAATGTTGTGGTTCATCTTGTACAGATGTCTTTGTAAAGAAAGACATATCGACATGGGTAGTTGTGTTTGATAAGTTCAGCAGATTAAATCTTCCAGATTCTAAATTTGCTGATTTTGTACAGGCGATTCCAACAAAATTACATAATGTCAAAGTAGGCGACTGGTCATACGATTTATTATACAAAGAACCAGGTACAACAGGTAAAAAACTTGTTGCTCAGAAAATTGATACATATACGGCATTAATGATGGATTATTTACATATTACAGAAGATCAGACAGAGAATAATTCAATAGACAATGTTGAGTTGTCAGAAGAAATTACGCCATTGCAGTTCATTAGAGAGAATGTGTCAGAAAGAGTATCAGAAGATGATGTGGATGATTATTATACTTTAATGGATGACTTCAAAAATTTAGATGGAGTAAACAAAGAATCACCATTTTTTGACTATCATAACGAATTGGCATTTTTAGGTATGATTGCATATTCATTTAAGAGCGACAAAGATCTGGATGATTGGTTAGTAGCGTATACAAACAAAGATATAGCTTATAGTGATGATCAGGTAGCAAATTTGGATAACATGTTAGCTGATTTTAAAGAATTTGATAAGAAAATAACCCAAAAATTATCAGCATAGAAATGGAGAATACATGAAAGTACAAACAGAACATAGTGGTACAATAACATTTCGCCCAGAGGATTGTTATATGAACCGAAAATTGCTTATACAGATGATCAATCATAATAATAATAAGAAATCATTGGAAAGGGATAAGAATATGAATAAAAGGCAGCGTAAGAAATGGTTAAAGAAACATGGTGAATATGTTAATCCGAAGGAAACTTGGGATTTAAGCTACACAATTGCAGAGTTTATCCTACCAAGATTAAAATATTTCAAAGAAGAATCATGTTGTTATCCTGGAACTGGTGATATGAATACACCTGAAAAATGGGATGCTGCCTTAGATAAAATGATTCATGCATTTGAATTAACACTGATGACAGATGATTATTATGGTGTTTGGGACATAAATACGCAACCATATAAAGAGGTAAAACATCTCATCGATCAGAAACAAGCGGAAGTTGATGAAGGTTTGCAGTTGTTTGGAAAATGGTTTCAAGCATTATGGTGGTGATATTAATAGGGATTATACATATCATTACCTCACCTCTTATATCTAATACATATGCCAAATCTGGCAATTCTTTGTGTATGATTCCTGTTTAATATATAAGAAAAAGAATAAAAAAGTAGATGACTTGACTAAAGTTGTCTACATAATGGGTTATCGCCAAGCGGTAAGGCACAGGACTTTGACTCCTGCATTCGCTGGTTCGAATCCAGCTAGCCCAGCTATAGGTTTTAAGATTTGAAACTCTTAATCTGTTTTTGTTCATGAGTGCGATGGTAGCACGACAGAAATGACTGACACTATAAGATGTGGTTCAATTTTACAATGAACAAACGATATATCCAAATAGAAAGGAGAACAAAACATGGGAATTACATGTAACCCAACTGGATCATTCAAGGGAGATCTTGACAAAGTAGATAACAAGATTGCTAAAGCAAAAGCAGCAAAGATTGCTAAGAAGAAAATAAAGAAGAATTAATGGAGTAGGAGGTCATCATGGATAAATTAGTTGGTACATACAAACCACAAAAATTGTATTGCTATTCAAAACCGAATGCCATGGAAGGACATAAATATTCAGATGATGTGGCAATATGTTATGCAGATTCACTTAAAGATGCGATGAGTAAATTTAATAGGCTTTACGATTTGAGTTTGTTAGTGGGTAATGTCAAAGAAGTCAGATTCAATGATTTTGGTATATATATTGCCACAAATTACTAGAAAAAATTCTTTTCTTTGGAAAACTAGGAGGTTTACAGATGGAAATGTTAAAAGAATATTCAGAAAAATACGGATTAAAAGAAGTGGTAAATGATTATGGAGAGCATCGTCATACAAGTGATAGAAGTATTGTATTCCCGAATGGATGGGTTGCTTCTATAGTAGAAAATAATGGTGTTGATACATATAAACCAAATGGAGAACATATAAAAGAATTTAAGTCGAATAAGAACTATTCTGTTGCAATGTGTGATTACAATGGGTACTTCGATTGGGATATTCTTAATAAATATAGAGCAATTGATGGATGTATTTACTGTGATGATGAACTTGAAATATTGGTCGCTTGTGAGACAATCAGGAGATTATAGGAGTATGTACTTTTTTGGATTGTGAGGTGAAAAAGTGAAAATAACAGGAATAATTCGCAGATTTGATGATTTAGGAAGAATAGTAATTCCAAAGGAATTTAGAAAGTTAGTATTTGGAAAAACAGATGTCACTGGTGAACCAATGGAAATATTTATTGATGGAGAAAATATTGTGCTCCGAAGATATGAAGAAATACCAACTTGTAAATGGATTGAATATGATTATAGAACAGTTTGTCCTAAATATCACGATGCAAAAAACCCATATTGGAGAATACCTGAAAATTGGGATAAACTAAAATATTGCCCTTATTGTGGTAAGAAAATAGTTGTTGTAGATGAATAACAAATAATGTTCGATTTCTTTGGAAGGGAGGTTAAGGAATGGAAAATATAAGAAGATGGTTTGAGAATGACAAAGTAAACAATGGTCAGAATTACGAGATTGACGAATACGAAGGTCATTTGGAAGCAAGAACAGATACAGTTATTTTTATGGTAGTAGAACCTCATAGTGGAACTGAAAACAGATGGATGCTTAGAGTTTCAACAAGAAGTGCTTTTGATAGATGGGCTAATTCTACAGCTATTGAGAAGTTCTTTGATAGTGATATTGAATTATGTAATTATTTATACGAACATCAATTAGATATTTATAAGGATTTAGTTGAATATTTATCAAGCGAATATGATGAAGTGACAGAAGAATATTAGCAAGAAAACTTCGTTTCCTTTGGATTATAAACAGAGAATATAACAGTAGAAACTATTAACAAAAACATAAAAACATATAAGAAAGAAGAGGTACAAAATATGGAAGGATTTATGATGTTTAAAAAGGCTTTACAGAAGCACTTCGATGAGATGCAGAGAGAGGCAACGCATTTATTTGAGGTAAATGTGGACAAAGATGAGTTATGGAATACATATCTTGACAGTTTCCCTGCTGGCACTAATGAGATTTTCAGAGAACGTAGGCAACACGATTGTAGTTGTTGTAGACAGTTTATCAAGAATATTGGTTCTGCCGTTACAATTAAGAATAATCAGATTCATACAATTTGGGAGTTAGAACTTAGTGATACAACATATCAGTCAGTATGTGATGCACTTGATACTTTTGTAAAAGCTCATACAGTTACAGATATTTATACAACCAAGTTCCCTAAGATTGGTACAGATTTTAACTTTGAGGAAATTAATGGAAAGTCTCATCAGTGGGATCATTTATTCTTAGAGCTTCCAAGCAAGTTCGTAAATAGAAGTAGTCGTTCAAACGAGGAAGTTAAGGGACAGTTCAGGGACACAAGAAATGTATTTAAGCGTTCTCTTGATGAGATTACTATGGAAGCACTTGATACAATTCTTGAACTTATCAATTCAAATACACTTTACAAGGGCGAAGAGTGGAAAGGTGTACTCACAGAGTTCAAGAAGTATAAGAAGGAATATGATAAGCTGACTTCTGATACTGAAAAGGACTTATATGCTTGGGAGAAGTCGGTAACAGCAGGTATGGCTATCGGTAGAATTAGAAATCATTCTATTGGAATACTTCTTATTAATGTAAGCGAGGATATGGATCTTGACACAGCAGTTAAGAAGTATGAGCAGATTACAGCACCGAGCAGCTATAAAAGACCAAAGGCTATTTTTACAAAGAAAATGCTTGAGGATGCAAAGAAGACCATTACAGAACTTGGATATATGGATTCATTACAGAGAAGATTTGCTAATCTTAATGATATTACTGTAAATAATGTACTGTTCTCAAATAAGAGTGCTGCAAGAAGAATGGTTGGTGCAGATGATATCTTTGGGCAGATGGAAAAAGATGTTGCTGTAAGTCCTAAGAAGTTTTCTAAGGTTGAAGAGATTTCAGCACAAGATTTCATTGATAAGGTACTTCCAACTGCAAAGGAGATTGAAGCTTTTGTAGAGAATAAACATGAGAAGAACTTTGTTTCTATGATTGCACCTGTTAATCCAGACGCTAAGACAATGTTCAAATGGAATAATGGATTATCTTGGGCTTATTCAGGAAACATTACTGACTCTGAAATTACAGAAAAAGTGAAAGCTGCTGGTGGAAGAACTGATGGTGTTTTAAGATTTTCACATAGTTGGAATTATGATGGAATGAGAAATGCTTCTCTTATGGATTTACATGTATTTATGCCTGGTTCAAATCAGAATGTTGTTATCAAGAATGGAAAAGAAATTCATGATAATTATGGAAATAATGAAAGAGTTGGATGGAATCATAGAAGACATTATGCTTCTGGTGGAATTCAGGATGTAGATTATACCGCTCCTGCTCCTATTGGATATGTTCCAGTTGAAAACACAACATTTCCTTCAATTGATAAATTGAAAGAGGGTGTATATACTTTTAAAATCCATAATTGGAATTTTAGAAATCCGACAACAGGTGGCTTTAAAGCAGAAATTGCATTTGGCGGGAATGGTTATAGATTTGTAAGAAGAGAACCATTACAGCACAAGGAATGGATTACTCTTGCAAAATTAGAATTGAAAAATGGCGAGTTTAGTATTCTTGAGATGGCAGAGAATGATAGTACACCTATTGAAAAGTGGAATATCAAAACGAATCAGTTTGTTCCTGTATCAGTAATCAGCTATAGTCCAAACTACTTTGATGAGCAGGATGGAATTGGTCATAGACATTTATTCTTCTTCCTGAAAGATTGTGTAAATAGCGAAGAACCTAATGGATTCTATCTTGAGTTCCTTGACAATGATTTAATGAAGCACAAGAGAGTATTTGAGGCTTTAGGTGCTAAGTGTCATGTAGAAGATACTGATGATCAGCTTTCAGGAATTGGATTCTCTATGACAAAGAGAGCAGATTTAGTTGTTAAGGTTAAGGGCGCAACAGAGCGTGTAATGAAGATTAAGTTTTAAATTAGAAAAGGAGATTATTATTATGACAAACAACGAATTATTTATCAATGCAACAAGAGCAAACTATCAGTTCCCATTTAGAGGAATGATTAACGTAATTGATTTGTGGGATTTGTCTCTCACAAATTTGGACTCAGTGTTTAAGACACTCAATGCAGAAGCAAAGAAGTCTGAGGAAGAAAGTCTTTTGAATACTAAGTCAAAGGAAGACGAGGAGATTTCTAACAAGATTGAAATTGTCAAGTATATTGTTGGTGTGAAACTGGATGAGAAGAAGAAGAGAGAAGATGCTAAGAAAAATGCTGAGATGAGACAGAGATTGCTTGAAATCAAGGCTAAAAGACAGGATGCAGCACTTGAAAATATGTCTGATGATGATCTGGATAAGGCACTTGCAGAATTAAGTGAGTAATTGTTACAAATATACCATATATAGTATTAAAAATAAGCAACATATACTATATATGGTATATATTTTACATTAGAATGAAACGCACATTTCTTTGGAAAATTTGGAGGTTAAGACAATGACAATTGAACAAATTAAGAATAAATTAAAATCAAAAGAGTATGACTTCCTGAGAACAGATAAGAATTTGGGTAACAATATCATTATCTTAACTCTTGGTGGAAGTCATGCATATGGAACAAATAATGAGGGTAGCGATTTAGATATTCGTGGTTGTGCATTAAATAGCAAAATGCAGATTCTTACTAATGAGAATTTTGAGCAATTTGTAAATAATGAAACAGATACCACGATTTATGCATTTAATAAATTGGTCGCATTATTGAGTAACACCAATCCTAATACAATAGAAATGCTTGGCAATAAGCCTGAACATTACTTTTATGTATCACCTATTGGTCAGGAGTTAATTGATAATGCACATTTATTTTTATCAAAGAGAGCTTGTCATTCGTTTGGCGGTTATGCTAATCAGCAATTATACAGATTAAACCAGAAAGCTGCACATCAGATGTCTCAGTCTGAATTAGAGAAACATATTCTGAAGACTCTTGAATTTATGCAGACTGACTTCACAAAGAAATATACACCATATGAAGACGATTCTATGAAATTATATATTGACAAAGCTGTACAGGAAGGCTACGACACAGAGATTTTTATGGATGTAACCCTGCATCATTATCCGTTAAGAGATTATTGCTCTATGTGGAATGAGCTTCAGAATACTGTTCGTCAGTATGGAAAAATTGGTAAGAGAAATGAAAAAGCAATTGAACATGGTAAAATCGCTAAACATTCAATGCATCTTATTCGTCTGTATATGATGTGTTTGGATATTCTTGAAAAAGAGAGAATAATCACATATAGGGAAGATGAACATGATTTACTTATGGATATTCGTAATGGTAAATATCTTGATGGCAATGATCAGCCAATCCCAGAATTCTTTGAAATGGTAAATGACTATGAAAAGAGATTGGATTATGCGAAGAAAAACACAAGCCTTCCTGATAATCCTAATTATAAGGCTATCAATGAATTTGTTGCTAGTGTAAATGAAAGGGTGGTAAAAGGTGGAATCTAATCTGAAAATTGAAATTCCATCTGGTGCAAATGAAATTATCCATAGTCTACAAAATAATGGATATGAAGCTTTCTTAGTCGGAGGATGCGTGAGAGATAGTATTCTTAACAGACCGATTCACGATTATGATATTACAACTTCTGCTACACCATATGAAATGATGAAAGTATTTAAGGACAAGAGAATTATTGAAACTGGTTTGCAACATGGAACTATTACCATTGTAATTGACGGTGAAGGATATGAATGTACCACTTACAGAATTGACAGTAATTACTCAGATAGTCGTAGACCTGATAGCGTTACATTCACACGAAGCCTTGAAGAAGATTTAAAGCGTAGAGATTTTACAATTAATGCGATGGCTTATAATGATGAAGTTGGTCTTATAGATCCGTTTAATGGTATGGAAGATATTAAATACCACAAGATTAGATGTGTTGGCAGAGCAAAAGACAGATTTTCAGAAGATGCATTAAGAATTTTACGTGCTATTCGATTTGCCTCACAGTTGGGTTTTGTCCTTAAATCTGATACAGATTGGAATATCTCTAAAATGTATAAGAATTTAGAGAATATATCGATTGAAAGAATTAATAGTGAGTTCTGTAAAATCGCTGCATCGAGTGGTTTCTGCGTACAAATGGTCTTATATTACGAAGTATTCTCGTTGTTCATTCCTGAAATTAAAGATATGTTTGGCTTTCAACAGAATAATCCATATCACATGTATGATGTATGGAATCATACCGTACATGCAATAGAATATTGTGAATCCGATGATTTAGTAACAAGATTGGCTGTATTCTTTCATGACATTGGAAAGCCACATTGTTATCAAGATGGCGAAGATGGTATTAGACATTTTAAAGGTCATGGAAGAGTCAGTGCTGATATGACTGATAAAATAATGAAGCGATTACGATTTGATAATGACACAAGAGAAAAGGTCGTTGAATTAGTCTATTATCATGACGCTACTTTTGAGATGGGAAAGAAATATGTCAAGAGATGGCTTAATAAAATCGGAGAAGAACAGTTCGGAAGGCTATTAAATGTTCGTAGAGCTGATATTAAAGCACAAGCCGACATTAATCAGGAAACAAGATTACAGAAGATTGATAACATCGAATATATTTTAGAAGAAGTCTTACAGGATGATGAATGTTTTTCTCTAAAGGATTTAGCAGTTAATGGTAAGGATTTAATTACTATTGGATATAAGCCAGGAAAAGAAATTGGTGAGGTATTAAATAATCTGTTGGATTCAGTCATTAGTGGAGAATATAAAAATGAGAAAGAAAAATTATTAGAAATAGCAGAGAGGAGATTACATGGTTAAATTATTTTCACATACGGATCTTGATGGAATCGGTTGTGGTATTTTGGCAAAACTTGCATTTGGAGATGATGTAGATATTTCATATTGTGATTATGATAACATTGATTCAAGTGTCAAGGAGTTTATTGATAGTGAAACGGAATTTGATATGTGTATTATTACAGATATCAGAGTAAATGAAGATACAGCAAAAATTATTGATGACAGATTTGATAATTTTTATTTATTAGACCATCATCCAACAGCTCTAGGACTTAATAAGTATTTTTGGTGTTCTGTGACTATCGAGTATGAAGATATGAAACTTGGAACTATTAAAACTAGTGGAACAGAAATGTTTTATTATTGGTTAATCGAGAATGGTTATTTAAAAGATTCAGAGACATTGAGAAGATTTGCTGAACTTGTGAGAGATTATGACACTTGGAGATGGTCAGAACTTGGTGAAGATGGAGTTATTTGTAAGCAAGTGAACGATTTACTTTACCTGTATGGTCGAAATGATTTTATTCATTGGTGCATTTCAGAAATCCATGATGAGGTATTCCCAAGATTATATGCTAAAGATGAGGTTGTTCTAAAGATTAAGCAGGATGAAATTGATAGATATATCGAAGAGAAGAATGAAACTATGTTTACCAGTTCTATATGTGGTAAGGTTTGTGGTTTTGTATTTGCAGATAGGTTTATTAGTGAATTAGGTAATAGACTTTGTAAAATGCATCCTGAAATTGATTTTGTGGCAATGATTGATGTTGATGGTTGTACGGTATCTTATAGAACCGTTAAAGAAGATATTGATCTTGGTAAAGATGTAGCAAGTTTATTTGGTGGTGGTGGTCATCCAAAAGCTGCTGGTTCAGAATTTGGTCAGAGTATTAAGTTAAAAGTTATTGAGAAAATCTTCGGAGAGTGAAATAGATGAAAAATGAATTTACATTATATGGGGTAATGGATAAATCAACAGGAAAATTAGTAAGTAATCTTACAAACCCACGACATAAATATTGGGAAACAAGAAAAACTGCTGAGAATGCCGTTAGAAAATTTATGTCAGAACGTTATAACGCTAATAGGCAGCTAGAAGTTGTAGAAATTGAATGTAAGGTAAAAGTGATAAGCGAGGTGAGAGAATGAAATTAACAATTGATATTCCAAAAGGATATGAAAGAGATTTTATCACTGATAAGTTTAAAGATTTCTTTTCAAGAGTAATTGCAGATATGGACTATAGCGGTCTGTGTGGTAATTATGAAAAAGAAATTGCAGAAATGTTTTTAGAAGCATTTGACAAAGCTATTGTTGGTGATGTTAATCTAAATGCAAATATTATTCCAGTTGCAAATATATCTTTTGACAAAGAAGATATACAGAAGATGATTCAAGATGAATTAAAGAAGTTTCAAGTAGAGAATAATCTAATATAGAAGTAATTCTATTCGTGGCTGATCAGCCAAATTTTTTATTAATAAATAAGAGAGGTGAAATGAATGAATGTTATAGAAGAAATTTTGGACAAGTATTTTGATGAAGAACACGAATATTATCATCGTTACAGAGAAGATGAAGAAAATTATTATGATGTCGTTGACGAATTGAAGCAGGAATTAACTAAGAAGAACATTTCTTTTAAGTTGGATGTTACGGACGCATTTGATTCTTCTGGTTATGAGTGTTCTGTTTTATCAATCGCTTATATTAAACCAAATAATAATTGGGATTCTATCGAATTGGAAACAGTTTTATTAGAAAGTATGTAAAGAATAATCATATATAGAAATTTCTATCTTGGCGATTCAGCCAAATTTTCCAAATAAAAGTAACAAGAAATATTTTTTTCCTATGGTTTTAGCAGACGTGTTAATTCCATAGAATTTTACAACAAAATAAGTAAGAAGAAAGGATTTAACAGTAACTCCTAGGTAAAAATGATTGCGCAATCTCTGTAGATTAAAGGATTTTGACAGAGAATAAAGAAAAAAATAATTATTGTGAGAAGAACTGGAAGTTAGTGAACTTCTGTGAGTTTGATAAATATGCAACAAGTTCTTATTGTGCTATTCATAATGAGAACGAAAGTAAAAATCTTGGTGATATTACTAAGGTTGATGAAACAAAACTTGAACCATTTAATATGATTTGTGGAGGATCACCATGCCAGGATTTTTCGGTCGCAGGTAAGCAGAAAGGTTCTGTATGGACTTGTAAAGATTGTGAACATGAGTATAATCCACTGACAGTTCATTGGTCAGAAAGAGACAAGTGTCCATGCTGCGGAAGTAACAACATTGAGAAGACTCGCTCATCTCTTTTGGTAGAGTATCTGAGAGTTATCAGAGCAAATAAACCGAATTTCGGTATGTACGAGAATGTAAAGAATATTGTAGGAAAGCAGTTTAAAGATACATTCAAGATGTTCACAGATGAATTGGACGAGTATGGATACAATGTGTACTGGAAAGTTCTCAATGCAAAAGATTACGGCATTCCTCAGAATCGAGAACGTGTCTATCTAATTTTTATTAAGAAAGAATTGGACAATGGAAAGTTTACATATCCTGAACCATTTGATAATGGAATGAGATTAAAAGATATTCTTGAAGAGAATGTTGATGAGAAGTTCTATATCTCAGAAGATAAGGTTCAGAAATTTATTCAGACATTACATATTGATAAATCAGATGAGGGATCTAATACGCCCAAGTTTGTTGGAAATGTAAATAGACCTGATTTCGGAACTGGTTATGCAGGTGGCGTGTGGGATGCCAATAATATTTCACCGACATTGACTACTATGCAAGGTGGTGGCAGACAACCTCATATTATGCAGGATATTGACAAATCATATAATAATACAAAACAGGTTGAAATCGCAAATTGTCTTACTGCGAGAGAAGATAGAGGAATCTCAAATAGAAAGTCTGAAGGAACTGCTGTTCTTGAAGTTGGAAGAACAGATAATCATCAAAAAGGTGGCGTATATTCTACAGATGGCATAAGTCCAACATTATTAGCAACATCATATAAGCAGCCAGTACAAATTAAAGTAGATAATATTGGAAATATAAATCCATCTGGCAAAGGTATGAATGGTAATGTGTTTGACGAAAATGGACTAGCACCAACTCTTACAACAAATAAGGGCGAGGGTAACAAGATTGCAATTCGCCAGGCAACTAAGAAAGGATATATTGAATGTGAACTTGGTGGCGTAGCTGATTTATCATATCCAGAATCTAAAACAAGAAGAGGTAGAGTTCAGGAAAATGGTCAGATTTGTCCAACAATTACTGCAACTGAGACAGGGGTTTGTAGAATTGAATCACCTATTAGAATCAGAAAACTTACTCCGAAGGAATGTTTCAGACTTATGGGATTCTCAGATGAAAATTTTGAAGCTGCTGAAAAGATGGTTAGTAATAGTCAGTTGTATAAGCAAGCAGGGAACTCCATTGTAGTAGATGTTTTATATTACATATTAGTTGAATTGTATAAGGCTATGCCATATCTTTTTGATGATTTGAGATTAAGTAGTTTTTTCTCTGGGATTGGTGCATTTGAGATAGCATTGAACAGATTATATAAAGGAATAAATTCTGGAAATTTTACCAAGCCGCAAGCGGATTAAGTTCTGCTTGTGGTAATTCAGATAAGAAAATTTATATATATGATGATTACAATAGCAGATTTACAAAAGATCAAGAACGAATGGGAACTATCACAACAAACATCGGAGCAAGTGCATTGCGGAATGGTATAAAACTTGTTGAAATATCAAATGTTTGCATTGACGACACACAAGGTTTTGATGGAGTAAGATTTTATAATGGTTATACTCCAACATTGAGAAGTCAGCGAAGCGGATTAAAGGTTTTTGAAGATACAAGTGGAGAATAATACAATAGATAGTTAAAAACAAAATAGCATATACAATATATAGTATTGGATAATTACAATAAATACTATATATTGTATAAAAATCAAGACCGAAAGAAAGCGGAATTTCTTCTGAGTTTTCAGAGAATAAATACATATAAAAATAAAGAAAAGAGGTAACAAAATGAGCAAAACATTAATCGTAGTAGATATGCAGAATGATTTTATTGATGGAACACTTGGCACAAAGGAAGCACAGGCGATTGTATCAAATGTAGCAAAGAAAATTAAGGAGTATAAGGATGCTGGTAAGCAGGTAATTTTTACAAGAGATACACATCCTGAGAATTACTTAGAAACATATGAGGGTAAGTATCTCCCTATTACTCATTGTGTAAAGAATACTATTGGTTGGCAGATTTCAGATAAGCTAGATTTTGATATTGAGAACGATATTCTGGTTGATAAGCCTACATTCGGTTGGTTAAATTGGAAGGATTTTGGATTTGAAAGCGTTGAGATTTGCGGATTATGCACCGATATCTGTGTGGTTTCAAATGCACTTATTATTAGAGCAACTTATCCTGAGATTGATGTTACAGTAGATGCAAGCTGTTGCGCAGGTGTGACACCTGATACTCACAAGGCTGCATTAGCAACTATGAAGATGTGTCAGATTGAAGTGATTGGAGAATAAAATATGGATAAGTACATGAGTGTGATAACCAATTTTGGATGCCACTATTCATGTCCATATTGCATTGTAAAGAATAATAATCTTCAGATTCCAAAGAGTACGATTGATGGATTGAACTCTTTGGAAGAGGAGATTAAGAAAAATCAATGTAATTGGGTATCAATATCTGGTGGTGGAGATCCATTATGGAATTTAGAGAATAACATTGAGTGGTATAAAAAGTTTTTTGATATTACATTAGGAAAAGTTAAGACAGAATTACATACAAGTATGCCAAATGTGAAGTCTGCACCATATCCTTACTTTGACAGAGTTGTATATCATTTACACGATTTTGAACAGTTAAAGTCTATTAAGCGTACTTATCATGAAATCGTAAGAGTCGTATTCGTAGTCACGAAAAGTTTCACAGAGGATTTAATTAACAGAATAGCAGTGTATTGTCATAACTCAGATATTATTGATGAATTGAGTTTTAGACAGATGGTAGATGATCACTATCAAGAAACAGATTATTGTAGAGAATATCTTAGAGAAGGACATCAGAAGTTATGGTGGTACATTGAACAATGTGATTATAACTTGTACTACTGTGAGAACAAAGTATACACGGAGTATAGAAAGATTGGAGAGAATAATGAAGTGTAAGAATTATATCATTAATACTTTCAGACATTTTAAGAAAGTCTGTACTCATAAACGTTGGGTGTTCTACTATTGCTGTAAAGTGGGAATTCCATTTCAAGGGTTAGTACATGATTTATCTAAATTTTCTCCAACGGAATTTTGGGAGAGTGTTAAATATTATCAAGGTACTTCAAGTCCAATAGATGCTTGTAAGAAAGAGAATGGTTGGTCAGCAGCTTGGATGCACCATAAAGGAAGAAACAAGCACCATTACGAATATTGGCAGGACAATTTTGATAATGGTGGAAATCCTATTGAAATGCCAATGAAGTATAAAAAAGAAATGCTTTGTGATTATCTTGGAGCAGGTAGAGCATATCATGGTAAATCATTTAATTTTGAGAAGGAATTAAAATGGTGGGAATCTAAGAAAAGTAAACCAATTGCAATGCATCCAAATGACATGGCTTTTATTGATAAGTACATTAATCTGTTTTATGAGTACGAAAACAGAGAATATGATATTAGAACAATATTTAATCAAATCAAGAAAGAAGGAAAATAATATGGAGCAGATTATTACAAGTTTGTTGGAGACAGATGCCTACAAATTGTCAATGGGACAGGCTATTTATCATCAGTTTAGCGATTATAAAACCACTTGGAGTTTTAAATGTCGTAATAAGGATGTTCATTTTACACCAGAAATGGTAGAAGAGATCCGTAGACAGATTAAATTATATTGTGGTTTGAGATTCACAGAAGATGAACTTACTTATATTGATAATATCAAATGGATGAAAGGTTCGTATGTTGATTTTCTGAGATTATGGCAGCCAAGATATGAGGATTTTGAGATTACAACAGATTCAGATTGCGGTCTTTCTATCGAAACATTTGGTACATGGCTTAATACATCTATGTATGAGATTCCTACACTTGCGATTGTGAACGAAGTATATTTCAGAATGGCATATAACTATGAGGAATTGCTTAATAGTTTCAAAAAGAGATTAAATGAAAAGTATGAAAATCTCAGAAGCGGTCATTGGTATGTTGGTACATTTTCTGAATTTGGTCTTAGAAGAAGACTTTCTGCTGAAGCACAGGAATTAGTTGTTGAGAAGTTTTCACATTTGAATGATACATTACATAGTCCATCTAAATTTGTTGGTACATCTAATGTATATCTTGCAAAGAAATATAACCTTACACCTGTTGGAACTATGGCTCATGAATGGATTATGTGTTCTGGTCAGGGCAATCACAAGCACAACCCAGCATATTCAAATTGGTATGCCCTAGACGCATGGGTTAGAGAGTATGGTGTGTTAAATGGTATTGCGCTCACAGATACAATTACAACTGATTGTTTCTTGAAAGATTTTCAGTTGACATATGCAACATTATTCAGTGGTGTAAGACATGATAGTGGCGATCCGATTGAATGGGGTGAAAAGATGATTAATCATTATGAGTCACTTGGTATCAATCCTAAGACAAAGACACTTCTGTTTAGTGACAGTCTTGATTTTGAAAGAGCTGATAAGTTATTCAGACACTTCCATGATAGAGTAAACGTTGCATTTGGAATTGGTACTTATTTGAGTAATGACACAGATGTTCCTGCTTTAAATATTGTAATGAAAACCACTAAATGTAACAGTATGGATGTTGCAAAAGTGTCTGATGTAGAAGGTAAAGGTATGTGTAAAAACCCTGATTATGTTGATTATTTAAAGAGATGTATTAATTGGAGAATGAATCATGAATAAAATTTTACTTATACCAGGAAGTTTTAATCCAATTACTAACGCCCATGTTGATATGGCATTGACTGCTAAAAAAGCGGTTAATGCCGATGCTATATTGTTTATTCCTGCACATGATACATATGTTGCGAAGAAAAAGACTTTGATACCTGGATATTGTCGAGTATCACTGATTAATTCAATGCCAAATTGTGATGAAAATAATATGTGGGCATCCGAAGTTGAAACAACCAGCTTCTTTCCACAGAGGACATACAATACTATTACTCAGATAAGAGATATGAATGAAAAAGATTATATCTTCAACGAATACTATATTTGTTTAGGAATGGATAATATTGAAACACTTACAACTTGGTATAATTGGAAACCGCTTGTTGAGGAATATAATTTTGTAGCATGTGTGAGAGAAGGTCAGAATCTTGAGACTGCTTTAAGAGAAGCGAATCTTATGGAAGATAAAGATCACTTCACAGAAATTCAGATACCAGAAAATCATACTTCTTCAAGTTTGGTTAGAGATTTATGTGAAAAGGGTGAATTTGAAAAGGTAAAAGAATTAGTTCCTAGAAATGTATATGAGTATTTAATTCGGTTCTATGATGTGATGAATCGAATGTAGGAAGGAGAATATATAAATGTTTGATGCTAAGAAAGTAAAAAATGAAATCGTAGAGTGGATCAGAAATTGGTTTGAACAGAATGGTAAAGATTGTATGGCAGTAGTGGGAATTTCTGGTGGTAAAGATTCAAGTGTTGTAGCTGCATTATGTGTAGAAGCTCTTGGGAAAAATAGAGTAATTGGAATCCTTATGCCAAATGGACATCAATCAGATATTACGGATGCATATAAATTATGCGAATTACTGAATATTAAAAGTATTGAGGTTAATATAAAAGAAACTGTAGATAGTGTGTACGATGCTATTCGTTATGGTGTTTATGATGATACACGACAAGGTTTTGACGAATTAAACATATCTGTGCAGTCCAGAATTAATTTACCACCAAGAATCAGAATGGCTACATTATATGCTATTTCTCAGTCAGTAAATGGTCGTGTTGCTAATACATGTAATCTTTCTGAAGATTGGGTAGGTTACGCTACAAAATATGGCGATGCCACTGGTGATTTCAGTCCATTATCTCAGCTTACAGTGACAGAGGTTAAGGCTCTTGGTCGTGAGTTAGGACTTATATCTGAATTAGTTGATAAGACACCTACCGATGGTCTTTGCGGAAAGACCGATGAAGATAATCTTGGATTTACTTATGCTGAATTAGATGCATATATCAGAGATGGAATTGAGCCAAGTGAGGAAGTAAAAGCTAAGATTGATTCAATGCATGAGAAAAATTTGTTTAAATTACAGCCGATGCCAAGTTTTGTGTATCAGGCGTAAATAAAATACTATATATAGTGTTTATAGAAAATATAGACACTATATATAGTAATATTTTTACCAAGAAACATAGATTTCCTTGGGAGGTGAAATAAATGACTTGTAAGTATCCAATAACTAGCAGAAGTTATAAATTTTGTTTAGGCTGTAGCGATATAGATTGTTGTGAAGATGCAGTTACTTCTAATATACCTATGCCAGAAGTTCAGCCACCAAAGAATGTTATTCCGTCTGCATCAGAAGCAAATAAAATGACAAACAATGCAATTGATAGTTGCACTACACAGCAATTAGCAGAGTTATCAAAATTGATTAGAGATGCAATTGCAGATGGCAAATTTTCAATCAGTGAAGATGGCTGTTTAAAACCTGAAACACGAAAGAAATTAGAGGAACTTGGTTATAAAGTTGAAACTGGTACTCAATACAATGAATCATATTACAGTATCAGTTGGAGAGAAACGAAGTAATTTTCGATTTCTTTTGGAGAATATAATTATAGAAAGAGAGGTACATATATGCCAGTACACGATGATTTAGGAGGTGCAAATTATCTCACAAAAGAAAATTATTTTAGATAAAGATGAATTGTGTAAATTATATTGTGAACAAATGTTAAGTCAAAAGAAAGTAGCGGATATCATAGGTTGTAGTATTGATACAGTTAGACAAAATTTAAAGGATTATAATATTCCAATACATATTCCAAATTATCATGCTCATGAACAAAAGGTGTTTTTAAATGATTTACAGTTGGATTATTTATATGGTGCTATGTTAGGAGACGGATGTTTATATAAAGCTAAAAATGGAATAAATAGTCAATTTATGTACACTTCTAAATCATATCAACATGTAGAATTTGTCTCAAAACCTTTTAAAAACATTTTGTATAAAGAAGGTATAAAATATTGCTCATATTTTGATAAAAGAACAGGGAAAACATATAATAGATACACATTCAGAACTATAACTGATAAGTGTTTTAAAAAAGAAAGAGAACTGTGGTATCCAGATGGAATCAAACATATACCTAAAAGTTTAAAATTAAATCCTATGATTTGTTTGATTTGGTATATAGGAGATGGTGGAATATGTAATTCAAATCATTCTCAATATATAAAATTGTCTACACAATGTTTTGACAAAGAAGAACAAGAAAATATTTTAATTTCTCAATTATCAGATTTTGAAGCAAGTTTAGTCAAAGCTGATATATCGCAAGATCATATTCAACAGTATTGCATTTATATTCCCAAAAGAAAAATGATAGAATTTTTAGATTATATTGGTGAATGTCCATTTTCTGATTACTTATATAAATGGAAGTTTACAGAATATAATAATAAATTTTCTGTTCCACAAACTGAAAATGAAAAATATTTCATAAGATTGTATTTGCTTGGACTTAAATGCAAACAAATTTCAGAGGTTTTTGATGTTGATTTTAATACAGTTAAAAATTATTTAATAAAAAATAATATTTATAAAGGAGAATAATATGGATAGAAGCGATCTCGCAGAGAGAATGAAAGGTTATGAAACAAGAAATAGATATTATCTTCAGCGTAGAATGCCAGTAATTTTAAGATTAGATATGAGGGCTGGACATAGCTTCACAAAAGGATTTGAAAGACCGTTTGATGAAATATTTATAAAATCAATGCAAGAGACAGCCAAATATTTATGCGAAAATATTCAGAATTGCAAATTATCTTATCAACAGAGCGATGAAATTACATTACTTCTTGTTGATTATGATAAGTTAAATACAGATTGTTTCTTTGATTACAGAGTTGATAAATTATGTAGTATCGCTGCAAGTATGGCTACGATAGCATTTAATAGGGCTTTTGCTAATAATGTAGAAGCTGAAAGTCATGTTTTTACTAATGAATGGTTAGATGACGAAAATTTCAATCCCAATTATAAAAATAAAGAATTGAGAAGTTTGTGGTTAGTGCATAAAAAGGCTGTTGATAAAGGTGCAATGTTTGATGCTCGTTGTTTTAATATACCAAAAGAAGAAGTAACAAACTTAGTGTACTGGCGGCAACTTGATGCTACCCGCAATTCAATTCAGATGGTTGGTCAAGCCAATTTCTCACACAAAGAATTACAAAATAAGTCATGTAATGATATTCAGGACATGCTTATGACTCAGAAAGGTATTAACTGGAACGATTTACCGACTTATCAGAAGAGAGGAAGCTGTTGTGTAAGAAATAAGATTGTTATTCAATCCGATGGTGTCATGGCAACTGCACAATTAAGAGACACTTCTAAGTCTGAAAATGAGTGGATTATTGATACAGATATTCCTATTTTCAAGGGTGAAGGCAGAGAATATATTGATAGATTGGTATTTGTTGGTGAAGATTAAAAATAAAGGAGAATATACACATGAATGAAACAATTAAAAATGAAGAAGCGTTGAAAGAAGTTAATCCAGTAGATGAATATTTAAAAAATTATAAGGAACAGAAACTTGCAGAGTTTTGTGCTCAGAAGGACAAAGAGATTGAGAACCGTAAGGAAGAAAGACAGAAACTCATGGAACAGATTTCAGATATGAAAGATAAAGCACAGAAACATGATGAAATTTGGAAAGATATTGACAAATTATATGATGAAATTAAGAAAATGCCAGTAGACGACTTTTTAAAATTATATCATAAAATCTGCAATGATATATCAGGAAACCGCTCATCTACAACCACAACAATATTTCCAAATGGTATTGATATTAGGGGTAATTGGTAAGAAATAGAGTCGAAGGAATCTGACAATTCTTGGTGCAGATTGGAGAATATTATTATGGAATATAAAAGAGGTCGTAGGGCGTGTCTTAATTTGATACGAGATCCAGTAGATAATTACATAGAACATAAAGATGAAATTGAAGAAGTTCTTAAATCATTCACAGTAATTCCACGAAATAAAATATCTAAAGTAGATACAGACCAATGGTTATATATTAGTTCGGCTTGGCGAGATAAAAATTATGTAAGAGCTGTCGAGATTTGTAAAGGTAGCAAGATTTACAGTACAGATGAAAATGATCTATACGAATTAGACAAAGAATTGAATAAACTTGGATTTAAGACAAGAATGGGTAAAAATTGTGATACAGGAACTTTAAGTATCGCAGTCTTGGAAGAACCTGAAGAGGTGGAAAATTGAAAATATGTGTAACAGGTCATAGACCAAATAAATTATATGGATATAATCTATCTGATCCACGTTGGCAGAGATTAAAAGAGCAGTTCAAATTAATTTTAAAAGAGAATAATTGTGAGGAAGCAATTACAGGAATGGCTCTTGGAGTTGATACGGTATTTGCATTGGCGGTATTAGAATTAAAAAACGAGGGATATGATATTAAGCTGCATTGTGCAATCCCTTGTAAAAATCATTCCTGCAAGTGGATTAAAGAAAGTGTTGACCAATACAATTACATTCTTTCTAAAGCAGATATCGTCAAGTTGGTATCTGATGAAGAATATAAGCCTTGGTTAATGCAGAAAAGAAATGAATATATGGTTGATTTAGCTGATAGAGTTATTGCAATTTGGGATGGCTCAAAAGGTGGAACAGCAAATTGTGTGAAATATGCTGAGAAGGTTGGTAAAGAAATTATCAGAATTGAACCATAGAACAGAGAATATATAGTTGGAGGTGAGAAATAAATGAACTTACAGGAAAATGTAAATAATTCACTAATGTTATCAAAGGTGGAACAGATGCATGATTTTAGAGGTTGGAGTCATAAACTTCCTGCTTTTCACTTTGATAAAGAATGGGATGTGACGATTATTCCACCATTTGCAGGTGCGATTATCAGATTTGTAATTGATTATAACGGAAAACATGTATCAGTATATTTTGATGCGTATTCAGAACTTGGATGGATGTATGATAATGATGAGCAGCCAATTCCGTATTTTGAATATTATGATTGCGTAGATGCTCACAGATATTATCTTAATGAGTCAGAACAGATGATGAATGACATTAGAAATTTCTTGAATAATTAGTCTTAGCGATTCAGCTAATAATTTCCCAAAATAAAAGAATAAAAGTTAGAGGTGAAAAATGTGAGTATGGTGAATTTAAATTTACACATAATTGTATTGATTGTGTTATGTCATTTAATTGGTGATTATGTGTTGCAATGTGATTTTATTGCACAGACAAAAGGAAAGAATTGGTATCATTTATTTGTACATTGTGCATTATATTGTGTTCCATTCTTAATAGTATTCGGTTGGACATGGCAGTTGGCAGTAATCTTTATTTCACATCTGATTATTGATCCGTTGAAAGCGAGATGGAATAAGATTACATATACTACAGACCAAGTATTACATTATATTATCGGAATGCTTTATCTGATTGGTTAATCTACCAAACAATTTCCAATAAAATTAAAAATCAAAAAAGAGAATAAGTAAGTGAAAGGAAAATTATATGAAATTATTTAAAACAGTAGACGAAAAGTTAAAAGAGATTGGTTTTGTAAAAACAAAAGAGAATGAATATGGTGTAGAGTATGAAAAAACCAATGCAACTGATACATACGAGTATATCCATAAAGTTTGTATTCTACATAAAAGTTCTGGTAAACACATTTTACAGTCTTATGATCCAGATTTGATGGATGAAAAGAAAGTTGGAAATACATGTGTTGGTCTTACGGGATATGAGATGAAGTTATTTCTTAAAAAGATGAAACAGATTGGTTTATATAGTAAATAACGAGTGAGGAATTCACTGTTTCATTCGGATTTTGAGGAGGTGAGAAATGGATACGCAGTTATGTAAAGCAAAGAGCATTAGTAGTGGTCAATGGGTTTGTGGATATTATGTAAAAGGTTTAGATATGTATGGTAAAGAAATTCATATAATATTTGAACCAGCAACACTATTCTATTCTCATGGTGAAACCGATGGTTTTGAAGAAATAGATCCAAAGACATTATGTAGATGTACTGGTAGCCATGATAAAAATGGCAAGTTAATCTTTGAAAACGACATTCTAAACGGAGAATTATATAATGTAGTATCTTATGGAAATGGTGAGAATGAATTTCTCGGAATGAATGTTGGTTGGTATGTTCAGAGAGATAACTTTGAATCATGGTGTGAATTAAATGATTTGGAAATGTATGAAGTAACAGGAAATATCTTAGAGAATATCTAATCAGTCTTGAACAAATCAGTTCAAAAATTCCAAAACAAGATGTCTCGAAAATTATATAAAAATCGAGACAAAACAAGAGAATAAATAAATGCGGAAAGCATTTGTATGGGTGGAAAAAACAGCATACCCTTGGGTTTTTACGCTCAAAAATCACTGTTGAAGATAGATTTTACATAAATTTATTTTCTGTGTTCCAGTCGCAAGACTGTTCAAATATAGTTATCAAAAAATTTTATTACATATTATAAGGAGGACATTTTTTAAATGGCAGAGACAAAGAAAAAAGGAAGATTATTTGATTTACCTGAGACAAAGGGTGCATTCCAGTTAAAGGGAGTTGTATCTGGTATGGAAAAGGATACAGCATTTAAGGAAATTAAGACCAAGAGTGGCAAGCCTATGAGAATGCTTAACTTTGGTACAAGCTACCTTGATGGAGAGACATTATATGTCAATCTTCAGGGAATGGAGCAGGAGAATGTTTATTTCTCTAAGAGAGCTGAGAAGAAGGGTGAAAAGGCTGATACTGTAAAAGTACCTTGGGCTGATAGATTTTCTTATAATCGTGAAGGCTACCGTATGATTGGTAAGAATATTGGTGTAAAGAAGAAGGTTGATTCTGAGGGCAAGACAGTTAATGACAAGAAGGTTCTTACAGATTTTGATGCTTGCAAGGAAGTTAAGGAGAATCTGAAGGACGGTGCAAGTGTATTTATTCGTGGAAATCTTGATTATAGCAGCTTTACAGATGATAAGGGTAATAAGAGAACATCTACAAAGCTTGTTCCAAATCAGATTTCACTTTGCTCAGAGGTCAACTTTGATGATGAGAAGTTTGAGAAACAGAACGATTTCAACCAGGTAATTATTTTCATGGGTATTGAGCAGGAAAAGGATGATAATGATAAGCCAACAGGTAGATTTATTGTCCTTGCAAAGATTGTTACATACAGCAATATTGAAGATGTTCAGTTTATCATTGAGGATAAGGCTCTCGCTAATAAGTTTAAAAAGTCACTTAATCCTTATAATGCAATTAAGGTAAGTGGACATATGGTTTCTTCTACTCAGACAGAGACAGTTACAACAGATGATGATGACAACTGGGGCGAAGAGGACAGTATGGAGAAAGTATCTGCACCTACAAAGAGAGAGTTTATTATCACAGGAGCAAAGGGTTCTTCAATTGATAAGGAGCTTTACACAGAGGAGAATGTAACAGAAGCTATTGCAAAGATTAAGAATGCAAATAAGGCAGAGGAGAGTTTCGGTTCTGACTCTAATGATGATTGGGGAAGTGCTGATGATCTTGACGGATCAGACGAGGACGAAGCTTGGGATTAATCCTTTAGCAACTAGAGAATAACTAAGTGGAACGCCATTTCTGACGTTCCAATAAATCAATATTACAGAATTACGGAGGAATTATTTAATGGCAAAAGCAAGAAAAGCGTCAGTCACACAGAGTAAGTTAGGTATGATTTTATATGGAGAGCAGTTTACAGGTAAGTCAACAATGGCTATGCAGCTTGCGTACTTTAAGCGTCCTGATGGAAAGCCTTTCAGAGTTTTATACCTTGATCCTGAGACTGGTTCAATTGATGATTATTTAGGTGACTTAGAAGCAAATGGTGTAAACCTTGAAAATATTTATATTGTATATACTCAGTCACTTGGAGAAGTAAGACAGTATATTGCAAAAGTTAAGAATGGAGAAGATTTCTATGAGCTTGATGATGACGGAGATGAGACAGATAATGTAGTGCTTGACGCAGATGGAGAACCATTTAGAGCAGATGCAATCGTTGTTGATGGTACTACAATTCTTAACTTAACAACAAAGCAGGGATTAGTAGAATTCTCTAAAAAGAGAAATAAGGTTAAGGCTGATAAGGATGGACTTGTTGGTGATGCCAGACTTGTTAAGATTGAGGGAGCAGGAATGGAGTTAAAAGATTATCAGACAATTAACTTCAAAGGGCAGGACTTAATTCTTGATCTTATGGCATCTGGCGTTCACTATATTGTAACTGCTAGAGAGACTGATGAAAAAGAAACAATTAAGCAGTCTGATGATTCAACTATGAGTGTTGTAACTGGTAGAAAGATTCCTGATGGATTTAAGGGTATGACATATAATGTCAAGACTGAAATCCGTATGTACAGAAATGAAGAAGGAACAGTATGTGCGCATGTTAAAAAGGATAGAACACATACACACGAAGATAATTCGATTATCGAAGATCCTACATTACTTGATTGGCAGTCAGTTATTGATAAGACAGCAGATAAGAAGGCTTTTGTAGTAAAGAATGACTTAACAAAGGCAGTTGATGTTGAGCAGGATATTTATAGTAAGGAGATTCTTGGCAAGGTCGGAGAGCCTGATAATTCGGAAACAACAAGTACATCTGATAATGGCAATAGTGCAGATATTGAAGTAATCAAGAAAGAGATTATTGCTAAGAGAAATTCACTTCCACCTACAGAGAAGAAAGCAATGAAGGAAAAGCTTGAATCAGCAGGACTCCCTACAGCATATAAGAATGTAACTGATATTGAGATTCTTAATAAAGTATTAGCAATGTTTGATTAAATTTGGCTTATGTAAAGGTAGGATTATGGCAAGATACACAGGTAACAATAAAAATGGTGTTAAAAGAAAATGTGGTTGTTGCGGAGAAAACCTTTATATAAACAAGAATAATATTGACGATGCAATCTACTATGATAAAAAAACATATCATAGTAGTTGCTTTATCAATATATGTCAGAAGCGTATTGCTAATAAAAGGGCAGACGTATCAGCAAAATGGACTTGGGTATATGACCACATTGATTCTATAAAAAAAGATACATATTCACATCTCGCAGTAGCAATAGAGCAAGACGAGATATTTGAGTTTATTAAAGAAGCATATGATTTGACAATTATCCCTACTACCGTGTGGCAGAAGTTGGGTAACATTTACAATGGAACTTTTAAAGGGATGTCGGTAGGTATTCCACCTTCAGACTTACTTGATATGTGGCAAAGAAAAATAGATATGCTTAATGGTATTGCAAAGAAGAATGAAGTAAAAGGTATTCATATGCAGCCAGAGCAACGACTTTCGTATGATTTATCCATTTTGGTTAATAAATATGACAGTTATTTAAGGTGGAAAGAAAAACAGAAAATACTTGAAGCTGAGAAAGAAACAGAAAAATCACAGAATATTGTCAGTCAATCAATTGGTTATACTAACGTGTCCAAAGATAGTAAGGCTGATACAGATGATATTTCAGGCTTGGTGGATGATATTTTTGGATAGGAGATAATATTGGATAATGAACATGAATTAAAAGACTGTAATGTGCAAGCAGAAATCCTATTTGTTGGTTCTATAGCAAAGGATTTAGACTTGATTGTAAATTACAGCACATTTATGAGAAGTAAGTATGATTTCTCTGATCCTGCGACAAAGTTCTTTTATGATAATCTTGAGACTTATTTTCTTACATTTTCACAAACATTAGATGAAACAAAAATGAATGTGTTTATGAGTCAGAATGAAGAACGACTTAAATTATATAAGCAGTATAAAGGTTGGAAAACACTTCAAAGGTTTATGACCTTGGCAGATGAAAATGATGTGAAAAATTATTTTGATACTGTTAAGAAATATTCATTAGTAAGAGAGTATGGAAGAAATGGATTTCCAGTTGAGAAAATATTATCTCATAGGAACTTTGATAAAATGTCACCAAATGACATTTACAGAATTATCCGTACAAAAGCAGATAAGATAAACACAGTAATTAATGCTGGTGAAGAAGCTGTTGAGCTTACTGATAAAAACTCATCTCAAATCGACAAATATCTTGAAAAGCCAAATTTCGGCTTACCTTTCCCTTGGTATATGTATAACGAATTTTTTCTTGGTCTTAGAGAAACAAAGGTTCTCTTTGAAGGATTCCTTTCTAATGAGGGTAAAACAAGAAAACTTGTACTTTTAGCAGCTTATGTAGCACTTGTGCAGAACGAGAACTTTTTTCTTATGAGTAATGAGATGGACGAAGAAGATCTTCGTAGTTGTCTTATTACGACTGTTATTAACAATAAAGAATTTCAAGAATTGCATGGCGTACATATTACAAAGCCTGAAAAAGAGATTGTGTTAGGTGTTTATCATGATAAAAATGGTGACATTATCAGAAGAAAAATTGATGATAATGGTGTTTATCTTGAAAGCAATGAAGATTACATAAAGAGAATAAAAGATACGTCAGAGGAATATTGGAATGTAAAAAAAGTTACAGATTGGATTGATAGTAGTGATCGTAATGGCAAAGTTATGTTTAAAGATGTTGGAGATGATTATAGCCCTGAGAGAATTGAATTTGAATTGCGTAAAGCAAAGATGGTTCAGAACATTAAATATTATGGTTATGACACGTTAAAAGGTTATAACACTGATGATTGGTCACAAATTAAACAATTTGCAACTAAATTGAAAGAATTAACGAAAGAACTTCGTATGAGTGGATATGCAGTATTCCAGTTAAGTGATGATACGGTATTTACGGATATTTTTAGTTTGAGTAGTAATAACATTGCCAATGCAAAACAGATAAAGCATGTAGCTGATATTCTGAATATCGGTAAAAAGTTAAATAAGGAAGAATACCATAAATATCAAGTCGTTTTAGAATGTGATTCTTGGGGTGAGCCAGTGACAGAAGATTTGGATTTAAGTAAACAATATTTTTGTATTAAACCAGATAAAAACAGAGCAGGTAGTAAGGACAAGATTATGTTATTTGAGATTGATTTGAACTTAAATATTTGGAGAAATATAGGTTATATCATTAAAAAACCAAAAAATAGTGACTAATTGGAGGGTGGCAGCTTGGATGTAAAAGAGTTGAAGAATTATATATATGAAAATAATTATTGTGAACAGATATTAGAATCCGTTGGTTGCCACCATATCAAATATCATTCAGTTGGAGCATATTGGACTGCTGGTAATCCTGATGGAGATAATAAAGGAGCAATTATTTTATACAATAATGAGTCCCTTATCTGCTTGAATAAAACTCGACAAATGATAAAGGGTAACAGACAAACAGATATTATTGATCTTGTGTGTTATGTCAAAGACCTTACATTTCCAGAAGGGTTAAAGGAAATATGCTCAGAAATAGGAATGTCTTATTATCACGATTTTGAAGAGGATATTCCAGATAGTTTTAAAATACTGAAAATGTTAGAAGATATGGATTCTAATATATCAGAAGAGAAAGAAAAACCATTACAACCTATTTCGGAGAAAATACTTTCGTATTATAAACCTTATGTAAATGATTTATTCTACGAAGACCATATAGATTATGAAACACAAAGAGAGTTTGAGATAGGTTTTGATGAAGAAACAAACCGATACACAATTCCTATTCGTTCTGAGTTAGGAGATTTAGTCGGTGTAAAAGCAAGATATTTTGATAGAAAAGTACCTGATGGAATGAATAAATATATTTATTTAGAACCATGTGCAAAATCAAAGATTATATATGGATTGTATAAAACTCTTCCTTATATAAAAAGAACAGGAAGGATTTATGTTGGTGAATCTGAAAAATTTGTTGAACAAGCATGGAGTTATGGTTATCAAAACACTGGTGGTACAGGTGGGAAGGAACTTTCACAATATCAAGTCGATATGTTAGTTAGACTTGGCACAGATATTGTTATTTGCTTGGATGAAGATGTAAAAAAAGAAGAATTAGAGGAACTGGCAGAAAGATTTCCTGATGGTGTTCCACTTTATTATATGTTTGATGAAGATAATATTCTTGATGAAAAAGAATCCCCAACAGATAATCCTATTAAATGGAAGCACTTGGTAGAGAATAATATATACAGATTAAGATAGGAAGGTGTGTATTTGTTATTAGAAAATAAAATAGATGAAATGATTGAACTTTATAACAATAGATATAGTTATCAAAAAATTGCTGATAAATATAATTGCTCGAAAAGTCATGTAATGAAGTTACTTAATGGAAAAGTAATTAGTCGAAATAATCATGAAAAAGGAAAAACAAAAGAATGTGATGAAAATTATTTTGATTGTATAGATTCAGAGGACAAAGCATATTGGTTAGGCTTCATTTTTGGAGATGGATTTATTTATGATGAAAAACCAGGCGAACATAGTGGAATATTGTGTATCAGTCTATCTAGTGAAGATGAAGAACACTTGTATAAATTTAAAGATGCAATTAGTTCATCTCACACTATACATACTTATGATAATAGTAAGGGTTATTCAAATGGAAAATTGTCTCGTATAAAAATAAATAGTAATCATATGGTAAATAGTCTAAAAAAATATGGGATGATTGCTAATAAAACAAATATAATAGGTGAGCCTAAAAATATTAATGAAGAATTTTATATTCCATTTGTAAGAGGATTCTTTGATGCAGATGGTTCTATTATGTTATGGGAAGATAAAGGCTCTATGTATTGGGCTGTATCATTTTGTAAAACTCCTCAATTACTTAATTTTGTAGAAAGAATATTAAGTTATAAATGGATATGGAGTCAAAGAAAAGATAGTAATAATCAATGTATGACTATCACTTTAAATAAGAAAATAGAAACGGTTGATTTTTTAAATAAATTATATGCAAATGCTTCAATTTATTTGGATAGAAAGTACGAAAGGTATCTTGAGGTGATTAATGAATTATAGATTATATGAAAAAGAAAGTAATACAGGAAATATTATTAACGATGTTTTGATTAATAGAGGTATTAATAATCCAGAAACATATTTGAATCTAAATGAATCGGTTATCATACCATATCAAAAATTGGATAATATTGAAAATGCGGTACAATTATTTATGAAACACTTTAACAATAAGGATAAAATAGAAATATTAGTAGATTCTGATCCAGATGGATTTTGTTCAGCCGCCATGATGTACTCTTATATTAAGAAACTGGATACGGATTATCCAGTTAATTACATATTACATGCAAGAGCAAAGGCACATGGATTAGATGATGATATTGTAATATCTGATGATACAACATTGTTAATTATTCCTGATGCTGGCACAAACGACACAGAACAGTGCAGAGAGCTTTCAGAAAAGGGTATTGATATACTTATTCTTGATCACCATGAATCAGAAGAAAAAAATCCATATGCATTGATTGTAAATAATCAAATGAGTGACAATTATTCTAATAAGGATTTTTGCGGAGCAGGTGTTGTATATAAGTTTTTACAAGCATTAGATGCTGAGACATGGAATGAGTTTGCAGATGACTATTTAGATTTGTGTGCATTAGCAAATATAAGTGATGTTATGGATATGCGTTCATTTGAAACAAGATATATTACAAATCTTGGATTACTCAATATTACAAATAAATGTTTTCAGGCACTTATTAAAGCACAAGATTATAGTATGAATGGTAAAGTTAATATTCATAATATCCAATGGTATATAACACCTATTTTGAACGGAATGATACGTATCGGTTCAAGTGATGAAAAGGAATTATTATTTAGAGCTTTTATTGAAAAAGATGAGTTCTTTGAATATAAAAAAAGAGCCACAAAGAATAAACCAGCAGAAACAATTCAGGAAAGCATTTATGATAGAGCTGCTAGACTTTGTAAAAATGCAAAATCACGACAAGATAAAATGAAAGAAAAAGGCGTAAAAGCCATTTCAGAAGTTGTAGATAATCTTCCAATTGATGATAAAGTTATTATGGTTGATGTATCTGACTTACTTGATAGTGGATTAACTGGTGTTGTAGCAATTAAAATTGCAGAGCAATATAATAAACCTTGCATTCTGCTAAAGAAACATTTTGATAAAAAGACAAAAACAACTGTATTTGGTGGTAGTGCAAGAAATATTGATAATAGTCCAATTGATAGTTTTAAAGATATTGTTAATTCAACAGGATTCATTAATGGTAAAGGTCATGCAAATGCTTTTGGTATTGTAGATTTACCAGTTGATGATAAAGAAAAAGCAATTAATATGATGAACAGTATCCTTAGAGATACTGAATATGATTCTACATATCGTGTAGATTTTATCTTAGACATTAATCATGTCACAATCCCTTTAATTATTAAGTTATCACAGTTTGAAGATATTATTTGTCAAGGAATTGATGAACCTATGCTTGCAATAGAGAATATATCATTGACAAGAGATTGTTTTGAAGTATTTGGCAAGAACGAAGATACTATCAGTTTTATGATGAATGATATTAAATACATTCAGTTCAAATGTAAAGAAGGCAATCAGTTATATGATTTTCTTCAAAACGCATGGGATGATAACGATAGTATTACATTTAATATTGTTGGGGAACCTTCAATAAACGAATATAACGGCATTAGAACACCACAGATTATTATCGAAGATGTAGCTGTTATTAGTACAAATAGTAACGATGAGGACGATGATTGGTAGGAGGTGACAAACTATAAATAGTCAAGTGTTTTTTGAAAAACATTTGTGACCTAAAAATGGGTAATTTTAACAGACCATCTGAAAATATCGTATTTCAGATGGAACAGATAAATATATGTAAGGTAGATATTAGCGTAGTTTCTGAGCGTTAAAGTCTACATCCTGCCTCTCCAATGCATAGATGACTCTAATCAGTTTCTTTGCTACGTGAGTAATCGCTACCCTGTGTTTCTTGCCTTCTGCACGTTTCTTTTCATAATAAGTTGCAAAGGTTAAGTCAAAACGTATTAAGGGTAAGCAGGCGTTAAGAAGAACGTAACGGAGTTGTGAAGAACCGTGTTTTACCATTCGTCCACCGTGGGATTCTGTTCCAGAATCGTTTATTCCGGGTTCAATTCCGGCAAATGCAAGCATCTGACCGGGATTGGAAAAGTTGGATATATCACCGTATTCAGCGTAAATAACAGCGGATGAAATGGGACCAATACCAGGGATAGACATATAGTGAGGATGTACTTCTTCGATAAGTTTAATAATCTCAGTTTCCAAAGTGTTTATTTCATCGGAAAGAGATTTGTATAGTGTCAATAAAGTGTTTAATTCTAAATCGAATATAGAATTATTGACACCGACAGTGTTAGCAGCAAGCTCTTTAAGACGAAGGAACTGCTGGATAGAAAACTTACCTCTGGAAATACAGCGGAGTTTATCGTAGGAAGCAGAGTTCATACGAGCCATTTTTTCAGCGGAGCCGTAGTTTTCAAGAAGATACAAAGCTGTTTTAGAAAGCCGTTCATTGAAGAATGGTTTAAATTCCGGAAAGGTATGGTCTAAAACATTAGTTATCTTAACAAGATAAAAAGAACGCTGACGAATTAGCCTGTCACGCAAACGAGTTAGTGACTTTAGGGAATAAGCGTGGTAAAATCCTTTTGAATGGGGTTTGTACTCAACGGTAATTAACCACCGGGCTATTGATTCGCAGTCAACAGAATCGGTTTTGGTTCGCCTTAAAGTTGTAGACTTTTTGTATTCCTTGATGAGAACTGGATTAACTTCCATGAAGCTGTGGTGGGCATTCTCAAGGAAGAGTTCAAGATTGAGGGCATAATGGGCAGTTGATTCAAACCCTATTTTTATATCCTCAGGATTGGAGAGAGAATTAAGAGCAGTAAGCAGTTGTTCAAAGCCATCTTTGTCATTAGTGATGGTAAATTTAGAAATAATCTGCTGGTCGGCTGCAGAAATGATGCAGCAATCATGTTTGTACTTGGAAATATCAATTCCAACAAAGTACATGGGCATAGAAAAAACCTCCTGAATAAATATTTTAGCACTGTTGTCTTCCACAGAGAATTCGGCTGTGTAATCACGTAAATAAAAACGTCGAGCGTTAACAAACTAATTACCAGTAATAGACGAAAAGCTGTGGTCTGAGTCACCTCCGAACAGTCAAAGCTGTAAAGCTATAGGTACAGATCCACAGTGCTTTAAGTATTATAATGGAGTATTCAATAAAACCCAAGAGTTTGGGAGAAAGGAGAATAATCCATTACCCTCAAAAGAGGATAATTGGATTATACGTGAGTTATGTATAGTTCATTACATAACCATACATATTATTCATTACTTGATGGATATGGTAGTCCAAAAGAAATGTTGGATAGAGCAAAAGAAATAGGGTTAAAGGCATTTGCTATAACTGAACACGGAAATGTATATTCTCATATTTATTTTGACTTAATTAAAAAAGACTATCCAGATATTAAAATGATATATGGATGTGAGTTATACGAATGTGAAGATATCACTGTTAAGGATAAAGACAATAAATATTTTCATTTGATTTGTTTGATAAGAAATGAGCAAGGCAGAAAAGACTTAAATAAAGTTATTACAAAAAGTAACTTTGAAGGGTTTTATTTTAAACCACGATGCACAGTAGAAGATATTAAACCCTATGCTGATAATTTTGTTATTTCTTCTGCTTGTTTAGCAAGCAAGTTAGCGAGAGAGTCAGATTTTGAAAAGTGTATTGAATATGTTAATGAATATAAAGAAGCTTTTCCTCATTTCTTCCTTGAGATGCAGTCGCATTCTCATCAAGATCAGTGTTCATATAATCAGAAAATCTTAGAACTTTCAAAAAGAACAAATACCCCATTTATCATTACAACAGATAGTCATGCACCTAAAAAAGAAGATTTGTATTATCAGGACAAGCTTATTCAGATTGGTAGAAAAAGTAGCAACAACGACAAAAATGCTATCGAAAATAGTGAGGTATATGAAGGTTGCTATATGCAATCTGAAGATGAAATTCATGAAATTATGGATAGTCAGATTGGATATGAAAATGTATGTCTTGGATTGGAGAATACTAATAAGGTAGCAGATTTAATTGAAAATGTAGATATGCCATTTCAGAAACCACAGTTACCTACATTCCCATTACCTGATGGATATAGAGATAACAATGAATTTTTATGGCATTTAGTTAGACAAGGTTGGAAAGATAGAGGATATGACAATCTTAGCGAAGATGAACAGCAAGTAAGAAGAACTAGGTTGAACTACGAAATGGGTATTATTCATTCGATGGGGTTCGATGGTTATTTCTTGTTTGTATGGGACTTTATTAAGGCTGCTGAGAAACTTGGAATTGAAGTTGGTAAGGGAAGAGGAAGTGCAGCAGGTTCTTTAGTTTGCTATTGTTGTCATATCACGGATATTGATCCGATTAAATATGGACTCATTTTTGAGAGATTCTTAAATCCTGAACGAGTAGGACTCCCAGATATTGATACAGATGTTGGTAACAGAGATGCAATCATTGATTACCTTGTAGACAAATATGGAGAAGAAAGAGTATGCCAGATTATTAACTACTCGTATATTACTCCAACAGTTGCAATTACTGACGTTGGTAAGATCCTTGGATTTCCATATAATCAGATGCAAAAACTTTCACAGAAATTTACATTCGATAAATGGGATGACTGTATGAAAGCAAATCCAAATTTACTCGCAGACAATCCACAATATGCTGATTTGTTTGATATTGCAAAGCATTTAAGTGGTCGTGTTAAAACAGTTTCTATTCATGCTGGTGGTGTTGGAATCGTTGATACAACAATTAATGACTATATGCCAATGAAAATAGGAACTAAGGGCGAGCATGTAATTCAAGTTGATAAACATTATGTAGAAGACATTGGAATTGTAAAGTTTGACCTTCTTGGAGTAGCAACACTTAATCTTGTGAAGGAAATTAAGGATGATTTACACTTAGATCCTTGGGATTATGATATCAATAATCCAGAATTTGAGAATGACAGACCTACATATGAATTATTAGCAAGTGGTAAGACTAATGGTGTATTCCAGGTTGAATCAGCAGGAATGAAAGATTTGCTTATTCGGTTAAAACCAAAACTTGAACAACTGGACTTTGAGGTTATATCTGTCATCTTGGCATTATATAGACCTGATAGTATGGGAGCACTTGACGAGTATGTTGAAATGGCAACAGGTGGAAGTAGACCACCATCAATTCATCCAGATATGGATGAAATTTTAAAAGACACAAATTACTGTATGATTTATCAGGAACAGCTTCTTGATATTGTTAAAAAGTTTGGTGGAAGAACATACGGTGGTGCTGACTTATTCCGTAAGGCGATTGGAAAAAAGATAGTTGAATTAGTACAGAAAGAGTCAGAAATTCTTCGTGGTGAAATTGTAGCAAACGGATATTCTAAAGAAATTGCTGATAAAATTGCGAATGAACTATCACAAAAAGGCGGTTATCTATTCAATAAATCGCATTCATACAGTTACGCAGTTCTTTGTTTCGAGACAGCTTGGTTCAAAGCTCATTACCCAACTTACTTTTTCAAAGCATTATTCAATCAGAATAAAGATAAAGCAGGTGCAATTAATAAGTATATTCTTGATGCAAGGTATTTTAATGTGGATATTATGCCACCGAATATCAATCATTCTGGAATGAATTTCACAGTTGATAAAGATAAGGTTCTTTTTGGATTATCTGCTATTGGTGGAATTGGTGAATCACTCTCTAAGCAAATTATCGAAGAAAGAGAGAATAATGGTATATACAAATCGTTTAATGATTTGATTCAGAGACTTTCTTTAGGTAAGGCATCTGTTATTGCACTGATAAAATCTGGTACAATTCCTTGTAAAAATAAGCGTGAAAAACTTATATCATATCTTAAATCAGAGTATCAACCATTAAAATTCTCAGAAGTTCAATCATTGCCTACCTATAAGAAACTCGAAGAAGATTGGAACATTAACTTAAAGAAGTACGTGATTCCTTCATCTGGAAAACGAATTATATATGACAAGGAAGCACTACTTACTGAATATAACAGATTGAAAAAGATACAGTTTGAAGAAAATCAGAAGGTAAGATTCCAAAAGTACATAGATGATAACAAAAAATATCTTGAAGACGAACAGTTTTGGGAATTCCAAACATTACAAGTATTTATCAATGATAATCCATTTGATGCAGCTTATACATTCTTGACACCATTTGAGGATGTGTCTGATGGTGAGAAATGTACTTTAGTTGGAATTATAGCAAAGGTTCAAAAGAAGAAAGATAAGAATGGTAAGCAATTCGCATATATAAATATCTATTCAAGTTTTGGACTTGTTGAAGGAATTGTATGGCATAGTCAATTAAAGGAATATGAAGATTTAGTAAAAAAAGGACAGCAAGTAGCAATTCTTTGTAAGAAAGATAGCGAAGAAAAGGTAATTGTAGAAAAATTCAAGCCATATAGCAAATGGCTTGAATATGTGAGAAAGAAAGGAGTATCAGTCTAAATTGGATGAAGATGAGATTTATAAATTCACAGCAATAATTACATATGAGCAATATTACTCGGATGATTCAACGTGGGGTGTGTTTGGATTTTCAACAAAAGATGATATTCCATTCTTTACAAAACCTACAAAAACATTCGATCCGTTTGGTGATAATAATTCTGCAAATGATACTGATGATAAAAAAATGAGTAAGCTGGCAGGAAAAATGCAACATTTAGTTGTGGGTGGAGAATATGTGGTTAAGGCGAAATATAAAAAAGATAAAAAATATGGCGATCAATATACACCGATTGCCATATACGCCATTATTCCACAAAGCAGAGAAACACAGCTATTATTTTTGAAGTCAATGATTCCTGAATGGATGGCAGATAATTTAATAAACGCATATCCAAATGTAGTTAATGATGTAGCGAATGGTACATTAAAAACTATTGATTACAATCTTGTAAAAGGTGTTAGAGAAATTACTTGGAATAAAATCAAGGAAAAAATCATCAATAATTATCTCATTTCTGACATTATCTCAATGTTAAAACCAATTGGTGTCACCTATGCAATGATTAAAAAATTGCTTTCAGAAGAACCAAATCCAGTGTTATTAAAGCAAGAATTAGAAAAAAATCCATACATTATGACAAAAATTGATGGGATTGGGTTTCGTAAATGTGATGATTTAGCACTGAAATTAAAACCTGAACTGATTGATTCTACACAAAGACTTGTAGCTTTTATCCAATACTATTTCAAAGACTTAGGAGAAAGTAAGGGACATACATGGTGTTCTGAAAAGATTTTAAGAGCAGCCATAAGTAATAATATATACGAGTGTTGCAATAAGGTTGATTGGCTATTAGAAAACAATGACTTTCTTCATATTGATAATGGTCGAATTGGTCTGAAATATTATTACGACATTGAGATGCAGATTTATCATTTGATTCTGAATAAATCTCAAATTGAAACAACAATCAATATTTCTGATGAAGCGATTGATAAAGCAATTAAACATGCGGAAGAAGAGCAAGGATTTGATTATGTAGTAGAGCAGTTAGACACGATTCATAAGAGCTTACATAGAACTGTTAGTTTGATAACTGGAAAAGCAGGAACTGGTAAAACGTCAATAATGCGAGCAATTGTTAAAGCTTATATGGAGAATAATTATATGATGACAGCTTCAGCACTTTCAGCAATGGCAGCTCAAAGAATTACAGAAGCAACAGAATTCCCTGCAATGACTATCCATAGAACACTTGGATGTCAGGGGTTAAATGATTTTACATATAATAAGGACAATCATTTGATTACAGATGTTGCATTTCTCGATGAGGGAAGTATGGTTAATGCCAGTTTATTTTTACATTGGCTTGAAGCAATCGGAGATAATACAAGAATTATTATTTCAGGAGATCATAAGCAGTTACCACCTATCGGATTTGGTAATGTGTTCTCAGATTTGATTGAAATGTTTGATGAATCAGTTGTAAGCAAGTTAGTGAAACCTATGAGACAGGCTGAAAAATCAGGTATTCTTGTTGATGCAAATAAGATTCGTGAGAATATAAATCCTATATCTGAGAAGTTACAGCCACGAATTATTCATGGTGAGTTACAGGATATGTATTATATGTTCCGCACAAATCGACAGTCATTATTTAATATTGCTATTAAGACATTCATCAAATCTGTTAAATCAGATGGAATAGACAATGTGGTTATTGCAGTACCTCGTAGAAAAGATTGTTTGAATAGCACCAATGAAATTAACAAGGTTATTCAAAATGAATTACTTGGTGATGTTTTAGAGAGTATTGAAGGTTTTGATACAACTTTCAAACTTGGTGCAAAAGTCATGCAAACAGTTAATGATTATGACAAAAATGTATTTAATGGCGAGATTGGTTATGTGACAAAAATCAGTGAAAGATATGATGGTAAGAAAAAAGAAGAGTATTGTGAAGTAACTTACACTGATATTTTTGGAAAAGACAAAATCATTGAATACACAAAGAAAGAGTTAGCTGCCTTGGATCTTGCTTATGCTATGACAGTACATAAATTACAGGGTGCTGGTCGAAAGACAGTAATTGGTATTATTGATAATACACATCATCAGCTTCTTGATAACTGTATGCTTTATACATTGTTGACCAGAGCAAAGAAGAGATGTTTGTTATTAGCTGAACCAGAGGCATTTTTACAATGTATTAGGACAAGTCACAATAATAGAAATACTTGGATGATGTTAGAAACAGAGAATAATACAGCAGAATAGTAATTTGGGTTTCTGAAACGCCCTATTTATGGGCATTCCAGAAACCCAAAAAGCCAAGGAAAGACGGATTTCTTTTTAACACAATATATAGTGTATATATAACATAAAAACATACTATATGTTGTACACTGAAACAATAAAAATAACAAAATAGGAGGATTTATGAGTTCAAGAGATAATTCATATGCAAATACAGACAAAAAGACATTGTTTTTATCTGATTATGTAGACAACGAATCTATTGGTAAATTAACATGGAGCATTTTACAACAGATTCGAGAAGATGATGAGAAAGATGAGAAAGAAAAAGATTATAAGCGTGAACCAATTAAACTATACATCAACTCGTATGGTGGATCTATTTATGATATGTGGGGATTAATTGATGTCATTCTTAATAGCAAAACTCCAATATATACATATTGTACAGGATGTGCAATGAGTGCAGCTTTTGAGATTTTCTTAGCAGGACATAAAAGATTTTGCTACAAACATTCAACATTTATGTACCATCAGATGAGTTATTGGAAAAGTGGTAAATATCAGGATTTAGTAGAAGACAGAGAAGAAATGGACTGGCTGAATAAAAAGAGTGAAGAATATGTAATCGACAGAACAAATCTTATAAAAGATGATATTAAGGAGATTCGTGAAAAGAAGAAAGATTTCTATATTCATTCTGATGAGGCAATCAAGTACGGAATTGTCGATGAAGTTTTGTAAAGAATAATAGAAAATATTGAGGTGTTGAATATGGTTTATGGAGTATTTGGCGGTTGTTATAGTGACTGGTATGTAGTCGGATATTTCACCAATCGTCAAGATGCAGAAAAATATTGCTGTGTATGTGGTAATGGTGATTATTATGTAAAGCCATTAAAAGATTTAACTGATGAAAAAGATTTGTCAAAAGTATCTTTAAAATATTGTCATGAAGTTTTATTTGATTGTAAAGATGATGAAAACAGATGGGTTATGAGAGAAGAACCTGAAAGGTACAATTGCTATATTGATAATGATTTAAGATGTAATAGCGTAAGACAAGGAACGTTGTATAGGAATAATTGGGTGTGCTTTAGTATAAATATTGATCACGATAACAGAAAATTAGCAGAAAAAATTGCTCAAGACTATTTAGCTGAACTTCGTTCTTATGGAGATGGAAAAATTTATGAAAAGAATATTGAATTGATGAATGATAAATTCGCAGCACCATTCAAGGAAAAAGAGAAAATAAGAAAAGAAGAAGAAATTAGACAAAAAGAACTTGCAGAATTAGAAAGATTAAAGGCTAAGTATGATGCATAATAAACGACAGTTTCTTTGGAAGATTGGAGGTAATAAATGAGAGTAGCATTAACAGGTCATAGACCTCAGAGATTAGGATTACCAGACGATGAATTAGATCTTAAATGGGCAAAAATAGGTCATTGGATATTTAATCAGATTTTAGATGTTTCTGATGTGTATTGTGGAATGGCTAATGGTTCAGATATTTTAATTGGTCTAAATACTTGTGTGATAAAAGAAAGTTATAGAAGTATTTCTAAAGAATTTGAAAAGAACAGAGATTTAAAATTACACTGTATTTTACCTTGCAAAGATTATAATTCATCAAATAAATATTACAGCAAGCTCAAAAACGAAGCTGATGAATGGATTGAATTAGCTGATAAATTCTATAAAGGTTGTGACAATGTGAGAGATCAATATATGGTTGATCATTGTGATGTACTTCTTGCAATTTGGGATGGCAATAAATCTGGTGGTGTTTGGTCAACAATTCGTAAAGCACAGAAAGCAGGTAAGAAGATTATTTACTGTCCAAAAGAGATTTTAGAAGGAGAATAATATAGTAGCAAGAATCCATTATTTCTTGTGAAGAGATTAAAAGAAAAAATAGGAGAATTAAAATGAAAACAGTTTTTAACTGGTTTGGTGATGATTGGAAGAGAGTAAAGAATCATTGTAGAACCACGGATAATAAAGATTTTACAGAGAACGAAGCAACAGATACTTTTAAAAAGAAGTTGCTTATATCTGAACATTCGCCAATTAGATTACTTGAATTTGATTGGTCATGGAAAAGTATTTATTATTGGCTGAGTACAGAATGGTCAAGACATAAATTTGAAAAATTTATTAGTTCGCAAAGAGATGATAGATTGGTTGATGATACTCCACGAGGAAAGAAACCACAAGATGCATTGGTAAATTTTGATGGATATGCTAATGAACAGAATCTTATTGACTCATGGAGAAAAAGATTATGTGGAAATGCTACACCTGAAGCGATTGAATTAGCAGAAGATTTTAAGATTGAACTACATAAAACTCATCCATTAGAATCAGATGTTTTAGTGCCTAATTGCATTTATAGGGCAGGGTGTCCTGAGTTTGGTTGCTGTGGTAAGATTACTGAATTTATAAAATGGGCAAGGGATAATAGCAAGGAAATTAATTGGCTTAATATTCAAAATAGGTATGATTTATACAATGAATGGTTTTATTCAACACATGATTAAATGTTCATTTCTTTGCATGAAAGGAGGACATGGGATGAGATTGATATTAATTGAACTGATGATAAAAGACAGAAACTATGCAGAAAAGAACGGTTTTATGGATATGTTTTATGAACGTCAGCACTTGATTGATGTAATTAAAAAGCAACCAACTGCCTATAATGTGGACAACGTTATAGAACAATTAAAAAGACGACACGGAATTGTGAGCAGTTGCAGCATAGATTATGCAGAAGGATTAAAAGATGCATATGAAAGAGCAATTAATGTTGTGAGATTAGAAATAAATAAGGAAGGTGATTAATATTAGAAATCCAGCACGTATAGATAAATTTACAGCAGAATTAAATAGAATATGGAAGAAATATTTTCCTGATTGGAGATACGGACAACTTATGATGAATTTTCTTGGATGGGTATCTTGCGACAAGAAAATTGATCCGTTTTTCATTGAGGAAAATAAGATGCTTACATATTTAAAAGAATATTGTGGAGAGGAAGTGGATGATGAAAACAGTAATTAGTTTATTTAAACAGATACAATCTACGAGCAGTTTAAATGAGAAGAAAATGATTATCAATGACAATAAAGATAATGAATTATTCAAGAAATGTTTAAAATTTCTATGTGATTCTAATATACAAACTGGTTTGTCTACCAAGAAAATTTCTAAGAAAGTTCATCCATCAAATTATATTTTGGCAGAATTTGAAGATGTTATACAATATTTGAAAACTAATAATACAGGAACAGATTATGATATTTCAATGATACAAAGTTTTATCAATGAGCAACCTAAAGAATATCGTAGTTTTTACATAGACTTAATTACAAAGAAATTTCGTCTTGGATGTGATAAGAAAGTCGTCAATAGTGTTATTCCTGGCTTAATCCCATCTTGGGACGTACAGCAGGCTTATCCTATATCAGAAAAGAATGAACCAAAAGACGGTGAATGGTTTGCTTTATCCCAGAAACTCAATGGTAATAACTGCGCATATTATAAAGGACAGTTAGTTAGCCGACAGGGTAAACCATTTACAGGTCTTGACCATATTATTAAAGATATTGAACAATTACCTAAACATGAAAATTATATGTTTAATGGTGAACTAATTCGTAAAAACTATGATAATCTTTCTGACAATGACAACTTCCAAATTGGAACTGGTATTATCAATTCTGATGAATCTGACAAGTCTTGTATTAAATTCGTAATCTATGAATGTATTCCAAATGAAGAATTTGAAAATGGCGAGAGCAAATTAAAATATAAAGCTCGTAGAGAACAAATTTTAAATCCACTAATATCAGCGATTTCTCGCTTAAATACAGATAATCTTGAAGTTGTTCCTATTATATATGAAGGAACTGATAAATCAGTTATTCCATTATTACTTGATAAAGCAGATAAAGACGGTTGGGAAGGTCTTATGCTTAATAAGGATACTAAATGGAAGAATAAGCGCAACAACGGGATTCTTAAAATCAAGTCATTTAAGCATTCTGATATTCGATGTACTGAAATTATTGAGGGCGATGGTAAATATAAAGGTACATTGGGATTAATTAAATGTGATTATAAAGGGAATGATCTTGGTGTAGGATCTGGATTTACAGATAAGCAGCGAGATTATTATTGGAATAATCCTGATGAGATTATAGGAAAAATTGTGCAAATTAAATTCAAAGCAGAAACTAAAAATAAAGATGGTGGAATTTCAGTTCAGTTCCCTATTTTCGAAATTGTGAGAACCGATAAAACAGAACCATCTTACAACTAATTGAAAGGAGGAGACATGAGCAAATTAAAAGATAAAATGTCAGGCAATATCTTACTAATCATTGGATTTATTATCATTATAATACTTGCATATGCTATAAGTTGGATTGCAACTTGTGGCATCATCAAACTTATTACATTATGTTTTGGGTGGACATTTAGATGGTCTGTGTCCACAGGCATTTGGTTAGCGTTGATTTTGGCAAGAACAGTTTTCAAACCATCGAGCCAGTAAAGGAGGAATTTTATTTTTATACGAAAGTTAAAAGAAATATTAAAACGAGACACATTTTATTGTGTAATGTTGATGATTGCAATTATTCTACTGATTGTAAATATTATTATTTTACATCATGTGGACAAAGCAGTAGATCAAACATATAACAAATCGTCAAAAGAAGTCGATCTTATCATTGAAGATCCAAATAATGACATTCAACCAATTCTTATTTATTCAAATCCAGTATCGGATTATGAAGTATCTAATGAGCCAAGAATTATCGAAATAGAAGATTATGGCATTTCTGAAATTAAAATTGAAGAAACAATCGAAACAGAAATCATAAATGATATTCCAACCACAATTGAAAAAGAGAATATAGAAATAACATATAACTCAGATAGTGTACTGACAGCTTCTAAAGGTGTGAATTATTACAATGGGAATAAAGAAACATATTATAACTTAGATATGTCAGGTTGTGTATCTATTATGAGAAATATGGGGAACACTGATGAATATTGGGTAAGAGAAGATGGCTGCAAAATGCTTGGAAATTATATTATGTGTGCAGCTAATCTTGATGTACATCCACGAGGATCATTAGTAGAAACAAGTTTAGGGACTGCAATTGTCGTTGATACTGGTGGATTTGCTGACAGCAATCCAAATCAAATTGACATTGCGGTTAACTGGTAAGGAGGTATACATATATGCATAAAGTATTTTGTATTATTGGACGAACTGCATCTGGTAAATCAACAATTGTGAGTGCAGTTGCAAAAGATATGAAGTTAAAAGTCTTGAAATCTTATACGACAAGAGCAAGGCGTAAGAATGAAGTTGGAAAACATTGTGATCACACATTTATTTCTGCTGACGATGTAAATAAATATATGGATGACATGGTTGCCTATACAGAAAGATCAGGCTATTGTTCTTTCGCAACAGAGTCACAGTTAATGAATTCTGACTTATATATCATTAATCCAAGTGGTTATTCAGACTTAATTAACACGACAAAAGATATTCCGAGTCTACAGTTGATTGACATTTGGATTGACTGTGATACTGACCAGTTACAGCTTCGATCGAAGAAAAGATCTACAGCAGATAATTGGCAAGCTAATTACATAAAAGAAGAGGAAGAGTTTAATAAGATTTATTCTAATATTGATCCAAAACATTCATATCATGTAGACAACAATGGAGATATATCAGAAGCAATTGGAAAAGTCGAAAGTATTATATTATATGAGCAGCATTTAGCTTAGAGGTGGTGAGAGAGAATGTTTGAGAGTTTCTGTAAGCATAAATCTTACAAAATAATCAGATGTGAAAAGAGTGAACATAAATATACATGTCAGTGCATGAAATGTGGCAAGCAGTTTGAACTGCCAAAAGCACCTGATGAGATGTATACAATTGGACAGGTTGTAAAACTATGGTAAGGAGGTAAATATGTTTAAAGAGTATTGGATTGAATTAGATACCATTGATGGAGCAAAGCGATTAAATGCAATTGCACTCAGTTATGAAGAAGATATAGATATTATTAAGGGTAGGTATGTCATTGATGCAAAATCAATTCTTGGTATCTTCAGCTTGGATATTTCGAAGCCAGTGAAAATAAAGATTCATTCTGATGATCTATCCGTATTGGATAAGTTCTATCAGGATATTAAAGATTTTGTTTTGTAAAATATTATATATAAAGAAGAGGTGATTTTAGTGGGTCGAATACGTGATTTGTATATCGATTATGACTGATGGGTGCATAGTTAATACGATTAAAGCCATATGTGAGATGTACAATGAAGATTTTAAATATTATAAAAAATTTAAGCGTATTGATTGGTGGGAAATTAATACGTGGAATTTTGAAGAGTGTAATTGTGCTAAACCATCATATATTGATTCATATTTTAATCAACCAAGATTTTTCCGATATATAGAATATATGGATTATGCAAAAGAGATGTTAGATAAACTGAAAGAAACTTATAAGATAAGTATTGTTTCTGCTGGTTATAGTCCAAATCTATATGGCAAATCAATTTGGATTAAGGAGAATTTACCTTATTGTGATTTTATAGGAGTTAATTTGAAACAATATAAAAATAAAGGACATATAGATATGAGTAATGGTATTTTCATTGATGATTCTTATAATAATTTAATTACATCAAATGCAATGATTAATATATGTTTTGGAGATATATATACATGGAACAAAGATTGGCAAGGTATAAGATGTAAAAAATGGCATGATGTTAATGATTTTTTAGGAGGTTTAGTTAAGTAGTGAAATATATGACAAGCCATGAGTTAGCGAATGAATTATTGAGTAGACCTGATCATATGATAACCGCAACACATGGAAACAGAGAATATAGTATTAGAGATTATCAGATGGCAGTAGATTACCGCAACTATGATGACTCAACAACTTATTGGACTCTGAATTTGTGCTCAGAGAGAATTATATAAGAAAGGAATGTATATGAGCATTGCATTAATAGGGCAAGAATGTAGTGGTAGACATACTGTGTTAAATGAATTATTGACTATGGGATACGATACCATTAGATATTATACGACAACTCCTGATTATGGATACGATAATAACTATCATATTAGTGACAAAGAATTCTGTGAAATGATTGATAGTGACCAGTTCCTATATTGGGAAGCTTTTGAAACAAATGATGGCATTAATTATATCGGAACTAAATATTCTGATTATGCTGGTGGAAATAAAGTTGTCATAGTAGAAGATATGGCAAAGTTACATACATTAGTTTCGTACTTTCCAGAATTTAAGTCTATTTATTTAAAGGTAGATAAACATGAAATTAATCATCGAATAGTGTCTATATATACTACAAAAGATGCCGTTAAAAAGGTGAAAAAACGTAACAAGAAATTAAAGATGAGAAATCAAGGGATGGAAACACTTGCTGATTGTATAGTTGATAATTATGGCAGATTACCTTATCAAACAGCAGTGATATGTAAGTGTTTTGATCAAGAGTAGGTGGAAAGGTTGAATTCTTATGGAATCAGGAAAGGAGATAAAATGAACGTTAGTAAAGCAGAATATGAAGTAAAAACAGCAATGACAAACGATTTATTAAAAGCAGAAGAGTATATCAATTCGCTTGGTGTTGAAACAAGGAAACCAGGCAATGATGACGAATTTAGAAGTATGTACGATGTGTTGAGTGACATTGTGACAGTATGGAACAATAATCCAACGATCGGCAAAGATGTAGAAGAGTTCTTAGCTGGTAATCCTGAGACTTCTGATGAATTTCTAACCCACTATAATTTGGACGGAATTATGAGAAACAGATAGGAGGATATATATATTGACCAAAGTAATTAAAAGAGATTGTACAGAAGTTAATTTTGATAAATCAAAAATCTCAGTAGCAATTCTTAAAGCAATGAAAAATGGTTCAGGTATTGTAAAACAAAAGATTGCAGAAGATATTGCAGACGAGATTGAAAATGAATGCAAGGATAAAGACGAAGTAAGCATCTCTGATATTGAATCAATGGTTTATGATAAATTGATTACTAAAAAGCAGAGACTTACTGCAAAAGCATACGAGGGATATAGAAGTATTCGTGAGTTTCAGAGAGAAAATGAGAATACAACAGATTCCGAGATTGATGAACTGTTAGATGGTGAAAGCGAATATTGGAATACTGAAAATTCCAATAAGAACTCAAAGGTATTAAATACTCAGCGTGATTATATGGCAGGAATTGTAAGTAAGGATATTTCTCGTAGATTTTTACTTCCACCAGAAATTGTACAAGCACACGATGAAGGTATTATTCATTTCCATGATATTGACTATTTTGGTATGAATGCGATGAGCAACTGCTCACTTATTAATCTCGAAGACATGTTACAGAATGGTACTTGTATTAACAAGGTAATGATTGAAAAACCACATAGATTTATTACTGCTTGTACAATCGCCACTCAGATTATTCTTGGTGTTACATCACTTCAGTATGGAGGGGCTACAATTACTCTTACACATTTAGCACCATTTGTAAGAGATAGTTACAATAAATACTATGAGAAATATAAGTCATGGGGATTTTCTGATGAAGATTGTAAGAGATATGCAGAATCTGATACCAAAAAAGAAGTAGCAGATGGTGTTCAGACTTTTAACTATCAGTGTAATTCTATGTCTAACTCAAATGGGCAGTCTCCTTTTTTGAGTGTATTCATGTATCTTGGAGAGACTACAGAGTATAAGAAAGAACTCGCAATGATTATTGAAGAGTTTCTTAATCAGAGATTACTTGGTCTTAAAAATGAAGTTGGCGTATATGTCACACAGGCATTTCCAAAGCTTCTCTATGTCTTAGAAGAAGATAATATTCATGAAAATTCACCTTATTGGTATTTAACAAAACTTGCAGCTAAGTGTACTGCAAAGAGAATGAACCCTGATTATATTTCAGAGAAGATTATGAAGAAATATAAAGAGGGTAACTGTTTCCCGTGTATGGGTGAGCGTAAACTACAGCCCAGGATAAACCGATTGAACCTCGTTGCTTAGAGGGTGTAACTAATATAGTTGCTAACGGATAGGTCTTAGGTAGAAGAGATTCTGTGACCTAAGATGAGTACCGTGCCAACCCTAGAAATAGGAAGTGTGTATCGACTAACCGTGATGAGTGTAGCGGTGTAGGATTGGAGATAAGCACCAATTCCAAGCAGTCGGCTCGTTGATGAGAGTAACGGACTCGGAGAGAATATATAGTCAGTGTACATAGTGATATGTAATAAAAATGTGTAGAAGCTTTCTTTCACCTTATAAAGACGAAAATGGTAATTATAAATTTTATGGAAGACTAAACCAAGGCGTTGTTACCTTAAACCTTGTAGATGTAGCATTGTCATCTGAAGGAGATTATGAAAAGTTTTGGGATTTAATGGAACAGAGAACAGAATTATGTCATAAAGCATTACTTTGCAGGCATAAACGATTAGAAGGAACATTGTCTGATGTCGCACCTTTATTATGGCAGTATGGAGCATTTGCAAGACTTAAAAAGGGTGAGAAGATTGATAAATTACTTCACAATGGATATGCAAGTATTTCCCTTGGATATGCAGGGTTATATGAATGTGTAAAATATATGACTGGTAAATCACATATTGATTCACAGGAAGGTCATGATTTTGGTATTAAAGTAATGCAGTTTATGAATGATAAATGTGACCAGTGGAATAAAGAACATTATATTGGATTTTCAATTTACGGATCTCCAATCGAAAACACAACGTATAAATTTGCGAAGTGTCTACAGAAACGCTTTGGAATTATTAAAGGTATTACAGATAGAAATTATATCACAAACAGTTATCATACATTTGTAAAAGAACCAATTAATGCATTTGACAAACTTGCTAAAGAATCAGAATTTCAGGCGTTATCACTTGGAGGTGCGATATCTTATGTTGAGATGCTATTTTGGAAATGAATAAATTCATCTACGACCATATCATGTATGCAGAAGAAAATACAAAGTCTGATTACTGTCAGATTTGTGGTTATGACGGTGAAATTAAAATTATTGATGAAGGTGGCGAACTTATTTGGGAATGCCCAAATTGCCACAATAGAGATAAAGACAAGATGAATGTAGCCAGAAGAACCTGTGGATATATTGGAACTAATTACTGGGGAAAAGGACGTACTCAGGAAATTAAGGAGAGATATGTCCATATGACAGATATTGCGGAGGATTTATAATGAGATACGCACAGATTAGGTCTATGGATATTTCTAATGGGGAGGGAGTTGGAGTCTCCCTCTTCGTTCAAGGTTGTCCATTTCACTGTAAAAACTGCTTCAATTCTGAAACATGGGATTTTAATGGTGGAAAAGAGTGGACAGAAAAAACAAAAAATAAATTTATGGAACTCATTGATAGACCGTATATCAAGCGTGTCTCGTTTCTTGGTGGAGAATGTTTAGCGGATCAGAATTTAGATGTGGTTTTAGATTTAATTAAGGAAATCAGTATTTCTTTTCCTGAAAAAACTATCTGGTTGTATACTGGATTCCGATGGGAAGAATTGATAATGTATGATTCATACAATAGTTTTATTCCATTAGAGTCAAATTTAAGAAAAGATATATATGAATTATATATCAAACGACATCAGATTATAGAGCTATGCAATATCGTAGTTGACGGAGAATATATAGATGAGCAAAAAGATGTAACAAAAAAATGGGCTGGTTCAAAGAACCAAAGGGTAATTGATGTAAAGCAATCTCTTGCTCAGAACAAAGTAGTTTTATATTGTGATTAAATTAAAAGGAGGTATACCTTTATGGCAGTAGCAATTATAACATTTTTTCTTGGTTGCATTCTCGGCATAACCGTTGCATCGCTATGTAGTGCAGCCAAAACAGGTGATGATCTTATATCATCATACACAGAAGAAGGTGAAGAAAAATATCATATCTAATAGAGAAGTTTAAAGGCATTTATCGGATCAAAGCACCAATCGATAAAAGGACAAATGATTTCCCACGAAAAATTAATGGTCAATATGAAGATATAGATTTATACATCGACTGTCAGTTTGGCAATAAAGTATTCTACCAAGGCAATAGCACTTTGTTAGCATATATTCCATCGATCGGACGTGGCAGAAATATTATTCAAAAGATTCAAGAAACAAATCCGTCAATTATAGATAATATAGAAGAAACAGATGAAGAAATTCTATTTGAATTCAAATATGTCAATTCTGACAAAATTATTCCATTGTTAAAACCTAGAACCAATGGTGCAAATATATCACCATTCTCAAGCAAGAATTTACCACGAAATAATGAATATAGATTACCAGATGAAGCCTTGGGTGAATATAAGAAAATAATCCAAAATGTTCCCCAAAACAAGCTTCTAAGTATTAATGTTATACAGAATTGTTTTATTAAGTCGTTGGCATCAAAGAAACATCCATTATCCGAAATAAAAGCTGATATGAGATTAAAAGGATTGCGTAGTAAGGAATACATACATTCTATTGGCAAGTGGGATAAGTATATTAAATATTTAAAGGAGAACTTATAATATGGAAACAATTAAGATAAAGTATTTTGACGATGAGATAGATAAAATTGAAAAGATTAGCAAAGGAGATTTAATTGATCTTCGTGCTGCCGAAACAGTAGAAATGAAAAAGGGTGAATTCCGGCTGATTTCTCTTGGCGTAGGTATGAAGTTGCCTACAGATTACAAAGCAAATGTGTACCCAAGAAGTAGTACATATAAAAACTTCGGTATTATTCTCGCAAATAGCGTTGGTATGTAAAATTGTATTTTTTTGTTTGTCTACTATAAAAGTAAAGGAGTGTAAAATATTCAAAAGCGACAATATACAGATTATGAAACTCAAAAAATAACACAACAACCATATATAAATTCTACAATTTTATCAAAAGAATTAAAAATTCCTGCATCAACTATTCGAAGGTTTAGAAATGAAAATGGAATTTATACAACCAAATTTAAAATCCCTATAGAAGAAAAAGATAATTTTATAAATAATTATTTAAAATTGCAATCGTCTGGAGAAATGGCTAAATTATACAATGTAGATCATCACACTATAGAAGATTATTGCAAACGCATTGGATTTGATTCCTCTGAATTTAAAAAACAAAAATTAACAGAAGATCAAATTCAATATATAGTTGATAACTATAATAATTATTCTTCCACTGAAATTTCAAAACGTTTAAATATTTCATCGGAAGCTGTGTCTGGAGTTTGGTATAGGTTTGGTTTAACTGGAAAAGATAATAGAACATATTATCTACTTAATGAAAATTATTTTGAAAAAATAGATTCACATAATAAAGCATATTATTTAGGGTTTATTGGCGCAGACGGATGTTGTTATAAGTCATCTGGTAAATATAATAAACAAAATATAATAAGAATAAGTATTCATAAAAAAGATGTAGATATATTAGAAAAATTGCAAAACGAATTACAAACAAATAAGCCATTATATTATTCAGATAATAATATGGTAGCTTTAGAAATATCTAGCAATAAAATTTTTTCAGATTTAGAAAATTTAGGATTATCTACAAGAAAAACTTATGATAATACTATTGCAGATATTAATGAGGATTTTATGGAAAGTCTAGTTAGAGGATACTTCGATGGTGACGGAAGTATTGATCAATCTAGGTATAGAATATCTATTGCTGGATTTAAAAATAATATAGATAAAATTACAGAATATTTAAATAAACATAATATTTTTACAACTATAGTTTTAGATCAAAGAAAATATAATTCAAATAATGTTGATAAACCATTTTGCAATATGACAATCAACAATAAAACTTCTATGTATTCTTTTCTGAAATTAATATATAGAAACAAAGGTGATATATATTTAAAACGAAAATACATAATTGCAAAAGAATTTATGGACAAAATTGAAAATAGTAACAAAAATAGAGACAAACAAATAGTACAATATTATAATCATGCCGTCTAAATAAGGAAGCTGATTACTTTTTAGATTATTATTGGGCAAAATCGGTGAAGTCCCCCACTTTATAAATTGGATAATACCGAGATAACTTATTTAATTACGAAAGGTAAATAAGTATTGTAGAGCATAGTAGGTGAATAAATATAATCCTGCCACGAGTGTCCGACATTTCAGCAATTAATAATGAAAATATATGCCGAGCTTATACAATGGTAAAGTATAAGAACTATAAGATAAAAAGCTTATAGGATAACATAACTGCAGATAGACGCAAGTTTCTGTGGAGATAATGACTGTTGGAAATTCCCAGCAATAGCATTAAGGGACACAGTAATTCATAAAAATGATCGAATTTGTCAGTTTGAGATTCAGAAGATTCAGCCTGAGATCGAATTCATAGAAGTTGATCACTTAGATGATGAGTCAAGAGGTGGAATTGGGTCTACTGGAACAAATTAAAGAGGTGAGCATATATAGAGCAAACAGTGGAAATTAAGGATAAGATTAATCTTACCATTAAAGAAGCATCGATATACTCTAATATTGGGGAAACTACAATTAGAAAACTATTATCTGCAACAGCATGTCCTTTCTTATTAAAAGTGGGTAATAAACAGTTAATTAAAAGAAATGAATTCGAGAAATATTTAAATAGTAAGCATTTTATATGAGATTGATATAACAATAAGAATCTTTGTGTGGTATAATACATACACGCAGAGATTCTTTGCCTTATATAAAGGAGGAATTACGATTGGGCAAAGATCTAAAAGGAAAAGAATTAGGGCAAGGTATTGTCCAAAAAAAGAGTGGTAGATACGAAGCAAGATATGTTGATCGTTTTGGCAAAAGAATATCGATTTCAGGCAACGATTTAAAAGATGTCAAAAAGCGATACAATGAAGCCTTATATGAAGATGATAAACAAATAAACATTAGAGAAAGTGTCACACTAGATGAGTGGTATAAAGAATGGATGAATGTTTATAAGTTTGATGTGATACGTGAAAATACAAAGAAATATTACAACACAGTATACAAAAAGCATATATCACCTTATCTTGGAATGTTCAATTTAGCAGATATCACTCAATATCAAATTAAAAAGAGGCTCAAAGAGTTAAAAGAGAATGGGTACAAATTTGAAACTTGTAATAAAGTAAAAATCTTACTGGTTGATATTTTTAATAAAGCTCTGATTAATGAATACGTGCGAAGAAATCCAGCAAAAGGAATCGCTTTAAAAAGAGACGAAAAAAAAGATATTAGAGTATTAACCAGAGAAGAACAAGTAACCTTCTTCGATTGTTGTAAAGGCACATTCTACGACAATCTATTCGTGACTGCTGTATCAACAGGAATGCGAATTGGAGAACTTGCAGCATTAAAATGGGAAGATATTGATTGGGATCATATGGTCATCAATGTCAGAAAAACGCTTGTATACCAACAATACGAAGGTGATGCCAAAAAGGATTTTCATTTTGAAAACCCTAAGACAAATACAAGTACAAGAAAGATACCAATTAATAGACAATGTGAATTAGCCTTAAAGAAGCAGTTCATGCAAAAAAGAGCTGTAGCGCCCAAACAGCCAATCACAAAAAATGTCAGGGAAGATTGTGCAGATTTGTTATTCACAACAAGATTTAATACACCTTTAAATTCTCAAATTGTATGTGATGCAATCAACAAAATCATTGAAGAGATCAATCTAACAAAAGACTATTTAGATGAAATGGAATCATTTTCTGCTCATTGTTTTCGTCACACATTTGCCACCCGTTGCTTTGAAGCTGGTATTACACCAAAGACAGTACAAAAATATCTGGGACATGCTACATTACAAATGACAATGGATCTCTATACATCTGTTATGCCACAGCATATGGAGACAGAGATGAATAAATTTGCAGATGTACTTGACACCATCTCTCAATCGGGTGATAATCTTGTCGAACAACAATACAAAAATACCATTCATAATGCTAAAATAACTGTTTTTCGTGGAGACTCAATGGTGGTATAACTTGTGTTAGTGGAGACAAATGTTCAAAAAATGGCTTAAAATAAGCATTTGTTGAGCGTCGATTTTCACTTCAAGAGTTTCTTATTATGTCTACCAGATAACCCCATATCTGTGGACAGAGAAGAAAGGAAACAAATAATATCTCCACAGCTAAAGACATTGTTATATTTTGTGATTTTCGTATTGCTTTTCGGGCAGATGGAGATTACACGGAGATTTTACATGATTATATGGAGATGAAACAGATGAAAAAACAAATGAGACTGTTGCTGTGTTGCCTTATATTTGTATTGATGGCATCCGGTGTGTCATTTACCGCAGAAGCAGCAACACCAAAGAAAACAAAACTGACGCAGGACGAGGAAACACATACATTTTCAAATGCAAAGGATGGATCATTCCGGTATGATTATGCTGTAAAGTCTGATTATTACAGAGGCGTGGCGGTCGATGAGAGTACAAAGATCCGTTATATACTGATCGATTACGGTGACAGATTATGGGCAGTTGTAGCAGATGGAGACAGTGAGTGGACCGGTTCCTATGATACTTCTTCTTATCTTGCCAATATGTCCACAAGCTTTAAGCCATCTACAACGAAGACGGTACTTCAGATCAAGAAGAATAAGACGGGAAATACATATCTGGAAAATGGCTTTTATTATGCAGATGATTATTCGATCCTGACAACCGGATTTTCCATGGATACTTATTATATCAATGGGGCAAAGGCAAAGGGCGTAAAAGAGATCGACGGTGTTTATTACTTCTTCCAGAAGGGAAAACAGGTGACAAAGACCGGTTGGTACCAATCCGGCAAGACATATGTCTATGTATCAAAGAAGCAGGTGAAATATCGTTTTAACGGTCTCGTTTGTTATCAGTACAAGGCAAGTGGTAAGAAGCGTGTTACAAACAAGTTTCTTACGATCAATGATGTAGAGTATCGATTTGATAAAGCCGGGAATCTGGAACAGGGCTTTCAGGAAATAGCCGGAGAGTACTATTATTTTCAGGATGGACGCGCAAGAATCAACTATTATAAAAAAGTTGGAAAATACGGCTATTATTTTGGAGCGGACGGAAAAGCGGTAAGAAATACATGGGTGAAGCTTAAGAAGATAGATCGCTATTTTGCGGCAAGTGGACATAATACCAGAATCTTCTATGCGGCTGATTATACAAAGGCAGATAAAGCCGGAAGATATATGCTTTATAAGAACAAGAAATGGTCATATGCGGCAGATGGAATCCATAAGATCAATGGGGTATATTATTACTTTAAGAAGTCGAAGCTTGGAACAACGTCCTGTTGGTATGATAAGAATGACACAACCTCTTATTATATGAAGAAAGGCACGGTTCTTTACAAACGTGTTTACAAAGATAATACATATAGATTTTATCAACTGATAAATAACAAATGGAAGAAAGCAAAGAATATCTGGACTCCTGCAAAGAAAGGCGAGATTCATTATTATAATGAAGATGGAGTGCTGCAGTACAAGTATTTTACCGAAAAATATAAGACCGGTGCTTATCAGAAAACAATGTGGTGTCATAACACAGATACAAACAGATGGCAGAAAATGAAGAATATGCTCGTGTCATACAAAACATATTATTACTATGCCGGTTTGGATGGCAAGCTGTTAACAGGGGAAGGCTGGCATACGATAGATGACTGGTCAGCAGTGTATACAGATGCTGCAGGCAAAGTGTCCAAGTATATATATTATGATGCGGAGCAGGATTGTTCTGTCTATAAGCAGGGAATATATCTGAATGAACCTGTGACCGGGCTTGTAACAGTACAGATAAATGGTAAAGATGTATACTATCTGATCGGTGAAAGCGGAACCGCAACGACCGGTAGTCAGGAGATCGGTAATTATATCTATGATTTTGATCGTTATGGAAGAGCATATACAAGACGGCTTGAGGGCACACTCTATTGGAATACCGATGAATGGATGGCACGAGTGATCAATACATATCTCGGTAAGACAAATATCCCATGTAATGTATTTGCCGATCAGGCATATGCACTTGCCGGCGGAGATAATCCTGTTTTTAAGTTGGCTGTGAAATATACAGATGAGGTGACAGGTGGTATTATTCTGGATCGTATGTATACAGGAACGGAATGGGGCGGTACTGCGACGATTTCAGCTAAGCTGACACTTTCAGATGGTACGAATTGGTTAGAACCTGATTCAGTTGTACTGAATTCGAATGTAACACCATTTTCATATGATGCACTTACTCCGGGAGATATGATCATATATTATAAGGGTAAGAGTAAAGAAGCCAGCCATGTATCGTTATATCTTGGTAAATTTGAAAATGCACAGGCAGTAAAGGATTATCTTGTGAAGATAGGAATATCCAAGAAGAAAGCAGAAGCTTGTGTAAAAGACTGGGGTACTTATTATGGAAATGACGGAACCTACTGGTGTATCCATGGCGGCATGGGTAAGACGAGTCAGGTGTATATCAGTAACAGCGTCTATTGCATACCAGCTTCTAACAATACAAATACATATGCAAGAAAGATTGTAAATGTTATTGATTAA